TGCGCCATCGCGATGTTGCTGCCGCCGGAGTACCACACAAAACCGCGGTTGATCACCCGCCGCTCGGCGCGCAGCCAGACGGTGCGGGTGCCGCTGCCGTCGGCGAACGCGACCTGGCTGGTGGTGTCCGGATGCCCGATGATGCCCGATCCGAGGCCGGACGCGGTGAGCTGCTCGTGTTCGTCCTGGGTGACCGCGCCGGCGTTGTAGCCGGCGGTGGGGTAGGCGATCGACGCCACGGTGAGCCCTCGCTTTCCGGTCTGTCTGGTGGTTTAGAGAGCGCCCTCGAGCGCGGCGAGCCGACGTTGGATGCGCCGCAGCTCGGCGGCCTTCCGGTCGGTGATCTGGTCACCTTCCACGCCGATGATCGGCTTGACCTCTTCGCCGCGGGACGGGGTGACGGTGATGTCCGCGCCGAACACGACGGCCGGCACGAACGCCCCGGCGTACGGTTCGGTGCCGACCAGGTCGCCGATGACGTAGTCGTAGCCGTACCGGGTCGACGGTGTCTCGATCGCCTGTAGCACGTAGCGGGTTTTCGGGCCGCCTTCCTCCAGCGCCGCGTCGCCGGCCTGCTCCAGCTCGGTGGCGTTGGCGGCACCGCGGGCGTCGACCCACACCTCGCGGCGCCGCCATCCGGCGGTATGCGCGTCGGCGTTGGCCCGTTCCTTCACGATCCGGCCGGTACCGGCGGTGGCGTCCCCCACGATGGCGACTGTGTTGATCGGCGCCTCGGGCTCGTACTCCAGCTCGGCGATGTTCCCCAGCTCCCGGGAGAAGATCACCGAGTCGGTGAGGTCGGCGGGCATGGTCACCAGAAACTCGAGCTGGTTGGTGCCCTGGATGATGCGGAAGCGGGGAACCCGGGGTGCGGTGGCGGCGGCGACCCCGGCGAGGCGGGCCACCTCACGCAGCGCGTCGGAGAGCACCGCGTCGCGGGTGAAGCTGGTCGAGACGGTGACGCCGGGCAGGATGCCGTTGTCTGCGCCCAGCACCAGACCGGGCGTCTGCCGGGCCGCCAACGCGCCCGGGCCCGCGTTCAGGTTGACCAGCGCCCGCATCGCATCCTCGGCGTTTTGCGCGGTGATGGCGTACCGGGTCAGCGTGGTCTGGTTGGTGGACGGCTGAGCCGGGTCGGGGTAGACGAGCCGGTCGGTGAGCAGCTCCAGGTCGTCGGCAAACGACACGGTCAGCAGCCCCGGCCCGTCGGTGCCGTCCCGGGCCGCCTGATACGGATGCTTGGGCCGCTCGATCGGCCCGGCCATCTCGATGGTGGTCGCGCCGCCGTCGGGGTGGTCGCGCAGCACCACCACCCGGTTGTCGGGGTCATTGACCGCGGCGAGCAGCGCCGGCCGCGCCGAGCAGGTGAACGTACCCGACCCGGTCTCGTTGAGCCGCGGGCCGAGCCGGATTTCCGACCAGCCGGGGTCGCCGGTGCGCGGGTCGCCCACATGGATCGGGTCGGCGATAACCTGATCACCGGCCGGGTCGGTGATCAGCAGGGTGTATTCGGCGCTGCGACCCATCGGAGCCCCCTCACCCGGTTTCGTAGTCCAGCGCGTACGACAGCCGCACCCGGGTGCCGTCATCCGACGTCGGGGTGGTGTCGGGCGCCGACCCGGTGACCGAGAACTCGACGTCGGAGACGGTGCGCCGGTCCAGCCGCCACGGCTTGCCGCCGCCGCCGGCCAGGTCCAGCGCGGCGATCAGGTTTTCGTCAGCCGGGCCGCGGACCTGGATGGGCCGGCCGGTGATCGTCAACGTTTCGCCGGCGGTCAGCGCGTGGGTGACGGTGAACTCTTCGCCGCGGGTGTGGTTGGTGGCGGTCAGCTCGGTCATCGGCCCGCGGATCGTCCAGTCGGGCCACACCGCCCGGGCGCCGTCGTTGGGGATCGTGGTGGTGCCGAACACCCTGCCGGACGAGACGGTCATGTACGGGTCGAGGTAGGCGGGCCGGTCGCCCTCCCGGTACTCCTGGACAATTTCGGTGGTGGACCGCCAGAACGGGTCTGGGCACAGCAGGTTGACAACCGCCGTGAATTGCAGCCACGCCCCGTCTTCCGGTTCGCCCTCCAGCCCCGACGAGTACCAGGCGAGGATCTCCCGCGAGGTGCCGTCCTGGCGGGTCAGCCGGAGCCGGCCGGCGCCCAGGTCGCGGGTCTGGGTGAACAGGTCGGCGATGTTGCGCATCGTGGCGAGCAGCTCTAGGTGGGTGTTGGACCTCATCCGGATGGGCCACAGGATGGTCCGTTCCTTCGGCCGGGTCGCCTCCACGATCACCCCGCCGTCAGGGTTGTCGGTCGTGATGTGCTCGACCGGCACCGCGCCCAGCCCCGAGTTGGCCTTGAGCGAGAACCAGCCGGCGTCCGGGTGCGGGTTGAGGTCCAGCTCGGTGCCGTCCGGCGCGATCCAGGTGGCCAGGTAGACACCCGGCGGTTCGATCACCCTGCGGGTCGGTGTCGGCAGGGTGGGGGGCTGCGGGACCTGGACTAGCCCTCTGGCGACAGGCACAGCGGCCCCCCTCTCCTGTCATGCCGTTGACCTGCGTAAACGTCTCGCCCGGACGGGCCGCTCTAGGCAGGGCAAGGGATGCGGCGCGACGAAACCCCACAGTGGACAGCCTTGCCCTGTTGCCGCAGGTCAGCCGGGTCCGGATTCCTATTTGCGGCGGCCGACCCGCGCCTCGGCGTCCATCTGCCGCATGAAGCCCGACAGTTGGCCGATGGTCAGCGGGTCCATCCGGCCGTGCACGGTCAGGTTGTTGTTGACCGTCATGCCGCCGCTGCCCTGTCCGCCGCCGGCCGGGGTGTACCGGCCGCCGTACCAGCCGGCGCCGACCGCGAGCAGCCGGTCGGCGCGGGCCCGGTCGCCGAGCCGGGGGAGGAACATCTCCCCGCCGGTGGACTTCTCGGCCCACCCGTACATGCCGCCGCCGGAGCCCGGGTAGATGCCGCCCTGGCTGAGCATGCCCAGCCCGCCGGCTGCGGCCATGTAGATGCCGCCGCGGTCGTTGCGCTGCAAGGTGATCCGCCCGTACGCGGAGAACAGGCCGTCGATCGTCTGCTTGGAGTAGCCCGCCCCCTGAAGCGTCTTGCGCAGGCTGGCCAGCAGGGTGTTGTAGTAGTCGGTGGCCGTCTTGGCGTTGCCGGTCTGCGAGAACCGGTCCTGGGCGGCTCCGCCGATGGTCTCCAGGTAGCCGATGATGGCCAGCAGGTTGTCCCGGCCTTCCGGTGTGTTGATCGAAATGCCGGGCCGGTTGAGTGACAGGGCGTCGGCCAGGTCGCCGAGCCCGGCCCGGGCGGCGATGTTCGACTTGGCGAACGCGATATTCGACTGGCTGTTCTTCGGCGCCGCCGCGGTGCCGAATACCGGCGGGACCGCCAACGCCAGCAGCTTGTTGACCGTCGCCGAGTTGACCTTCTGCTGGGCCAGGGTTTTCCGCAGGGCTGCGATGTGCGCCGCATACGCGGCGTTCGCGGCCTTCACGCTGCCGGTCTCTTCAAACTTGGTCTCGGCGGCGTCCTCGGCCGCCCGGATCGACGAGTGCAGCGCGGACAGGTTCTCCCGGCCCTTCACCGTGTTGTACGAAAACGCCCGGCCGTTCTCTTTCAGCGCCACGGACAGCGACTTGATGGCGTCCTTGGCCCGTAGGTACGCCTCGGCGTAGTCCAGCCGCGTCGTGCGGCTGCCGGACTGCTGGGCGGGTGCCACGTTGACCAGCCCGGACTGTGCGGCCACGACCCCGCCGCGGGCCATCGGCACGAACATGCCGCCGTACCAGGATGCGCCGATGGCCAGCAGCGCCCGCCCGCGTTCGACGTCGATGCCGCGGCGGGGTAGGAACAGCTCCCCGCCGGTCTGCTTCTCGGCGAACTGGTACAGGGGAGGGTCCGACGCCGGGTACATGTCGGGGCGGACCAGCCCCATCGCGGCGGCGATCGGCTGCCCGTATGGCACCGAGTAGCCGCCGCCTGCGCGGGGCAGGTGCACCCCGCCGGCCGCGTTGGCTGCGGACGCGGTGATCGGGAAGTTGAATGTGCGCCGCCCCCAGCGGTCGAAGAACCCTTGCAGCTTGGCGTTCGCTGACCCGGTGTTCACGCTGATCGGGAAGTTGAACGACTTGCCCTGGTTGCGGTCCATGAACCCGTCAACCTGCCCCTGGCCGGGGTTGGGCGAGGCTTTGATCGGGAAGTTGAACGACTTGCCCTTGTTTTTGCCCTCGAAGTCGGCGATCGCGTCCTGGCCGGGTTTGGTGTCGGCGTCGACCTTCACATCGGCGTCGGGGATTCCGAGGATCTGGTTGGCCAGCTCCTCCGCCGCCGCCTTCGACCCGGTCATGTCGGTGGCCAGGCCGACGAACGTGGCCCGGGCGGTGTTGAGGATGTCGATGCCGTCCTGCATGTTCCCTGTCCGCTTGACCTCGGAGTCGGCGTACGCCTTAGCCGCCTGGGATATGCCGATCAACTGTTGCATCGACGCCCGGCCGGCCTCCGTGTTGAGGTTGATCTCGTGGGTGCCTTTCTTGGTCACCCGGCCGTACTCGTCGACGGTGTCGGCCGCCGAGTCGTAGGCGGCCTCGAGCGCGATCTGACCCTCGACCGCGCTGATGTTCTTCCCGTTGATCAAATCGAGGGTGGCGGCCAGATCCTTGCCGCGCATCGACGCCTCTTGGAAGCTGCCGGCCATCGCCTCGGCCCGCTCGGCGTTGGCGCCCAGCCCGGTGGCGTTGGCGTGCGCGGCGTCCTGCATGCGCGCCAGCTCGGCGGTCGACGACGGCAAAAGCTTGGAGAACTCGGCCATGTCCATACCGGACTGGCGGAAAGCCTCATTCCACGTCTCTTGGGCGCCGGTGACGTCGCCGGTGGTCTGCGCGTACTGGGTGAGCGCCGCGTCGAGCGCCGCGAAGCGTTCCGTATCGCCGGTGAAGCTGCCCCCGAACAGCATTTCGTTGAGGCTCTTCGTCGGCGGGATCAGCCCCTCGATGCTGCGCGCCAGCTTGGGGAACCACTCGTCCGACGCGCCGCGGGCGGCCTGCCCCATGTCCTCCAGGCCGTCGCCGAAAAGCCGGGTCATCTCGCCGACCCGCTCGCCCTCGTCGGCGAACCGGGCAACAGCCCGCCCCAGCGCCTCCATGTCGGGCGCCGCGCCGTCGAACTGGTCCAGCACCACCCCGACGAGTTGCAGCGCCAGCAGCGCCCCCAGCGCCTTGCCCGCCCCCGCCGCGACGACGTTCAGGCCTCGGCCGGCCGCCGCCCCGGCGGTGCTCATCGCGGTCAGCGACACGGCGGTCTTGCCTGCGGCGGCCTGGACGAGCATCAGCCCCGTCGACAGCTTCCGGGCGATCAGGGCGAGCGCGACCGCGGCCAGGACGGTGGCCTGCATGCCGTCCGGCAACGCCTGGAAAAGATCAAATATGACGCGCAGTACCTGCGTGCCGGCCTGGAGTACGTCGAACATGGTGGCCAGCGCCTGCGCGGTGCCCGGGTCGGCCAGGGCGTCGCGGGCCATGCCGGCCAGCGGCCCCAGCACATCGCGCACACCTTCGTAGGCGACGGTCAGCGTATTGACGATGCCGGCCACATCCTGAGCGGACCGGCCGGACTCGATGTACGCGGCCAGCTCGGCGCCGGTGTCCCGCAGGGTGTTGCCTTGCTTGGCGACCTGGGCGATGACCTGCCCGGTGATGCGGGCGACATCCCGTGCGAGATCCAGGAAGGCGTCGGCGGATTCGGCGCCGTCGGCGAAGAACTCGCCCAGCTTGCCAGACTCGGCAGCCGAGGCGATCTTGGCGTTGAACCGGTCGATCGCGCCGATCATCGACATACCGAACGCCCGGGCCAGCGGGTCGGCGGACTTGACCAGGGTGGACAGGCTGCGCACGGACGGCTGGATCCGGTCGTTGAGCATGTCGAAGAAATCGTCGGCGCCGGCGGTGGCCGTGTTGAACGCGCTGGTGAAGTGCGGGTCGGTCACGGCCAGGGTGATCTGCCGGAACGCCTGCGACCAGTCGGTCGCCAGGTCGTCGAGGCCGTCGGACACGGCGGGCAGTGTGACGGTGGCCAGCGCGTTGAGGTTGCGCGACGCCCCTGCCAGCGCCCGGTCCTGGATGCCCTGCCGGAACCCGCGCATGGCCGGCTGTAGCGCCTTGACCTGGGCGACGAGGTTGCGGGCGTTGGAGCCCAGCCCGGCGAATGGGTCGTCGGTCTTGGTGACCTCGCCCATGGCCTTGCCGACGCCCTTGAGCGAGGTGACCAGCACGCCGACGGTGCCGGCCGCGCCGAGAAACATCGGCGGCAGGGCGGCGCCCGCGACCGCGGTGCCGCCGATCAGCCCGGGAAGCAGTTTCAGCGAGCCGCCGGCGGCGCCGAGCGCGGCGACGCCGGCCGCGGCGTACAGCATGCCGCGGCCGCTGCGACGCCCCGACCGTTCGATCTTCTGGCTGGTGCGGTCGATGTCGTCGCCGGCCGCCCGGTGGGCGGCGCCCATGTCCCGCGCCGAGGCGGCCATCTTGCGGTTGACCCGGTCGACCTCGGTGCCGCCGGCGATGTAGTCCCGCGCCGTCATCCGCAGCCGGACGGTGACATTCCGGTCGCTCATGCCGCCCCGCCTCCCGCTAGGTCGTGCGTCTCAGCCGCGGTTTCTTGCCCAGCAGCACCGGCGACCAGATTTCGTACGGGCCGACGTCGGGTGCCTCCTTGTGGCGGCGCTCTTCGGCCCGGTGCAACGCCTTGCAGGCGAAACACTCGTCGGGCCCGTCCGCGGCCCACCCGTACGAGGTGGCCGGGTTGTCCTGGTCGTTGGCCGGGTCGGTGGTGGCGTCGAGGTGCTCGCCGCACTTGCGGCACAGCCCGGCCTCCCAGAACCCCAGGGCCAGGATCAGGGACCGTTCCCGCGGATCCCACTCCCGCTCGGTGCGGGTCTCCCACACGGCCGGCCGGCCACGCTTGTCGTACCTGGTGACCTTCGTGATCGTGCGGGGCTCCCACCCCTCGAACCGTTTCAGGCTGACGCCCAGCACGCGGGCCGCGGCCAGCCGGCGTCTCAGCTCGGGGTTGGCTCCGAGTCGCCGGGCGAGAAAGGGATGTCGCCCTCCTGCCTGTTCACGCGGGCGGCCGCGTCGGCGAGCTTGTCGAACTGTGCGTCGGTGAGCGCGCTCTCGAACTTCTTCCACCGCTCGTTGGTCATGGTGGGCTTGACGACGCAGCCGCGGACCAGGTCGGGGAAGAACGTGCGGGAGTTGAACCCGCGGTAGTCGCGCTCGTCGAACCGGCCGGTGGCCGGGTCGCGGCGCGGCGGATGCTTCTCAAGGATCTTGTTGTATTCGACGGACGGCAACGCCTGCAACACAACCTTGACGAGCTGTTTGTTCATCTTGGCGGCCAGCTCGTCGAGGCGGTCCTGCTCCGGGTCGCGGACGTCCGGGCCGGGCAGCTCCGGGCCGCGGGTGGCCAGCCGCACGTCGGTCATGCCTGCGGCCTCCGCGGCGGCGACGGTCGCCGCGGCGTCACGCTCGGCGGCCCGGTCGGCGATCCGCTGCTTGACCTCCTCATATTCGCGGCGCAGCTTGCCGTTGAGGCACAGCGGCACCACATCCCACGGCAGGTTGGCGTCCTCGATGAGGCTGTCGAAGTCGTCGTCGGTGGTGCCGACCGCGTCGGGCACGTTGACAGGTTCACGGGTGGCCATGATCGTCGGTCTCGATTCTCGGGCGGGATGGGCGGGATGAGGCGGGGTGCCGGCCCGTACGCTCCCGCCCGGGGACGTACGGGCCGGCACGATCAAGTCCGGCCGGTTATGCGATGACGGCCACGTCGCGGGCGACCTCGCCGACGACGAACGGCTTCTGCATGATCCGGTGGACGCCGTTTCGGGCGGGGGTCTGCTTGCGCTGCTCGCCCATCTCGACCGGGTACACGTCGAACTCGTGGCCGGCGGCGATCGCCAGCTCGTGTTCACGCGCCCACCGGATGGCGATGTAGCCGGCGGTGCCCGGCGGCATCCCCAGCCGGGCTTCGTCGTCGGCTGGGCTGGCCGGGTTGAACACGTACGTCAGCTCGAGGGTGTTGGTGAAGTCGCCGCGGGCCTCGTAAATCTGCCTCGAGCACAGCCGCGGATCCTCGACGTTGTTTTCAGTCGTCTCCGTGGTCAGACCCTCGCCGGTGATGTAGCAGGTCAGGTCGATGACGGAGCCGGCGGTCAGCTCGGCGACGGTGGGCGCGGTGTAGTCGGCCAGCGTCTCGACGAACAGGGCCAGCATGGTCCCGTTGGTCGTGACGGCGGTGGGGATCGGCTGCGTCATCGGTTGCCCCGCTTCCGGGTCGTCGTGGTCTTGGCGGCCTGGTCGTCGCCGTCGTCGGGCACGGCGGCCGGGTCGGCGGTGTCAGGCTCGACGGGCTGCTCGGCGGTGTTCGCCGCCGCCTCGGTCTGCGCGCCGTCCGACGGCACGTCGACCTGGACCGACTCGCCGCCTACCGTTCCGGTCGAGGCACCGCCGTCGCTGAACGTCCCCGCCAGCTCGGCCGGCGGACTGTCGTCCCCTTTGCTGGTGTGCGCCTTACCGGGCCGGGCCGACGCACCGAAATTGATCGGGTAGTCGGGCACCGGCTGGTAGCCGCGGCGGGCCGCCGCCTCCAGCCGGTCGGACCGGAAGTCCGACCGGTCTCCCAACGGTCCGCGGCACCAGATCCACGCGCGGCGGCCGCCCAGGTCGGGGGCGGCGCCGTCGGGTCCAGTCTTGAGATCGGCCGGGACCACTCCCGGCCTGGTGTCGATCGTGTCGTCGGCCATGCCGGGTCACGCTCCCTTACTCGTTAGTAACTGGGCTGGATGCGAAGCGGAAGATCACAGGCGTCGTCCAGACCTCCTGACCGTCAGGTGTCGGGACGGGGTCGCGGGCCGGCGCCGCCGGGACACCGTCGAGGTCGACGTCGCCCACCGTGCGGCCGGCGATGGCGGGCCGGCGGCGGTGCAGCGCCCGGGCGAGCCGGTCGACCCCGCCGATCACGTCGAGGCGGGTCAGCCCCGCAACCGTCGCCTGGGTGACGGTCTCCACGTCCTGCCCCCACCCGGCCATCCGCTCGCCGGACGCGTACGGGCCTGCGGGAGAGCTCCAGAACACCGCGTACGGGTAGGTCGGCTCGCGTGGGACCTGATCCAGGTAGACGGTCAGGGCGGCGCCCAGCTCGACGAGCTGCGCGGTGGCCAGGGTCACCAGCGCGGCGGCGTGCAGCCGGGACGGCTCCAGGTCAGCCACCGCCGCGCCTTCCGACCAGGCCGCCGTCGAACGGGTCGGAGATCGCGTACACGGCGGCGACGAAGCCGGGGGAGACCCGGTCCAGGGCGGGCCCCATGAACGCGTGCGGCGCCATGTTCCTGGTCCCGAACTCGACATAGATGGCGTACCGGGCGGTGGCGCTGATCTCGGCTTCCATGGCGCCGCCCCGGCCGTCGCCTGAAAAGTTGGGCGGCCCGATCGTCGATTTCAGGTGGCCGGTGTCGACCGGGCAGAACAGCTTGCCGGTGGCCTCCACCTGAAACGCTGCGGCCTTGACCACCGCGGCGCCCTGCGCGCCGATCCGCCTGTTCTTGTGGCGCAGCTCCACCGCAACTTTGTTCATCTCTTCGACGCCCTCAACCCATACCGACGCCACAGCGATCACCCCCCGGGCGTGGTGGGCTGGTGGTCGTCGCAGCCCAGGTTGCGTTGCAGGATGACGGTCGCTTTCGGCACGGTGGTGACGTACAGCCGCGTCCCGACGAGCAGCGGGTCGTCGGCCTCCAGGACGTCGACCAGGTCGCCGCGCTCAGGGGTCGCCCCGTCCAGGTCGACGGGCACCGCCACGAGGTACGGGGCGGTGTCGACCTCCCGGTCGGCCAGCGACTCCGACGGCGACCCGCCGCCCTGCGTCTGGACCCGGCCCGGGCCCTCGTAGTAGCGGGTTTCGGCCAGCAGCGGCGTGGCCCCGGTGGTCGTGTTGCGGGTGCCCAACGCGGCGGGCTTGGACAGCCGCACCCGGGCGGTCATGGTGCCGTGAACGGCGGGCTCGTGGTGCGGCCGCCACCGCGGGTGGATGATGCGGGTGTTGGACAGCGGCACGCCGACCGCCCCCTCTCCCTGCGGCGTGGGTCAGATTTCCAGCACGCCGACGGTGACGGTGGTTGTCGACTCATAGGCGATGTGGGCGAGCCGGTCGGTGGGGTCCTTGTAGACGTCGAGCAGCGGGATTCCCCACATCTCGCCAGCCGGCACGGTCACGACGTTGTCTGGCTCCGCCTCACCGACCTCGGTGTTGCCGGGCACCGAGATAGTGACATCCACGTCGGCGCCGGACCCGTTGTTGACCATCAGCATCCGGTTCGAGCCGCACTTCGCGGTGTCGGAGGCTGCGGCCGCCTCCAGCTCGATCTGGCTGCCGTCCGGCGGGAAGGTGATGACGGCGATTTCGGCCATGACGATTCTCCTCTGGGCGTGCGGGGATTGGTTCCGTGCCCGGTCACGGGCGCGGGGACAGCAGCGGGCTCATGCGCTATGACCAGCGCACGCTGGGGTAGCTGGACGAGGTGGGGAAATCGACGTAGTCGAATCCGTACTGATCGGGATCGTCGACCGGCCCGGCCTCGGTGTCGGCCTGGCCGCGTAGCACCTTCGCCCGGTCCATCAACGCCTTGGCCACCGCGGGCCCGTCCGTCGACAGATCCTGCGTAGTGATCTTTTTGCCGATCAGCGTCTCGGAGGTGGCGATGGTCTCCAAGGCGAGCGCGGCGCCGCGCTTTACCACATCGCCTTCGGCGGTCAGGAACGCGACGAGCTGCGCGTCGGTGAACAGCGGGAACGCCTCGTCGGTGTCGGTGATGAGCAGCCGAACCAGCCCGACCGGGGTGGTCGGATCCAGCTCGATCGGGGCGGCGCCGGTGGTGTCGCGGTTGACGACGAAGATGCCGCCGATGGCGCCGGCCGGCGCCCCCGAGACGGTGGCGACCACCCGGTAGCCGTAGGTGCCGGCCGCGGTGGGGGAGTAGGAGATCCGCCAGGTCGCCGACCCGGTCTCGTGGTCGACCTGCATGGCGGCGGTCGACCCGGATGGCGGGGTGACGGTGCCGGCCACGTCGGCGTCGTCGAGCGGCTCCCCGGTCTCGACCGAGATCAGGTCCCACTCGAGCACGAACACACCGTCGATCCACAGTTCGCGCGGGTTGCCGGTGGTCATCGGCGTCTCACTCCTGACGTGGTGGTGCCGCTGCGGGCGGCTGCGGTGGTGGTGCCGGTGCGCACGTACGCGGTGAGCACCGGGACGTGGGTCAGCGCGGCGTGGACCGCGGTGTCGACTTCGGCGGCGACCCCGCCTGCGGTGGTCTTGACGCCGGCGCCGGTGATGGCGGTGTTGACCTCGGCGGCGATGTCGCCGTCCGCGGTGCCGGCCGATGCGCCGGTGACCGCCGTGTCGGCCTCGGCTGCCACCCCGGCCGCGGTGCCCTTGACCCCTGCCCCGGTGACGGCGGTGTCGAGCTGCGCGCCGACCCCGGCCGTGGTCGTCTTCGACCCGGCGCCGGCGACTGCGGTGTCGGCCTCGGCGCCGACCCCTGCAGCGGTGGTTTTGGTGCCCGCCCCGGTGACCGCCGTGTCGGTCTCGGCTGCCACCCCGGCCGGGGTGCCCTTGACCCCGGCGCCGGTGACGGCGGTGTCGAGCTGCGCGGCGACGCCGGCGGTGCCGGTCTTCGCGCCGACCCCTGCGGTCGCGGTGTCCGTCTCGGCGCCCACCCCGGCCGCGGTGGTCTTGACCCCGGCGCCGGGGACCGCAGTGTCCGTCTCGGCGGCGACTCCGGCTGTGGTGGTCTTGACCCCGGCGCCGGTGACCGCGGTGTCGGTTTCCTCCGCGACGTCGCCGGCGTAGCTGTTGGTCGGCGTGTAGTCGACCACCGCCCAGATCGCCGACACCTGCGCCCGGTTGGTGCCGGCCACGGTCAGCTTGGGGCCGACCTGCATGGTGTCCAGCGTCGCCTGCGTCCACGCCGCGCCGTCCGGATCGACGTACAGGGTGTGGTTCGGTGCGATCTGGCTGGCCGACTGGACGGAGCCGGTGCGCCACGTCGTGGTGTTCGGCACGTACGCGGTGCCGGTCGACTGGGTGCCGCCGGTGGTCTTGACCACGACCGGCGACCAGGCGGTCGTAGCGTCGGCGACGTTGTTGCGGCTGCGGCCGTACACCTGGACGACGTTGACGGCGTCTCCGCCGGACATGCCGGCGGCCCCGGCCGACTCCATGGCGTACAGGTCCAGGTGGTTGTTGGTGACCGTCTGGACCAGGTCGGTGGTGTCGTTGGGGGCGGTTTCGTCGACGAGCTGGTAGTTGTTGGCTGAGCCGGCAGCCGCGGCGGTGTCGAGCCACTGGTTGCTGTCGCCGGTGCCGTCCGGCCGCAGGTAGATGACCTTGCCGTTGTGGTCGGGGAGCCCGTCTTCGACGCCGCCGGTGCCGTCGTTGATGGCCAGGTCATCGAAGTGCCAGTCGCCTTGGGTTTGGGCCTCGGCGACCAGGTTGCCGCCGATAGCGAACCCGTTGGTCGTACCGCCCACGTTTGTGCTGACGGCGGTGCCGGCGAACTCGACACCGTTGAGGTAGGCGCGCAGCACCTTCGACCCGGACGCCGGGCTGTTGTCGTACAGCACTTGGACGACGTACCAGGTGTCGAGGGTCAGGGCGGCGCTGGCGCTGCCGACCTGGGAGGCGTTGGCGAACAGCGCCAACGTCCGATCCGAGTTGAGTTTGATCGATCCGTCGTTGGCGGAGGTGGCGGCCACGGACGCGCCGGCGATGAACGCAAAAATCATGTTGGCGGCGCTGGGTGCGGTGGCGACCCGCAACGCGAACCGGGCGTAGTACGGCCCGTCGGACAGGGCGGATACGAACTGCCCGCCCCACCCGGACCGGGTCGCCGACACCAGCGAGCTGATCCGCCCGGACCGCAGCCCGGACCGGAACACCGACGTGGACAGGGTCGCCGAGGTGGTCGTCCGGTTGGGGACGTCCAGCCCGGACGAGACGCTGCTGATCTCCCAGCCGAGGGTGTAGAGCCTGGCCACCGCGCCCCTCCTCACACCGTGGGGACGCCGCAGCGGGCACCCGACGCCGGACGTTTCCGTCGGGTGCCTCGCCGCGGCGGGCTTACGCCGGGTTGCTGGCCGTATACCAGCCGGATGCGTCGAACTGGTACGTCCAGGCGTTGCCGTCCGGGGTGACCGACGCCTCCAGGTACACCAGCGGAATCAGGTCGCCGTCATCGACGGCGCCGGCCGGGCTGTAGGCGAGGCACAGCTTGGAGATCGCCCCGCCGCCCATCTGCCCGGACGTCCAGGACGGGTCGGTGGCGTCCACGCTGGTCACGTTGGTGGTGTCGTTGACCGACACCGTGACGGAGGCCAGGGTCTTGCGGGTCATCGTGGTGTTCTCGTTGGTGGCGCCGGCGAGCAGATCCTCGACGGTGTCGTAGTCCTGCAACGCGTCGTCGGACACGATGCCGGTGGTCAGCAGGGGGATCGCCACGACCGACCCGCTGGCACCCTGGACGATCGCGGCGTATGCCGCCACCCGCCCCTTGCTGATGTTGGCGACCACGGAGGCCATCGGCTACCCCTTCCCGGTCGTGCCGCGCGGCCGACGCGCGGCCGCGGTGGTGGTCTTCTTGGCCGGCGTCGCCTTACCGGCGGCCTTCTTGGCGGGCGCGCCCCCGGTGGCCTGCGCGGGCGGGGACGGTTCGGCCACGGGCCGGCCGTCGGTGTCGTCGTCGGGTGGCGGGATTTCGGGTTCAGTGATACGCACGGCGCCACCTGCCTTCTCCTCGTCGGCGGGCCCGCCCGCCGACGAGCGCTCGCCGCGGCGGCCGTTGCGGATGTCGTCGAGCAGGTCGTTCTGTTCGGCCAGGTGGTCGTTCTGCTCGCGGATCAGCCCGCACAGCTCGTCGACCAGGCCGGCCAGCAGCAGGGTCGCCGCCGCGTTCTCCCGCTGCTGCGGGGAGAGTTTCGCGGCGGCGACCCGCTGGTCGAACGACGGCCCGCCATCTGCGCGGGCCACGGGTCAGGACTCCGATCCGTTGGACCCGATCACCATGCGCGGGTCGACGAAGGTGCCGCCGAAGATGTGCTGGACCTTTTTCTCCTGCTGGGAGTGGTTGAAGCTCCACGGCACTTCGCCGCCGCCGATGCGCCGCATGTCCGGCACCTTCTCGTACAGGCCGGGCTGCTCGTAACCCCTCAGGAAACCGATTTCCAGGGCGGGGCGGCCGGACGAGTCGGGGTTGGCGAAGACCGCCCAGGTGGTGTCGGCGTTCGCGGTGGTCGCCACGGACGGCAGCCAGAAATTGACCGACACCCGCAGGTTCGCCGCGATGCCGTTCCCGGTGATGATCGTGACGTTGCCGGAGCCGTCGACCGACCGGTACTCGGTCGCCGAGATGATCTCCTGTGCCTGTAGGGCCAGACCCGGGCCGACCACCAGCTCGACCGCGGTGACCGGGATCGGGTTGCCCCGCTCGTCGACCCGCTGCATCAGCTTCGTGATCGCAGCCTGGAGCGATGCCCTGGTCAGCGCCGGGTTGCCGGTGAGGATGTTGTCGTTGTCGACGGTGAAGTTGGTTGTGTTCAGCCCGGACGCGCCGGCCCACAGGCCGGTCACGAAGTACTCCTCCGAGTCGACGGCGGACTGCGCCAGGTCGCGGGGGAGCCGGGCGAACGCGTCCAGGTCGTCGTTGACCATGGCCTCGAAAGACAAGCCGAAGCCGGCCTCGTACTTGTTGACCGCGTAGGTGTAGACGGCCTCGTCGGTGGTGCGCCGCTCGTGCTCGGACAGCTCCGGGGTGCGGGTCAGCAGACCACGGATCCCGGACAGGGCGAACCGCTTCACGTCCCGGAAGTCGTTGACCATGGCGCGTCGGGCGTAGTTGCGCCAGGTGACCGGCGCCGCGGTGTACGCCCCGTAGAGCTGCCGGTCGAGCGAGTCGCCGAAGAGCTGGGGGAACAGGTCGGTGGACATGGCCTCGGTGAAGACGTGCACGCCGCGGCTGCCCGACCTGATGGTCTCCATGAACTGCTCGGCCTCCAGCAGCATCGAGTCCCACTCGCGGCGGCCGTAGAAGTCAATGCCGGTCTTGCGGGTCGACTCGGCGACGGGTGTCATGCCGCCGCCGAACAGGGTGCGGATGTCGGTGGTGCGGGCGTCGATGCCCTCCACAGTGGAAGTGAAGTGCGTGCGGGCCAGTGTCGTGGTCGTCATGTTGATCGGCCCTCTCAGCCGTGGTGGATATCGACGATGATCACGGTTTCGGCGCCGGACGCGACGGCCTCGACCGCCGTGCCGAACCGGACACCGTTGGTCGAATCCTCGTTGATCTTGATCGTTGCGGCGGTGTCGTAGTACACCGCCCCGTTGATCGCGATCGCGGAGTCACCCGACCCGTCCGCCCCCTCGACCAGGAACCGGTAGGCGCCCTGGAAACGCACCGTGGCGTACCCGGCGGCGTCCTGGTCGGTCAGCAGCACGCACGGGCGGTCGCCGACCAGCCCCGGATCACCCACAACCCCGCCCGTGGACGGGGCGGTGAGCTTGCGGAACACCTGGGCGCCGTCCGGCTGGACTTCAAAGTCCTCGATGGCCATCGCTGGTTACCTCTCTCTGTCGTGTGTGGCCTGATGGCGGACGCGTCAGCGTCCGCGGCCGGCGGCGATCGCGGCCTCGGGCACCAGCCCGCGCCGCTTGTAGATTTCGGCTAGCGCCTCCTGGACGGCCTTGTCCGGAACGTCGGCCTCCCGGGTGACCCCGCCGAACGACGCCGGCAGCGCCGACCCGGCCCGCACCGGCGTCGCACCCATGCCAGCGACCCGGCCCGCGCCGTTCTCCTCCTGGAGCTTCGCCACGTACGCGGCCTCGGCGGTGATCGACGCCTCGGCCAGCGTCCGCAGCCGGGTCTCGTCCAGCGCACCGGACTCGGTCAGCGGCAGCCGGTCGGCGGTGAAGTCGGCCCGCACCTTGTCGTACGCGGCCGCGGGCAGCGCCGATTCGGTCAGCAGCCGATCCAGGATCGGCCGGGCAGTCTCGCCGGCCCGGTAGCGGGCCAGCTCGGCGCGAGCCTCGTCGCGCTCCTTCGTGCTCGTAGCGGCCAGGGCCTCGGCGGCCTCGCGCGCCACGACGTCGGCGGTCTTCTCGCCCATGTCGCTCTCCTTGGTGGTCTCGGGCGCGGGGCCCGGGTTGCTACCCGCCGGCTGGTCGCCGTCGGTGGTCTCGGTGATGCGGTGATGGGCCACCCCGGCGCCGGGGTCGGCCTCGTACGTGTCGCCCCCGCCGTCGGCCGGCGGCGCCGGCCGGTACACGACCTCGGGGATGACCTCGATGCGGCCGCCGAGCAGCTCAACTTCGCCGTCTGCGGCCATCTGGTAGGACTGCTGCCAGGTGTTGTGCCCGGTGTCGGCGGTAGAGGCGTCGAACCACACCAGCCCGCGGCCCTCATCGTGGTCGCGGTACCAGCAGTAGTGCGCCGGCCCGCCTGGCTGGGCGGGTGCGGTCGCGTACTGGTCGGACAGCGCCCGGCTGATCGCCTGCCGGGTCTGCTCGGCGGTGGCCTCGCGGGTGGCCACCGCGGCGGACTCGGTCGTCTCCTGCCCGTCCGGGTCGGCCCACCGGGACCGCTGGTAGAGCTGCGGCGCGTCAGCATCGAGCCGGCTGACGAACGCGGCCAGGGCGTCGCCGATCGCCCCCGACATGGTGATCCGCTCGTCGCGGGTGAGCCGGCCGTCGCCGTACATTTCGTCGGCGAGCTGGGTGAAGCCGAGGTGGATGCGGGACTCGGCGAACGCGCCCAACGACCCGGCCTCGCGCAGCACCGCGGCCCGGCCGGCCGGCGAGTCAGCCGCCGCCGCAGCCGACTCGAGCAGCCCGACCACCCGGCCGCCCGCCCCGGGCTTCGTGACGAAGTCGACGGACGCCCCGTGGGTCAGCTCTTCCATCAGCAGCCCGTAGTGGCCCTCGCGTTGCCCGTGGTCGCCCTTGCCGATGCCGTTGATCGACACTCCGATGTGTGGCCACGCCTCGCCGATCAGCGGCTGCCAGGGCGTGAACACGCGGGCGGTGGTGCGCATCGTCACGCTGCCGTCGTCTTCCTTGACCGCCCACGGGGTATCGGTGAACACCGCGGCCAGCGTCGACACGGACCGTTCCGGCCGGTCGTCGGCCTCCGACTGCGTCGGATGATCGATGAACATCTGCGTGCCGCGCGGGTACACCTTGGGAACGTCACGCTCGAGCACCTCAGCCGGGTAGTGGCGGCTCCTGGCCTTATTCCACCCCGACTTGATCACGTCGATGACGTAGGTGCCCGGCTGGGCGCCCGGCGTGGCCTCGTGGATGCCGCCGGCGGCGGCCTCGGCGAACGCCTCGCTGGTGCCGCCGGTCTTCTTGCCCTTGCGTTTGCGGCCGGCGGCGGCCATCTTCGCCATGGCCGTCTTGCCGTACTTCTTGCGGCCGATGTGCGCGGCCAGCGCCTTGGGGTCCTTCACGCCCTTGCCGGCCAGCTTGCCGGCGAGCTTGTCGAACCGGCTGGCCTCGTCGGTGTCGGCGAGCACGCCGAGCGCGTCGACCTGGTTGTCGTCGAGATCGGCGAGAGCCTCTTCCAGCTCCCGGTCGTGGTCGTCGTCGGATTCGACGGTGGCCACCGTGCGGCGGCCTGCGGCGTTGATGCGCAGCGCTGAGACGAAGCCGTCGCGGATGCCCGCCTCGCCGAGCGTGTCGCCCAGGGGGGCGCGCAGGTGGGCCGGCCGCTCGTACCGGCCGGGGATGCGCGTCTTGCGCTTGTTGGACATGGTCGACCTCCCGGGCCGGTCATTGGCCGGCGGCGCCGGCGTCGCGGTCTTGCTTGGCGTGGAGCTGGGCGGTGAACAGCAGGTCCAGGGCGGTGATGGCCGGGGCCAGCCAGGACAGCGCCAACATGACCTGCTCGAAGACCGGCAGCCCGAGCGCCTGGGCGGTGGAGGTGGCCGGCCAGCCGAACAGCACGGCGGCGAGTACCGCGGCGGCCATGCGGACCCGTTTGTCGGCCCGACGCCACCAGGCCAGCGCGCGGCGCATGGGCACCTCCTGGGCCTGGGCGACGGCGGCGGCCGTGGGCGACCTACCAGCGCCTACGGCCGCCGCCGCCTTTTCCCCGGGGTGACCTGGGGGGCTTCCTGTTTCGGCACCTCAGGTGAGGTGGTGGCGGTCTATGCGGTGGCGATGATGTTCTGATCGCGCAGTGCGTCGAGCAGCGCGTTGATGGTGGTGCGCAGCGCGGCGGCGTCGGCGGCCTGCGCGACCGCGGCGGTGCGTAGCGCGTTGTGCTCGGCCTCGGTCGGGACCTCGCCGCCGGTGATGGCGGCCGGTACGGACACGGTCGCTGCGGCGGCGTCGGCCACGGCGACGCCCTGGGGCAGGTCGCCGATGTATGCGCCTCGTCGTGGTGCTGCCATGGTGGTTCCTTCCTGCCGGTCGGATGCGCGGCGCGTGTACCGCCCCGTCGCGTTGTGGTCTAGTCGCTGGTCGTGTAACGTGCGTGTTGTTGGGGCCGGACACCCCGACACCGAGACGGAGGACACGGCGATGATCGAAAACCTCGGCCCCGCAGCCCGACCCACCCGCGGCACCTACCGCGGCCACGGCACCCCGGCCAGGGCCTGCTGGTTCGGCACCGCCCGCGAGATCAGCGGCTCCGGCCGCGTCGTCGACTTCATCGCCGCCGGCGCCCGCGTCGAAGCCGTCGACGCCGCGACCGGCGAAGTTCTCGCCGAGCTGGGTGGCTCATCACTGATCTGGCTCGCCGCGGCCGCCCAGATCACCCCCGGGCAGATCGCCGACGCCGGCCCGGCCGTCACCCGCCTCGAGCAAGGCGTCGAAGACCACATGCGGTGGGCCACCAACGGCCGGTCAGGCGCCACCGTCGCGCTGGTCTACAACACCCTGCGGGTGCGCATGTTCGCGGCCGCGCAGGCCGGCCACGGCGCGCTCGCGCTGGCCATCACCGCCCGGGTCGCCGAACTCGAGCCCGACTACCGGGCGTACGAGGCGGCGCCGACCACCCCGGTCACCGAGCACGGCGGCGGCCTGGCCGACGGCGACCCGATGTACTCCCCGCCCACCCCGGCCCGCCGCACCTACCGCCAGACCGGCCTGATCGAGGACATGACCGACGCCGAGCTGGTCCGCGAGTACGCGGCGGAGAGCAGCAGCCCCGGCCGTCAGCGCGTCACGGACATCACGACCGGTGCGGCCCCCGGCAACCGGCGCAAGGCCAACCACGAACTCGAGCGCCTCGACCGGCGGCTGGCCATCATGCGCCGGGTCGCCGGCGAACGCGGCGTCGAGCTCGACCCGGCTGCGGCCGCCGAGCGCGCGGAGACGGAGCGGGCCGAGGCACGCGAGCGGGCCGAGCGGGAGCGCGAGCAGCGCAACGCGCGGATCATCGCCGAGCGTGCCGCGGAAGCACCCGCCGACGAAATCATCATCGTGCCGTGCGGCGGGAAGAAGCTGGACCGGCCGGCCCCGGCCGGTGAGATGTACGTGGGCAGCTACCACGCCGCGACCCGCCGGGCGGCGGCCGCCCGCGGCGGCCTGCTGCTGATCCTGTCGGCGAAGTACGGCCTGATCGACCCGGAGACCGTGATCGAGCCCTACGACCTGCGGATGGGCCAGCCCGGCAGCGTCACCCCCGGGCAGGTCGCCGGGCAGGCGTTCGCGCTGGGCGTGTTGGGCGCGTCGCGGGTGACGGTGCTCGCCGGCCGGTCGTACGCCGACGTGATCCGCAGGGTGTGGCCGGCCGCGGAACGCCCGTTGGAAGGCACCCGGGGGATCGGCGAGCAGCACGCCCGCCTCGCCCTGATGGCTGGCACCGCCCGGCAGCTTCGTCCGGTGGCCACGGGTCGGCGCCCAACGCCGGCGGCGGCTCCGGAAATTTCTGGGCAGGTCGACCTGGTCGACGTGCTCGCCGAGGTGGTGGACGGCCGGGACCTGGCCACCGGCGACGTAGCGGTCCCGGGCAGCTTCGGCATGAAGTCCCGGCGCCCCATCACGATCAGGTCGGGTGCGGTTCCGTTGGACGCCGGCCGGGTCGAGATCGCCTATCAGGTCGGCGACGGGCCGACCTGCGTGGGCGCGCTGTGCAAGGACAGCCGCATAACCCTCGCGCGCCGCGGCCCAGCAGCCACGTCGGACGCGCCGGAAGGTGAGCCGGCCGAGGTGGGGCAGCTCGCCCTGTTCGCGGCCTAGCCGGCCTGCTCGGCTTCCACCTTGGCGCGTAGCTTGGCGCCGGAATTGACCCACGCCCACTGAATGGTGCCGCCGAGCCCATCCCAGTCGGGCATCGGCTCGCCCCGGAAGTTGAGCCCCCCGGTGGTCTCCCCGTACGCCGCGTAGAGCGTCTGCGCGTCGTCAAGCTCCTTCTCGCTGAATGTCCGCTGGTCGGCGGTGTCGTCGGTGGCCATGGCGTTCCCCTTCTTGACCTGCGCAAACACGCCGGTCGTTAAAGATCGGGCCGATATTATCGGCGGCTGGGCTTACGTCGGCGGAAGCCCGCGGACGTACAGCGACAGGAAGTGCGCGGACAGGGAGCCGACCGCATACGAGGCGGCGATGTCGGCCTGCCCGGCGACGATCCGCGACGCCACCGGCGGTTCCGCCCCGTCGAGCACGGACATGCCTTGCAGGCTGGCCGGCGTGCCGGCCACTTGCAGGAATCCCAGCGCGTAGCGGCGGCCGCGGGTGATCGGGTAGGTGGCGGGGTAGCCGCCGGCGGTGGCGAACACCTTGTCGTAGGCGGTGAACGTGCCTGCGGCGATAGTGGTGTCGTTGGCGGTGCGCGCGACCAGGGTGAGCGAGCCGTCGTCGGAGACGGTGAACAGCCCCATGCGGGCCAGCGTGCACGACAGCGCCGCAATGTCACCGCTGGCGATCATCAGCCGGCCGATCGGGCCGGACGCGGCGGCGGTCACGTAGGACACCCACAGCCGGCCAGACGACTGCCCGGTCAGGGTGGTCAGCCCGAACCGGGACAGCGACTCGATGCCGCCGGCCGCGGCGGCGCCGTTGCCTCCGTACTCCGGGGTCGCCGCCGGCGCGAACGGCGAGTAGGCCGGGCCGGTCATTCGGTGCCCCGCACGCAGAACCGGCCGGAGGAGGAGGACAGCAGCTTGACGACGGTGGGTCCGGAGGTTTTCACCGGCAGCCGCAGGACGCCGATGGCGGCGGGGAGTACCTCGGTGCCGGTGGCGCCGGCCTCGGGTGCGGTGGCGCCGACGCGGGCGGACGCCTCGACCCCGTCGAGGTTGACGATCTCGACTACCTCGTAGTCCTGGCCGAACGTGACGGTGGAAACCACGTCGGCCACTGTGGTCGCGTATCTGGGCGAGTCGGCGGCCATCCCGCCCCCTCTCTGATCGGGTCGTGCCGGGCGTGGACGGTCAGCAGCAGATGCACACGTCGCCGAGCCGGGCGGCCTGCCAGAACAGGCCGCCTGGGGTGACGTACTGCGGCGGCCGGCCGTCGGCGAACAGGGCGACGCCGGCCAGGCGCAGCGCCTCGTCGACGAGCTGGGAGCAGATGACCTGGACGGGTCGGCCGGTGGCGGGGCTGCGACGGTTGACGTAGCGGGCGAGCGGGCCGCGGTGGTTGGCGGCGTCGCCGCCGGTGAGGGTGAGCGCGGCCAGCGCGGCGTACTGGGCGAAGCCGTACGGGGTGCCGCGCATTTTCAGTGCGGCTTTCCCGGCGGCGGTCTGCCAGCCGGGTGGGCCGGCGTCGGCGGGTAGCCGCACGTAGGCGAAGCCGGCGCCGATCCGGCAGGCGTTGTGGTCGACGCCGCCGCCCTCGGTCCAGACGGTGCGGGCGCCGCCGGGCATGGCTTCGACCAGCTCGGCGGTGCCGTCGCCGGGGATGCTGGCGACGATGAAGGCGTGGGTGATCCAGCCGGCGTTTTCGACGCGGCGGCCGCGGAGCAGCGCGGCGAGGTCGATGGCAGTCTGGCCGGCGAGGACGCCGGCGCCGGCCCGGCCTTTGATGGAGGCGAAGCCGAGGTCGCCGACCTGTAGGTCGTAGATCGAGGTGATGGGCAGCACGAGCAACCCCCGGGGTGTTGTGGTCTAGTTGCTGGTCGTGTAACGTCCCTGTTGTTGGTCGGGCCGGACACCCGCCACCCGAGACGAGGGAGCCAGACATGTACGACGCGATGATCACCGCCGAGGCAGCCCCGACCGGCGTGCAGCTCTGGCCCACCAGCAAGCCGGCCGGTGAAACCCTCACCGAGGTCACCGTCGAGCCGTTCCTCGGCGGCAAGACCCGGGTCCACTGGACCTACCAGGACGGCGGCCGCAGCACCTTCGCCAAGGGCGAGCGCATCGTGGTCCGCGTCGAGAACCGCGAGCAGCTCCCCGGCGACGACGTCGTCTGGCTCTGACCAACCAACCCGCCCCCAACCGAGACGCGAGGAGAACCCCGATGTTCGACGCACTGGTTACCGCCGAAACCGCCCCCACCAGCGTGCAGCTCTGGCCCACGACCACCCCGGAAGCCGGCCGGAACTTCACCCTCGAATCAGTGGAGGTCATCACCCGCACGTTGCGGGACGCGTCCGGCAAGTACGACCGAGCCGAGGTCGTGTGGACCTACCAGAACGGCCACGAGCGCACCTTCACCCCGGGCGAGCGCGTCTCGGTGCGCGTCGCCAACCGCGAGCAGTTCGCCGATTGCGACGTGACCTGGCTGGACGAGGTCCCCGCCGAGCGCGCCCACCGACTCTGACCGCTACGCCGCTGACCCCGCCCCATCTCGACGGATACGCCTCGGCCCGATGGTCGGGGCGTATCGCTGGGTTAGGCCACCTGCCGCCGGTTGGCGAGCCGCTCCAGCTCCCGCACCGGGCGGGGCACGTACGACGGACGCCACGCCTGGTTGTCGCGGCGTACCGCCAGGTCCGCCCACTGGACGCGGCCGGTGTTGAGCAGCGCGAGCCGACCCGGCCCCATCACCGCGAGCTGCTCGTGGAGGGGGAGCGCGGTGAACACCTTTTCGGCGTCCGGGGTGAGGTCGTCGTCTTCGACGCCGGGGATGCCCAGCTCGGCCCACGATTTGACCTTCGGCATGCGGGCGCATCGGCCCTGCTGGTGGTCCCATGGGCCGGCCTGTTCTAGCGGATGGTGGGTGCCGTGCATCGCCCAGCAGCTCGGGCAGGTACGCCGGTCGAGGGTGGCGATCCAGGTCCAGCCGTCGAGCACGTCGGCGTTGGCCTCGTGCACCGCGGCGGACGTGGCCCGGTAGGCGTCGAGCATTTCCGTCCTGGCGATGTTGATCGCCCGGGTGAGTCCGCCGTTGAAAACCCCCTCGACCTGGCGAAGCATGTCGGCGGCCGCCTCGGTCGGGTGGGCGCCGGTGGCCACGCCGGTGATCAGGGACCGGCGCATCGCCTCGACCGCCTGCTCGGTGAGCGGCCAGGTGCCGGCGTGGATCTGCTGGCGGGCCCGCAACGCGATCGACTCCAGCGCGGACGGCGCCACGTTCGCCGCGTACGTTTCCGCCGCGGCGGCGGCCAGGCTGGCCGGGAGCTGCGAGGCCATGATGGCGGGCTCGGCGGCCGCGGTGGCGGCAACCACTTCGGTGGCGCCGGACCCTGCGGTGGTGTTGGCGGTGGCTGCCAGGGCGGCGAGCGCCTGGGCGGTCTGCTGCTGGGCGGCGACGAGCCGCTCCAGGCGGGCGAGGTGCCACGGCGGCGGCCAGGCGCCGGTGCGCACGTACAGGGCGACGGCGTCGGCCAGCGCCCGGTCCCACTCGCCGGACAGGGTGTTCCACGTCTTGACCCATGCGGCGGTCAGGTCGCGGACGACGTCGTCGGCCTGGTCGCCGATGTCGACGCGCAGCGCCCGCAAGAGTCGCAGGGTCCGGTTGGTGACAGCCACCCCGCGCCCCCTCTTCCGATCATGCCGGTCGGGCCGGTACCGTTCGTGGCCGCGTCGCCTTCAATCGGTTCCGGGCGGCGCGGGCGCCGGTGTGGCGTCACCCGCCTTACCTGGCGGTGTGGCTCTTCACCGGCGAGGCTCTCAGTCAGTCTCGGCATGGCACATGAAGAACGCTCAAGAGGACGGCGTCGGGTGAGCCCTACAGGGCAACCCCGGCGCCGTTCGCTATCAGCGGGCGCGTCCTTGGTGCTCTTCCGATCACGGCGGCCGGGTCGGTACGGTCGTCATCCGGCCCTTGCGGGGGCGGGTGCAAGGGGGCGGCGCCGGGTTTCCATTCACCCGGCGCCGTTCGCTACCAGCGAACCGTCTCGGTGGTGATCCAGCCGGTCACCGGGTCCGGGGCGTCAGGGTCGCCGGAAATGTACCGGGCGGCATGCCGGCCGGACAGCTCGTCGACGCGGGCCAGCCATTCCAGGTCGGCGTCGGTGGCTTCGGGCACTTTGACCAGGTCCCGGCCGGTGTCCGGGTCGACAGGCGCGAGCGGGCCGAGGTGCACGATCAGCAGTCCCTGCCGGACCAGCCCGCCCACCGGTCGACCGGACCCTCTTCGACGCCGTCCACCCGTCCCAGCGGGGTGCGTCCGTCGGCGGCCTGGTGGGTGACCAGCCGGTGCCCGGCGCCGCAGCCCAGGTTTTCGGCCTTCGGCCCGCACCAGCAGTCCGCGGCTGGCGGGTGCCAGCGGCGGTCGTTGCGGGGCCGGATGTGGATCTCATCGGGGTCGGTGATCGCCCGTTGCACCTTCCACGGCGGCCGGGCCACCGCTACCCGCCCGTAGGTGTGCACGGCCGCTCGCGTACGCCCAGGTCGGTCAGGGCGGCCACCATGTACGACACGCCGGGCCCGCGCACCCCGGACGGCTTGTCGACGGCCACCAGGTTGCCGACCCCCCACCAGCCGGGCCCACGCTCGTCGCTGTCCAACGTCATGGCGGCGCTGTTGTCGATCAGCTCGGCGCCGCACGACACACACCGTTGGATGTGGTCGGGGCCGGGGGTGCCGGCTACGTGCACGACCACGGGCGCCACGTCGACCCGGTCGCACAACAGGAATCCGCCCTCGTCGACGGCCTGCCCCGCGTTGAAGTCGACCGGCCGGTACCGCAACTCGACGGCGGCGCCGTCGGGGTCGACCCCGCGCAACACCAGCTCGCCGCCTTCGACGGTCAGCGGCCCGGGCTCGGCCAGGCATCGCGCGATCAGCCCGGCGGAGAACCCGACACGAGGCGGGCCGGTCCGGATGATCGTTTCACCGGCCGGACCTTTCGTCACGTCGATCGGCTGCATCGTGGCCACCAGCGCCCCCTGGTCAGTGTTTGCGGCCGCGGCCAGGCCACTGCCCGGTCGCCGCCTTGTGGTACTCGGCACAGAGCCCTTCCGGGTCGGCGACGTACTTGCCGAGGTGGGAGACGCACCGTTTGAAGTCGCCGCCGCTGCCCCACCCGATCTTGGCTGCGCCCTCACCTCTGGTCCAGTAGGTGCGCAGCTTACGGTCCGACCCGGCCTCCCGCAGATCGACAGGGTGCACGTTGGGCAGCTCGGGCACCCATCCGGACTCCAGCGTCTCCTGGGTGGCGACCAGCCGCACGGCGCCGTCGGTCCAGCCGTCGAGCACCGCGGCGGGGCAGCCCACCTGGATGCCGCGGGCGGCGTACGCGTTCAGGGCGGCTTCCACGACCGGGCGGGCGGCGGCGGTGGCGTAGATGATGCGGGCGGATCCGATGCTGATGATGTCCAGTGTCTCGCCGGTGTCGGCGGCGACCATGGCCATGGTGTCCACGGTGTTACTCCTCAGCCGCGGCGGCGGGCTCGCCTGCCTCGTCGTCGGCAATCGCTATGTAGCCGTTGGACCAGCCGGCAAGGGCGGCGAGCACGTCGGTGTCGCTGGCGCCGACGTCGAGGTGCCGCCGTTTCGACTCGACGATGTCGCGGGCAGCCCCCGTCCGGTAGGTGATTTTGTTTTGGTCGTCGAGGGTGAGCCGGTCGAGCTCGGCTCCGCCGTCCACGACGGTCACCAGCAGCGCGGTCATCGCACACCTCCCGGCGGGTCGGGGACGATCATCCCTTGGGCTGCTGCTGCGGCCGGGTCGTGGCCGGTGTCGTCCTGGTCGCGGCGGTCGGGGCCGTGCGCGAGCGCGGTCAGGTCGTCGCCGTAGTCGACGGCGTCGGCCAGGTCGGCGGCCGCGGCGGGACGCCAGTGCAGGTAGGTGCGCAGCCAGGCGCGGCGGGCGGCGCGCTGGGTTGGGGTGCCGTCGGGTGGGTACGGGTTGGCTGCCAGGCCGGCGTCGCGTTGGGCGGCCCGGCGGGCTACCCGGCGAGCGCCGGCGAGCGCCTGCTCTGTCGTCGTCATGCGAACTCGTTCCCCTTCCCTGCCCCGATCATCCTCTCTCGAGCGGCCCGGGCGTCGGACCCGCCGGCGAGCATCGCTTTCCACTCGGCGTAGGTCATCCGCGGGTGTTCCGCCCACCAGCGCAGCAGCTCCTCTGACGCGTTGGCGCGGGCGGTCGACCACGGTCCGGAGAACAGCTTGACGACGTCCACGCCGCGGGTCTCGGCTTTCTTGGTCAGCATGTGCCCGGCGGTGGCGGCCTCCGCCTCTTTGGCCTGCATGGCCACCCATTCGGCGTACTGCTGGCGCATCGCCTTCTCTGACCCGCCAGAGACGCCGCGGGCCCGTTCGCGGCGCAGCGCGTCGGAGTCGGCGCCGTGGACTTCGGCGTACGCGTCGAGCCAGTCCCAGCCGCGGGCGACCAGGGCGTCGATGCGCTGCTCCTGCTCCGGGGTGGAGGTGCGGAAGCTGGCCCGGGCCGGTGTGCGGCCGGCCTTGTCGGGCGGTCCGTACCGCAGGGTGTCGGCCGGGTCGATGCCGTCCTCGGCGGCGAGGCGGCGGAACTCGGCCAGCAGAAACCCGGCCCGTTGCCGGGGGGTGCGCTGGTCGGCGTTGAGCGCCGCGCCGACCCGGCGCTGCAGTTCGGTCAGCCCCTCGAGGGTGGCCGGGATGTCGTCTTCTACTGGTACCCGGTAGGCGCGGCCGATGGCACGTAGCAGCCGGCGGCCGGTCTCGTACTGGTCGGCTTGGAACTCCTGCTGGGCGTTGGCCTTGATCTGGTCCCACACCTCGTCGGGTTTGGACACGTTCGCGGCGGGCAGCGGCTCCGGGGTGTCGGGTACGTCTTCGTCGGCCGGGCCGCGCAGCCACTGCCGGTAGTCGGGGAGGTCGTCGGGCAGGTCGGCGAACCGGCCGTAATGCCGGTACCAGGCGATGATCTGCGCGGCCTGGTCCGGTAGCGGCCGCGGGTCCTTGCGGGCGGCGGTGTTGATGTCCTTATCGGTGGCGTCCTCGCCCAGCCCGAACGTGACGGCGCGGGCCCGGCGCAGCCGGTCGGCGGCGTCGCGAGCCTCGCCGCTGCTGCCGTAGCCCTCGACCATGCGTTGCAGCCGGGCCAGATGTTCGACGGGGTTGGCCAGCCGGGCCGGGCCGGCCGGGCCGGCGGCCAGGTCGTCGGCGCGCTGCTGGGCAGACGCCATCCGCCGGTCAGCTTCGGCGCGGAGATCGGCCAGCCGCCCGGCGAGCGCCGGGTCATCGTCGTCGGACAGTGCGGCGACCACGCCGGGGGCGGTCTCCAGTTCGGCGTCGGTCAGGTCGGCCGGGTTGTCGACGCGGGCCCGGGCCAGCCACTCGGAGAACGCCCGGCGGCCCTTGAACCGCTCCTGCTCGATGGCGCGGCGGGTCCGCTCCCGGTGCGCTACCCGGCCCCGCGCCTTGGCCTGTTGCCGGTCGTCGCCGGTGGCCATCACACCGTCGGTGATGATGTCGAGCAGCTCTTTGTCGGACCTGCCGGCCATGTCGCCGGTTTCGACGTCGGCGGCGGCGTCGAACGCCCGCAGCCGCTGCCTGGGCTCGAGCCGCATGACGCCGTTGCCGAGCGCGGTGGCCACGACCGAGTCGGGCGCGTCGGCCGGGTCGCCGGGCACGCCGGCCAGCCACTCGTCTACCTGCGGGTCGCCGTACAGGCGGCGCAGCCCGTCGGGGCCGAGCACCCGGGCGGCGTCGCGGATTTCCCGGTCGACCGGCTGCGGGATGACCGATGCGGCCTGGGCTGCGATCATGGCGTCGGTGCGGGCTGCCTGCCGTGCCTGGGCGGCCCGTTCGGCGGCGGCCTGTGTGGCGGCCTCTGCGTCGCGTACAGCCTGGGCGTGGGCTTCCTGCTCCCGGACGGCCTGCGCGGCCTGTGCGGCGGCCTGGGCTGCCTCCCGGGCGGTGTCGCGGCGTTCCCACTCGGCGAACACGCGCACGATGGCGGGCTCGTCGCCGAGGTCGGCCGCGTAGCCGGCGGCGGTCTCAATCTCTTCGTCGGTCAGGTCGGCGACCGGCCGGGCCAGCAACGCACGCTTGGGAGCGTTCCCAGCTTCGGCTGCCTGCTCGGCGGTGCGCCGGTCGAGGTCGGCCTCGACGCGGCGGACCGCGTCGTGGTCCAGGGTGCCCAGCTCGCCGGTCAGCCGGGCGTACAGGGTTTCGACGTCGCCGTCGCCCAGCGCGGTGAGGTCGTCCGGCACCGTCGCGACGAGGTCGGCCATGGCCTGCTCGCGGCGGTCCCACTCGTCGGCGATGCGCTGCAGCCCGGGCTCGTCGAGCTGGTCGACGGACTCGACGCCGGACACGTCGCGGAACAGGTCGGCGAGCTGCTCGTCCGACCAGTTGCTGAGGTCGTCGGGGACGATCGAGGTGGGTTCGGCGGGCAGCTCTTCCCCTGCGTTGTCCTGGCCGGGCGCCTCGGGCAGCGGCCGGGGCGGGGCGTCCGGCGGCGGCCCGGCGGTGTCACCGGCGGGCATGTTCAGCAGGGCGTCGAGCAGCCCCACCTGGCCGTCCATCTCCCGTTCGTCGGAGGCGAACAGGCCGAGCTGCTGGGTGGCGGCGATCGCCCGCTCCCTGCCCACCTGTGGCCGCTCGGGCAGTCCCACTTCGGTGCGAGACGCGTCGAACGGGGTTGCGCCTCCGGCCAGGTCGAGCTGCTCGGGCGGCCCAGCCGCGGGCGCGGGAGTGTCAGCGGTCCCGGCCTCACCCGGGGTGTCGGCGTTCAGCGCCGCGTCGGCCTGCCGCCGGCGGGCGACGATGGCCTGCGCGCGCGCGATCACGTCGGCGGCGCCGTCGGGCATGTCGGTGACCGGCGACCCGCCGAGCCGCACCGCGACCTTGCCGCCTTCGTCGTCCCAGTTTTCCAGGTCACGGCTAGAGATTGGGATGTCCTGGACGCCCATGAGCAGCGCCAACGCGAGCCGATGGTTGCCGTTGTGCAGCTCGGCTTGGCGGCCGGTCGAGCCGGGCACGTCGTCGTCGAACGTGACCTGGATGGGCTGCATACCGTTCTCGGCGATCGACGCCATCCATTCCGGGGTGCGCGGGTCTTCGACCGCCCGGTTGAGCAGCAGTTTCCAGCCGGACGGCCGGCCGTAGTTGAAGCCGTCCGTCCCGTATTTCAGCTCGGCGCGTAGCCGGTCCATCGGGTACAGCTCGACGCCGTCGGGCGGGTCGCCTCCACCGGACTGGTCGGGCCAGCCGCCGCCCTCGCCGGCCTGCGGCGGGGTTGCCGGGGTGTCCCGGCCGGTAGGGGCATCTGTCCCGGCCCGCTGGGCGAGTTGAGCGCGTACCGCCTCCTCCCGCCGGGTGTCGCGCACAACCTGGCCGCGCACGATCGACACCTGCGAAGGGTTCGGCACCGGACGGCCGTTGGTCGGGTTGCGCCACAGCACCACATCGGGGTCGGCCGGCGGTGTGGCCGGCACGGTCGGCGCGGTCGGTGCGGCGATGACCAGTTCGGTGCGGCCGGCGCCGATCGGGAACTCGGACAGGCTGACCATCTGCTCGTTGCTGCGGCCGGTCGCCATGACCGCCGTCACGTAGCCGGTGCGGGTGGTCTGCTGCTCTCCGCCGGGCGGCCGGCCGGTGACGGTGACGTAGTCGCCGCGTTGCAGTTCGCTGACGGGCCGGCCGGCGGCGGCCGGCTGATCGGCGGCGGGCACGTCGCTGTCTGCCGGGCCGGCCGGGTCTGGGTTCTCCAGTGCGCCGATCGCGGCTTCCACGTCCAGGCCGGCGCCCATCTCGCGGCCGTCGGTGGTGGTGGCCGTCCAGCCGCCGTCGCGCTGCTCGGTGATGGTGCCGAGCTGGTCGCCGCTGGCCGGGTCGTGCACGCGTAGCTCACGGTTGCCGACGCGGGCGCGGACCATCCGCAGGCGGGTCGAGTCGGGGTCCTGGTCGATGCGGGCGGTGCGGGCGAACGTCTGCCCGGACAGGGCGCGGCCCTGCTCGTCGGCGTCGAGGTCTTCGACGGACACACGGGTGCCAGCCGACGGCGCGGGTGCGCCGGCCTGGTCGCCGCGCTCGAGGTCTGCCAGCTCGCGTGCCGCCTCGGCCCGGTCGGCGGCGATCATGTCCTGCCACACCTGGGCGCGACCTGGGTCCTGCAGCCGGAACACGGGGTCGGAGTCGCGTAGCAGCAGGTGAGGCATCGCGTCGTCGGGTGCGTCCGGGCCTGGGGTGAGCCGGACCATCACCATGCCGTTGCCGAGGTTCTCGACGGCGGTCACGGTGGCGGTGTACCCGCCGCCGAGCTTGTACGTGAACACGTCGCCCTCGGCGAGCTGCGACGGGCGGACCTCCTCGAGCCCGACCCGTTCCATCAGGTCGGCGGCGGACTGCTTCTTCCGCGCCTCGTGGTCGGCCAGCGCCCGCCGGGCGGTCATCGCGTCGTCAATCCACTGCTGGGCGGCGCGTTTGGTCTTCCGCTCGGCGAGGTAGAACGGTTCGCCGCCCTTGACCGCCCAGCCGGTGCGGGTCTTGACGACGGTCATGCCGCCATTCGGGTCGGCCTCGGGCGCCGCGGGCACCTCGGCCGCGGCGGGGGGTGCGGCCGGCTGGCCGGTGTCGAGCGGGCGGCCGCCGCGGCGTTCATCGCGGATCCCGGCGACGTAGCTGTCCACCACATCCGCGGGGGGCAGCGGAGCCAGCCAGACCCGGTCGCCCATGCGGTGCTCGCCGCCCTGCGGCTTGCTGTCGACATAGTCGTTGAACACGACCGTGGACCGGTTGCCGCGGCCGAGCTGCATCGCCGAGACGGGTACGCCGACGTCGGTGGGCCGGTCGCCTGTCCCGAAATACAGGAAGGCGCCGTCCGTGCCGCTGTCTGCGGCCAGGAGGGTGCGTCGGGGGCTGGCCGCGGTAGCGGTCATCTGGCTGGCCGGGTCGGTCGCGGGCGTGGTGGGGTCAGCGACCGGCGTCGCATCGCCTGCCGGTTCGGGCGCGTCGGCGGCGGCCCGGTCGCGTTCCATGTCGTCGACCAGCGCCCGGACCGCAGTCCAGTTCAGCGGCGGCCCGCCCGGCGAGGTGAATACCCACGTCGGGTCGATGCGTTCCCCGGCGTCGATCTCGGCGCGGGCGGCGGTGAAGTCGCCGGCGGCGGCCAGGTCGGCGCCGGTGTTGGCCCGGGCCTCGGCGGCCTGCCTGCGGGCCTGCCGGTGCGCTTCGACGTCGGCGTCGGAGCGCTGCAGCAGCCCGGGCCGCTGGTCGATGATCTGCCGGACGGCGGCGGCCATGGTGGCCAGGCCGTGCCGGTCGGTCAACGCGGCCAGCTCGCGGCCTTCGGCGGTGTACCGGGCGACGTTGGATTCGGAGCCGCCCATGAACGGTGTCCGGAAGATCGTGGCCGCTTTGTCTTCGACGGCCACCCGGACCCGTTCCCGGTCCAGCGGGTCGAGGCCGGCCAGCGCCCCGCCGGTGGGCGGGTCGATGCGCTGTCCGGGGGTTTCCCCGGCCGGCTGGCCGGGGGTGCCTGCCGGGGCGGGGGTGCCGCCGTCTGCGATGCGGTTGCGGTCGCCGGTGGCGTGGGCGCCGACCGCGTCGAGGCGGCCCATGGCGAAGTCGTGCCAGTCTCCGTGGCCCATCCGGTCGAACTCTGGGCGCAGCGCTGCCAGCCGTTCCCTGACGGTCTGGACGTCGGCGGGGGTGAGGTCGTTGTCTGCCCAGCCGGACGGCATACCGGTGGCTGCGTCCCACTGCATGTAGTGGGCGGCGAACGGCTTCCACGAGTTGTCGCCGGCCGACCCGGGATCTCCCGAGTACAGGAAGGCGTTGCCGTGGTCGATGCCGACCGGGTCGCCAGCCTGGTCGATGATCCAGTTGCCGGTGTGCCGGTCCGGGTTGTCGGTGAGCACGTCGACCAGGCCGAGTAGCCGGCCGGGGTCGGTGTTGGCCAGACGCAGGCTTTCGGTGTGTGCCGCGCCGAGGCCGAGCACCGACATGGCTTCCATGCCGGTCTGACCGTCCACATAGGCGGTCAGGGTTTCGGTGTCGCCGGCCCGGTGCACCGCGGGTACTTTCGCGCCGGCCGCGGCGGCGATCAAGGCGGTGACCTCTTCGGCGTCGGCCTGATCAACCCCCGACCGCTCGATGGTCTTGGAGTCTTTGGTGACCTTCCGCACGGCCTGGGTGCCGTCGTTGAACGTCACCAGGTCGACGGACTGTGCGATGCCCCCGCCGTCGAGTTTCTCGGTGGAAGAGGTGCCGGACTCGATGGCCGCGTCGAGCTGGGCGCGGCCGGCGACAGATTCGCGGGGCGTGGCAGAGCCGGCCGGCTTCCGGCTGGTCTCCTCCTGGCGGCGGGCCACGATCGTGCGTAGCTCGTCCCAGCTTCGGCCAACGCCTGCCCGGTGGTCGGGGTCGAGTCGTTCGGCCTGGTCGATGGTGGCCAGCGCGGCGGCAAAGTCGCCGTCGCGGACCTGCCCGGCCGCCTGGGTGGACAGCAGCTCGGCGGCCTCGCCGCGTTCGCGCGCACCCTGATCGGCGTCGGCGTCGGACCGCTCGAGCAGCTCGGGGCGTTCCTCCACCGTCTGCGCGACTGCCCGCCACACCTGGGACAGGCCGTACCGTTCGGTTAGCGCGCCGAGGTGCCCCTCGGCGACGTACCGGCCGACGTTGTCTGTCGAGCCGCCGATGAGCGGGTTGCGGAAGATGCGGCCGGCGTGGTCTTCGACTGCGATGCGGACCCGTTCTCGGTCGAGCGGGTCGAGGGCTGCGAGTGAGCCGGCGGCGGGCGTACGGGTACCCGCCGCCGGGGTCTGCGCACCCTGGTCCTGCTCGGCGCGGCGGGCCTGCTCGGCGGCGATCGCCTTCTTGACCCGGGGCAGCGCGCCGCGTGTGGCCGACCACCGCTCCAGCTCGGCGTCGGTCAACGACCGCGCCCAGCCTTCGGGGTCCTCGCGCGGGTTCGGGCGCGGCTGGTCGGCCGCGGCGCGCGGTCCGCCGACCGCGGCGCCGCGGCCGCCATCACCACCGCCTGCTGTGTCGGGCGGGCTGGTGGTGGGCTCGCCGCCCGGTCCGCTCTGGCGGGCGGGTGGGGCGGCGGCGCCGGCTGGCACGGAGGCTGCTGCGGCCGGCGCTTGGGGAGCCTCATCGCCGGTGTCAGTGTCACCTGCGGGCGGGGTGGTGGTCTCGTCTTCGGCCGGTGTCGGCGTGTCGCCGCCGGCCGGCTGGTCGCGATCGCCTGCGGCGGGCTGGTCGCGGGTTACCGCCGTCTTGGGGATGACGACGCCGTACAGGTCCCAGCCGCCCTGCCCGTTGGGCTCGGCCCGGGCGATGGCGATCTCGGTGTCGCGGGCGAGCAGGATTTCCCCGGCGTCGGCGTGCACGTAGGCGGGGGTGCCTGCGGCGGCGGCGATGTGCAGGGTGACCGCGTCGGGGGCGGACGGGCCGGCCTCCGGGTGGTCGATGCTGGTGGAGGCGTACGCGGCGTCGCGGACCTTCATGCCGACGAGCTGGTCGACGGGGATGTGCGCGAACATGGCCAGCGGCACCTGCCTGCGCAGCACCAGGTCTTCGGGCAGCCCGGCGAACTCGGCGTCGATTTCGGCCACGTCGGGCGGCGGCGTCTTCGACCGGCGGATCTCGGTGTTGGTGTCCCGCCAGCCGCCGGCCAGGTACCGGCCGAGCGCGGTGTCGGCCTGGGCGGGCTTGGCGCCGCCGTTGCGGGTCAGCCATCCGCCGGCCGCACCAGCCCCGCCGATCTTGGCCGGCTGGAATCCCTGGGTGGCTGACCGTGCCCGTTTGGTGTCGGCGGGCTTCATCACCCGGGTTGACGAGCGGGTGAACCGGCCTCGGGCGTCCCTGGGGTGCAGCGACGGATTCCACTTACTGCGGCGAGCAGCCACGCCGCACCCCCTCTCCTGCTAGATGGTGAAGAACTCGGGGTCGTAGATGTCGGCGGGTTTCTCGCCGGCCTCGCCGGCGCCGATCGGCTCGCCGTCGAGCTGCTCACCTTCGGCGTCCACATTGGCGCCCGGCCCGTCGGTGTCGGCGTCCTGGTCTGCGCCCTTGCCGCCGAACAGCCCGAAATCGGCGTCGGCCTGGCGGGCTACGGCTTCCGTACTCACTCCGGGCACCTCCGCAAGTGCGGCCGGCCCGCCGGGCTGGCCGGGCCCGCCGTCGGGTATCGGTTGGCCGTCGGGGCCCATCTGGCCGGGCTCGCCTGCGGTGGCCGGATCCTGGCCTGCTCGGGCGAGGTCGGCGGCCTGCTGCCCGGGTGTGATCGGGGCGGCCTGCGGCCACTGGAAGACGCCCTGCTCGTCGACCATCTCGTCGAGGATGGAGTCCAGCTCCCGCACGCCCAACGCCTGCAACAGCAGCCTGAGCACCAGCTCGGGCGGCATGGTTCCGGTGCCGGCGGCGGCGACAACGGCGTCGATCACCTGCTTGGGGTCGGTCTCGTCGAGGTCGGGCCAGATGATGTCGACGGTGTCGTCGGTGTCGCCGGCCAGCTCCACCACTTCCCGGTCGGTGACCGGGTCACGTTTCACCTTGCCCTGCAACGGACCCTTCGGCGCCCGGGCGGCCTCGGTGATGACGTGGGAGACGATCCGGGACTGGAATGCCGTCCACAGGGAACGGCGGTCCATCATGGCCAGCTCGGTGGGCCAGTCCAGCGTTTCAGCGGTCGCGCGGGCGCCGGTCTGGCCGGGGTCGGCCAGCAGCATCGTGACGGGCACGTCCAGGCCGGCGGCGACCATCATGGCCAGCGGCCTGCCCGATTCGGCGTCGATGGTGGCGCCGGTCTTGGGGATGGCCTCGAGGTTGCCGTTGAGCGGGGTCAGGGCGATGCCGCCGACGTCGCTGCGCTGCCCGGGGGTGGTGGAGGTGTCGCCGGCCGCTGCGGCGGCGAGCGCGGTCTTGGCCTGGGTGCGGTTCTTGCCTTCGGCGGTGAGCCGCCACGCGAACCGGGCCAGCGAGCGCATCAACGACGACCACTGCTCGAGGAACTCTTTGTACGCCCGCGCCCAGTTGATCGACGCGTAGGCGTCGGGGACGCCGCGCAGCCAGCCCAGCGGCCGGTTGACTTGGACGGCGACGATCGGCGCATCCCATTTGATCTTTGTGCCGCCGAATGTGGCCGGCTTCGACCTGGGCTTGTAGTCGACGTCGGGATACAGCAGCTCTTGCTGTTCGTCGGCCAGGACGCCGCGCTCGTCGTAGGTGCGCCGGGTCCAGCACCGCCGGTAGTACCACGGGGTGGCCGCATCATCCGGGTCGGTGATGATCTCGGTGATTTCGCCGGCGACGATCGTGCGGGCTTGCACCCATCCGGACTGCGGCCGGGTGAACAGTGCGCAGTACAGCTCGCCGTCGGTGCCCAGCGCCCGTTCCATCTCGCCGCGGGCCTGCTGCCCGAACACCGCCCGCTGGTTGGCCGGATCCATCACGAACGCGGACACAACCGACCGGACGTCCTGCTCTTCCCCGCCACCGTCTGACTTGGCCTTGCCGTTGGCGCGGGCGACGATTTCGCAGCCCTGCCCCCACACGTAGAACGCCCGCAGGTTCAGCCCGCGCTTGATCAGCGGGTTGGCGACGGCCATGAGCCGGCACACGGCGCGGACCTGCCGGCGGCCTTCCTCGGTGAACTCCTGCTGGGCCAGCGTGGTGAACATCCGCCAGCCGGGGTCGGCGATGATGGCCCGCTCCAGGTCGGCGATCCCGGCCTCGGTCGTCTGGACGTATGGGTTGGGGGCGGCGGACTCTTCCATCCGGGCGGCGAGCAGCCCAAGGTTGTCCTGGGTGACGCGCAGCTCGCGGCGCAGTGCGGCCTCGACGGTGGGCAGGCTGGCCGGGGCCGGGCCGGGCCGGCCGTTGCGGCGGGCCCTAGTCGTCGTGGTCATCCGGCCCCCCTTGCTCGCCGAGCCCGAGCAGCTTCGCCCGGCGGTCGATGATGGCCCGCACGGCGGATATGGCTTCGGTGTCGCCGCCGGCGGCGCGGGGCCATAGGCCGGCCTGGAAGCGGTCGAGGTCGAGGTGGGCCCTAGTCGTCGCGCTGGTCACCGGTGCCCCCTCGTCGTCGGTCGGGTCGCTGGTTGGTGTGGACGTACACCCACCGGCCGCCGCGGTGCACGCGCTCGGGTCCGCAGCCGCATTCGCTGGTCGGGGCGTGCGCGGTGCCGTCGTTGGGGATAAGATGCTTGGCCAACGCACACCCCCGGGCCGGCTAGTACAGGGAGATCGACCCCTCGGCGGGGCCTTCCTCGTCGTCCTCGATGACCTCGTCTTCGGTCAGCAGCCGGTTGAGTAGCAGCCGGTTGAGTGCCTGGGACAGGGCGTCGACCCGGTCGTCGTGCGGGGACTGCGGGAACTGTGCGCACTCGGCGATCAGGGCGCCCACCCACGGGGACATTTCCGGGGCGGGTAGCCACACCTGCCCGGCCTCGCAGAACGGCGACACGGCGGCGGCCCGGGCGGCCTTCTTCCCGTCCGGGGTCACCCCGACCAGGCCGGGCACGCGCAGGGTCAGCGAGTTGATGACGGCCGGCCCGTTGGCGGTGTCCTCGACGAGTTTCAGCAGGGCCTGCGGCCATTTCGCGGCCAGCTTGCGGAGCTGCTCGCAGGTTTCGACGAACGTCATCCGGTCGTGGACCTGGTCGAGTAGGAACGCCCGGATGCCGCGGCGCCCCCACACCTGCATCGCGACGTAGTCGGAGCCCTCGGTGTCCTTGAAGGCGCAGTCCACCGAAATGATCATCTCGTCGAAGCTGACCGCCCAGTGCGAGCCGTCACCCCGGACGATCCATTGTGGCTGCTCGTATTCCTTCCACCAGCCCCGTTGGAAGATGACACCCATGCCGGGGGTGGGGTTGCCCTGGTAGAGGGCCTCCCAGCCGCGGGAGCCGACGTCGTGTTTGAGGTCGTCCCAGTCGCAGCACTCCCGTACCGCGCCGGCCGCTGTGGCGATGCCGGTCGGGTGCTTGGGGCATTTGCCGAGCGGCCGGGTCAGGTGCCGGCCGCGGGTGGACTCCAGGAACTCGCCGGGTTCACGTCCGAGCGGGTCGGTTTCGCCGGCCTCCGGTTTGTGGTCGGCCTGGGCGGGGATGTTGATGACCTTCCACGAGTCGCGGTCGTGGGCGATCAGCCGCCCGGCGAGGTCATCTTCATGCCATCGGGTCTGGATCAGGACGATTGGGGTGTCGCGGCCGAACCGGGTGCGGGCGGTCTCCGTCCACCAGTCCCACACCGCTTCGCGTTGGACCAGCGAGTCGGCCTCTTTGCGGCCCTTGTGCGGGTCGTCGATCACCATGACGTCGGCGGGTCGTCCGGTCAGCGCGCCGCCGATGCCGACGCAGTAAACCCCGCCCTCTTCGCCGGCGAGCTGCCATTCGTGCGCCGCCGAGGTGTCGTCGCGGACGGACAGGCCGAGCATCTCACCGTGGGTGGCGATGTCGGCCTTGATGGCGCGGCCCCACCGTCGGGCGATGCCGCGCTCGTAGCCGGCGATGACGATCCGGGCGGACGGCCGGCGGGTCAGCAGCCACAGCGGGAAGCGCCGCGAGACGCGCTGGCTCTTGCCTTCCTGCGGCGGGACGCTGATGATGAGCCGCTTGCAGCGGCCCTCGGCGACGTCGACCAGGGCGCGGTCGATCAGCTCCAGCGCCGGCGTTTCGACGGTGTCGGGGTCAAGCTCGGCGGCCATGGCACCGGGGGTGTCCCACCGTTTCGCGTTGCGGACGCGGGTGGCCTCGGCGCGGCGGCGGGCCAGCTCGCGCAGGTGGCGGAGCCGGTCAAGCCGGATCCGTTCCAGGGGCGACAGTCCCCGGCCCGCCGTCGGCTTCCTGCGCTTCGAGCTGGGCGATTTCGGCTTCGATGGCACTGAGGCTCACCCCCGCGAATTTGATCGGGGCGTTGAGCCCGAGCAGCTTTACCCGGCGGTCGATGATGGCCAGCACGGAGGCGACGGCGTCCATGTCGCCGCCGGCGGCGCGGGTCCACAAGCCGACCTGCAGCCGGTCGAGGCGGGACAGCTCGATGTGGCGCAGCACGTCGGCGTCGCGTAGGGCGTCGGCTGCGGCGGCTTCCATGGCGCGGGTCACGTCGGTGCACGCGGCGCCCTTGGACGCGTAGTTGAGGCGGTCGGCGATGGTGTCCCAGTCGGCGCCGCCGAGTCGCATGGCGATGGCCTTCTGACGGCGGATGGCGGTGGCGGCCCGTTGAGCGCGTGATGCGGGCATGGTCGCACGTCCTTACGGTTCGCGGTTGGGTAGGCAGACGCCGCGACACGTCCAGCGATTAGGCCGCCCCTTGTCGTTGTGGTCTTGTTTGCGGTGCGGGTACGTTGGGGGGATCGCGTCGGCATTGGACAGCCCGCGCGTACCGAGACCGGGAAAGGGTGTGGCCGTGTGGGTGAGCGTGAGCGGGTGACGCGGGCTGACTGGGTGGGGCAGACCCGGCCGGAGCTGCTGTCGACGGCGATGGTGGCGTTCCTCGACCGGGTCGTCTCTGCGGGCCGGCCATGCGAGCTGGACTCGTACGGGCAGATCATCGGGTGGGCGGCGGACGTGGCCGCCCGGCACGGCACGGCACAGCACTGGGTGAAGGCGCAGCAGCCGGCCCTACATGAGGCGGCGAATCTGGGACCGCTGGTCATGGTCGACATCGACGCGGAAGCGGTGGCCCGGCTGTATGAGGTGCTCCGCAATGCGCAGGGCGTGGTGACGTACACGCCGACGGTGTCGACGGCGATCTGGTGGCTGCTGGACATCGCCGAGCAGGTGGCGTCCGAGCAGCCGGACGGGTAGCCCGGTGGGGTGGTGACGGCGCCGGCCTTGCTCAAGGGTCGGCGCCGTCACCGTGTGGCGCACCGCCTACCCGTCACCCCTATTGCCGGGCTGCGGCGCGGCCGTCTCAGACGTCGTGGAAGTCGACTGGCTCACGCGGCCCGTCGCCGCGTGCCCGCTCGGGGAAGTCCCCGGTCTCGACCTGCCAGGTGCGGATGATCCGGGTGACGATGAACAGGTTGTCGTCGTCGCCGATGGTGAGCCGGTGGGCGCCGAGGTGCCAGACGTCGCCGGGCCGCACGCTGGTGTCCTGCCCGGCGCCGCCCCCGCCTCCGCCTCCGGGGTTGTCGTTCTCGCCGTCCGGCGCGTCGAGTAGCGCGGCCAGCTCGAGGTCGGTGAAGCCGGTCGCGTGGAACAGCGCCGGGTCGACGGTGTTGATGCCGGCCAGCATCGGGCCCAGGTCGTCGCGGTCCCAGCCACCCTTGGTGGTCAGGTGGTTGGAGGCGACGAGGTATGCCGCGGCGGCCGCGTCGGTGTCGGATTCCCAGCCACGCGAGACGGGGATGAGCCATTCGCCGTCGTCGTCGACGCGCACGTAGCGGGGCGGCGGGTCGCCGGCGGAGCGTTTCGCGGTGAGCTGGTCAAGGCGGCCATGGCCGGCGACGAGCCGGCCGGTCCGCTCGTCCAGCGTGGGGAGCTCGGCCAGGCCGAACTGGTGGATGCTGTTGCTGATGTCGGCGGCGGCGTGTCTCTTGGGGTTGCGGGGTGCGCCGGCGATGTCGGGTAGCCGCATGTAGTCGGTCCAGCGTTCGGCGGGTTGGTCCTGGTCAACGCGCTGTTCGGTGTCCGCCACGATGACCCCTCCCGGAATCACACCCCGCGCTGTTGCGGTCTAATTGGTGGTCGTGTAACGTGTGCGTTGTTGGCAGCGCGCGGACCGAGGGAGACCCACCATGAACATCACCACCGACGAAGCGTCGTTTTACCAGACACGAGTCGATGAGTACCTCATGCTGGGCGCCGCCGACACCGACAGCCACCACACAGCCGCGATGGACACCGCGGCCCGGTACCGCACCGAGGCCGGCAGGTACGCCCACCTCGCCCCCGACAACACGCAGATCAAGGTCGGCGACGCGGTCCTGGCGACTCTTGACGACGCGCCCGCCGAACTTCCGGCCACAGTCACTGAGATCACCCCCGGCGGCCGCTACTGGCTTCGCCTGACGCCCAGCGGCTTCGCCACCTCGTCTTTCCTGGTCCGCAAAGCCTGACCGCACCGCCTGCTTCCGGCTCGACGACCCGGCCGCGGCCGACAACTGCCCGGCCGGGCACCCGGCCGGATTCCAACCGGCGTGACCCGCGGCGATGGCGGCACAGCCCCCGCGCGGACGGGGCCTGGTGCGCCGACTCTCCCCGCGGGCATCCTGGAGCGCTAGATGACGGGTGCAAGCCTGGACACGTCGGCGGCCGCCCAGCAGCTCGGATGCTGGGCGGCCGCCGCGTGCATGACCCGCGCGCCGGGCCGGCCGCTGCGGCAGGCAGGACGGTCGGGGGATGTGGGCGCAGGCAGGGGGACGGGCACAGCGAAAGGCGACCCGTGACCGGCCCCCGTCTAGGTGGGGCCGGGCACACGTCGCCTGCTCGCAGGAAGTGTTACACGCCTTCCTCGGACCGTCAAAGATCAGCCGACAGGACGCGTGTCGCCACCTGTTGCAGCTCGGCCAGGTCGTACACGCGGCGGCGGCCTTCCCTGCCGTGGTCGCCCACCTCGCCGGCGTACCGGATGGCCCACACCCGGATCCGGCCGCGCCACCGGCGCACCGTGGCGTCGCTGGTATCCGGCCCGTACGTACGGGCCATGTGCAGCGCCGCGACGTCGATGCCGGCCAGCGCCGGCCGGTCGCCCCCCGTGGACATGCCTATCCGGTGCGGCGGCCGGTGAGCAGGGCGACCACCGCATCGCGGGTGCACGCCAGGCACGCCCGGGCTGTCTCGTCGGTGGGGTCGGCGTGGCCGGCGTGGGCGCAGCGCTCGATCGCGTTGACTGCGGTCGCGTAGCCGACCGATTCGGCCGGGGGTGCCGGGGTGTCCACGAGCGGGGGCTCGGCGCCGGGGTGGCACTCGGGCAGGCCGGGGCCTTCGACGAGCAGGCCGATCGCCAGCCGCATCGGGTAGGGCTGGAAGGCGAGGACCCGCCAGTCGTCGGGTAGGCGCAGCAGCCGGCCGAGCTGGTCCTCGTCGACCAGGACGACGCCGCGGCGACGTACCGGCGGGGCGGCCGGCGCCGGCTGGTCGATCCGGCCGACCGCGGTGAGCAGCTCGGCGGACGGGCCGATCAGCAGCCGGGACGATTGCGGCCGGCCTGTCTGGTGGTCGCGCCACCAGATCAGCCCATCCCCGTAGTTGATCTCGAATCCGTTGGTGCTATCGACCGTGGCCGGGTCGATCCTGTTGGCGCGCGCCCACTCAACAATCAGGGCGACCTGGGCGTCGGTCTGTCCGCCGCGGATACGGCAGACGCGCAGGGGGGCGGCGGGGTTAGTCGCGGGCAAGGGCATGGGTGACATCCTCGGGCAGGTTGGGGATCATCCGGGCGGCCGCCCGGTAGTCGACGCAGGGGAAGTCGATCGGGTCGTCTGCGGGGCCGTCGACGCAGTGCAGACAGCCGGGCCAGGCTCCGTCGGGGCGTAGGCCGTGCCGTTCGACGGTCTCCCGGATGGACGCGTACATGGTGGGGGCGGTGTTGCGCAGCTCGGCGACCAGCCGGGCGTCGGCGGCCCGCGCTGTGGTGCCTGCGTGCCCGAACACGGCCAGCGCCCGGGCGGGCTGGTCTTCGCCGGCGGGCACGCCGACGACCGGCATCTTGCCGCGTTGGGCGGCGGCGAACCACGGCGCCGGGGTGGCTGCGGCCTCGGCGGCCTCGGCCGCCCACAGGGCAGCCAGCACCGCGGCGTCGAGCACGTCGGCGGCGAACCCGGTCAGCGTCTTGACCCGGCGAGGCGGTGCGCTCACCGGGTCCGCGCCCACACCCGGCGGATCACGGTGGCCATCTCGCCGTCCGGCCGCAGGTACGGCAGCCCGTCGCGGCGTGCCTGGACTTCGATGCGCCACTCGCCGGCGGGCGGGTCGTACTCGAATATCGCGTCCGGCGGCACATCGGCCGGATCGACGCCGCGCTCTAGCAGCCACGCCCGTACCTGGTCGCGTTGCCGGTCGGTCAGGGTGCCCCACGGCACGGTTCCCCCGTCGGCGTACGGGACGCGGGACGGGTGCGGCTGGTCTTGCATGCCTGCGCGGCGGTTACGGATGGTGGTCGACGGCATGGGTGATCTCCTGCGGTAGGTCGGGCAGGCCGGCCAGGTGGGAGCGGTACGGCTCGCACGGCCACGGCGGGGCCCACTGGTAGCGGGCGCCGGCCCAGCCGGGCACGGACAGGCACGACGTACAGCGGCCGCCGCCGTCGGGGGCGTGGGCTACCAGGTGTGCGCGGCGGCCGGTCAGCAGGGTGAGCATCCGGGCCGGGCACCAGGTGGCCGCGTGCTGGACCTGGACGGCGTCGCCCTGGTCGGCGAACACGAGCTGTTCCTCGCCGTCGAACACCCCGACACCCGACTCGAGCACGTCGGGGCGCCACAGGCCGGCCGGGGTGAGCCCGCCGGCGTCGACCGCGGTCGTGGCGACCCGGTCCAGCGCGGCGAGCACCTGACGGTGGATGTCGCCGGCCCGTTCGCCGTCGAACCGGGCGGGGGTGGGGTCGTGTTCTGCGGACACCCGGATCCGGACGACGTTGGCGACCAGCAGCCGGGCGGCAGCGTCGAGGTCTTCGGGCCGGTAGTCGGCGACCACCCGGCCGCCCTCGATGCGCAGGGACAGCAGCAGCCGGCCGCTGTTGTCGCTGAAATGGATGCCCGGCGGCGGTAGTGCGGCGACACCGCCGGGCAGGTCAGCGGACGTTTCGTGCGCCCGCCGGTGTGCCGGGTCGCCGCTACCCGGGGCGGTCACTTGTCGGCGTCCTCGGCGGCTGCGGCCTCGGCGTCGGCCTGCTCGGCGAGCAGCCCGGCGGGTTGCATCGCCGCCGGCACGTTCCCGGCAGCCGGGGCGGTGTCCAGCCAGGTGAGGGTGATCTCCCGGTCGCCGTAGTCCTTGGAGATCAGCTTGTTGGGGACTTCGCCGTCGGTGACCTTCCCGGCCACGACGGTGCCGGCCTTGTAGATGTCAGGCTTGTCGACCTCGGCCTGCTTGACCACGACGGTGCCGTCGGAGAACCGGACACCTTCGGCGGCGATAGATCCGCCGTCAGGGCTGACGGTGAAGCGGCGAATACCGGACACGGGGGACCTCCAGGGTTGTGGGTGGGTGAACAGGTTGGGGCCTTCTTGCCCATGATCGGTCAGTTTCCACCGGTGCACGACCAGGCCGCGTGTTTCAGCGCAGTCTTCGCCGTAGCCGTACACCGCCCGGTCGACGTACACCCAACGGCGGCACAGCGGGTTACGGCAGCGTATCCGCCGGCGGCGGACCCGGCCGGCCGCCACAGTCGGGTCGGGCAGCAGCGCGAACAGGTCACCAGGGGCGGCCATCGAACAGCCCCCATCGGATCAGCGCGACGGTGGCGGCGGCCAGCAGCAGCCCGGCCACCACCCACCACAAGGTGACTTGCAGCAGCCCGGCGCAGATCAGGGCGAGCGAGCCCAGCCCGGCGGCCGGAACGACGAGCTGGACCACGTTTTCGCGTCGTCGTCGGCGCCGCACGGCGGCTGCGGTGTAGACGCGGCCGGTGCCGGCCAGGGTCCAGCCGTCCCACGGCTGGTGAACCCAGCGGCGGCCGGCGTTGTCGACGGTGCCGCCTTCCCAGCCGCCGCCGACGGGCAGCGGCCACATCGCCGCGGCCACTTCGGGCGGCGGCCGGTCGGGATCCCACCCTGTCGAGGTCACAGCGGCACCAGGCCGTCGCCGAACCGTTCCGCCGGCAGCCACCATTCCTCGCCCGCCTCCACCCACGGATACCGCCGGGGTGCGCGCAGGCACAGGGCCCGCCACCGGGTGCGGTCCGGCGACGGGTACAGGATCAGCCACCAGCTTTCTTGGTCGGCGCCTTCCCATGTGCTGCCGACGGTCACCTCGGGCAGGCCGGGGCGGGCCGCGTTGGCAGCTGGGGTCGGCGGCGGGTCGGCGACCACAACGAAATCATCCGGGGTGATCATGCGGCGGCTGCTGTCCCGCCGGCGAGACAGCCGGCCGGGCACACCATGGCGGCCGGCCGCCACATCCGCTCCTGGTAGCCGCGGCCGCGCATCTCCCGCCACTGGATGGCCATGGTCAGCTCGCAGCCCTTGCAGCGGGGCAGCCGGTCGACCTGCCGCTCCGCGTACGCCCGGTCGGCGTAGGTGTAGAGCCGGCGGCGGTCGACCGGCCACACGACGCGGATCCGGTTGGCCAGGGCCAGCCAGTCGGCCTCGGGCCAGGCCGCGTGACAGCGGGGGCATTCGACCCGGGACCGGTACGGGTCCTGCCACAGCCCGTACCCGCAGATCCGGCCGGTCGTGTCGCCCTGGTCGTCGCGCAGCTCGGCGGGGCAGCGGCCGAGCCACTGGTCGTCGCGGGTTTCCCCCAACGTGTGCTCCAGCTCGGCGACCATGGCCCGCAGCTCAACCAGGAACTCGCCGACCGCGGCGGCGTCGAGCTCGGCCGCCTCGGGCAGCCACTGGTGGAGGTAGCCGGCGTCGACCTCCACCATGGCGGCCGTGGTGGCTGCGCCGTAGCGCAGCGCCCATTCGGCGGCCAGCCGGTCGGCCGGCGACCCGGCGGTGTCCAGGCCGAGCAGGGTGGCGGCGACCTGCCCGCGGGCGGCGGCCACCTGCGCGGCGTACGCCCGTTTGATGGCCAGGTAGGCGGCCACGCCAGGCAGTACCTGCGGCCGGCCGTGCGCCATCCTCAGCGACTCCCGCACGGCTGCGTCGGCGAGCCGGCCGACCGGGTCTTCGGCCACCGTGGCCACGGCTGGGCGGGCGGGCAGCACGATCGGCGCGGCCCGGCCGATCAGCCGGGCGAAGCCGCGGGTGCGGGTGCGGGCCGGCACCGGGTGACCCAGCTCGCGGCGCCAACGGCGCACCCACAGGTCGGCCCACTCCGCCGGCGGTGCGGCGCCGACCTGGTCATGGTCGGCGACCAGCAGCGGCCGGCGCGGGGTTTCCGGATGCTGCTGGCCGCACCGGCATGTCCGGCCGGGGTCGGTCGGGTCGACGACCAGCTCGCGGTGCCACACCCGGACCTGCCGGCGGACCAGCTCGTACCGCAGCGCGGCGCCTTGCCCCCGCGGCACGGCGACGGTGCGGGTTTCCAGGGTGGACCAGCGGCGTACCTGCGGTGTCAGGGATCGGCTGTCGCGGCTGATTTCGGTGCTGCCGGGGCCGACGAGGGTGAGCACGGCCAGCCGGCCCGGGGTGGGCGAGCCCACCTTCTTGGAGGTGACCTTCTCCGACGGCAGGGACGGGCCGGGCACCAGATGTTGGGTGAGGTCGCGCACGAGACGGGGCAGGGCGGCGAGCTGGGCGCGGCCGGCCTCAAGGTGGTAGGCGCAGATGGCGGCGGCGCCCTCGTGGCGGTGCCCGCCGACCCGGCACAACCCTGCGTCGTCCTGGCGGTCGCGGTCAAACATCGGTGGGCTGCCTGTCGGGTGTCCGGCCGCGGCGGTGCCGGCCGGCGGCCGACTGGTCGGGTTCGGCGTGCCGGCCGGGCTGCCGCCACAGCGACACCACAGCGGCGACGGCGGCGAGCAGCTGCGCGAGGATGGGTCGTTTCACGAGGTGACCCCCGATCGTCCAAGGCGGTGCCCCGAGCGGGCGCCTAGAGACTGTGAGGGTGCGCGGGGTCGCGGGGCCTGCCATCCCCGCGGGTTTTCGCCATGGTGTCCACTGGTGGTTTGCCGCGCGCACCCGTGTCCCTGCCGCCCAGCCTAATCGGTGATCGACAAACGTCAGGTCAGGTTGGAGCCGTACGCCTGTCCGGAATTGCCTGGCCGGTTGGCCGGGCCCGACTCCCACGCGTCGACACGGGGCCGGGCCCGGACGCCGGCGGTCACCGGACGCCGGCCGGCCTGGGCGGTGTCGGCTCGCTGCTGGTGGCGTACTCGATACGGGTGGCGGCCCGCTGCCAGAACATCCGGTAGGCGGTGACCGCGGCGGTGCCGACGATCAGGGCGGCGGTGGTCCACCGCTGCCCGGTCAACTGCCCCTCGAGGGCTGCGGTGCCTGCGCCGACCAGCACGCAGGACACGATGACGACGATCGCCCGGGTGATCGGCGACCAGCGGGGCTGCTGGATGATCGCCACCAGCGGCGGCATGAACGTGCCCACCAGGGCGGCGAACATGACCAGGTCCGGGATTCCGGCCGGCGCGCCGAGCCCGTCGACCGGGTCGGCGAGGATGATGTCGCCGGCCCGGTTGATTACCTCGCCGACCAGCACTGTCGCAGTTGACATGATCTTTCCCCCCGTTTCTCGGGCCCGGGCCGCGGTGGCCAGGGGTGCTACTTGCGGCGGGCCTGGGTCACGCAATCTTGCGCGGCCTGCCGCGTATCGCTGATCTTCACACACCAGGCGATGTCGAACTGCGCGGCGATCAGCTCGGAGACCAGCGCGCCGGTACGGGCCTGGCTGCGTTCGTAGCAGTCGCCGGGGGCGTCCTCGGTGGTGCAGTCGCGGACAGTCCGCAGGATCTCGCTGTTGCTTTCGTTGATCGCCCGGCTCTGGAACACCAGCACGCCCAGCCCGACCACCAGCACGCCGATCACGGCGAGCAGCACCATGTTGCGCCGGTCGCGGCGGGCCTGCCTCCTGCGTTCCTCGCGGGTCTCGGCGTCGCGCGCCTTGCGTTCCTCACGCGACTCGTCGGCCAGCGCCCGCACAGCGGTGCCGACGTTGTCCAACGCCCGGACCAGCGGCTCAGAGGTCGTCGGGTGGTCCACCGGTTCGTTCCCCCGTGATGCTGTCATGATCTCCATCCTTGTCGGTGTCGCCGCGGCTTTCTCTCATCTCCGCCCGGAGCAGGTCGATCGCCTCGCTGAGCAGCGCCGCGGTCCGTTCCAGCCGGGTCGCTCCGTTGGCCGCGGGTCGCCGTTCCTGCTCGCCAACCATCAACGCTGGTCTCCGTCCCTACGGCCGGCCGCCGGGTGTGTGTCGCGCCAGCGGTCGTGCCTCTGATCTCGTAGCAGCTCGGTGCATTCCTTGATGGCGTCGGCGGCAGCGAGTAGAGCGGGAATGGCCTGGTCCTGGATGGTGGTGTTGAGGCGGGTGACTTCGGCTTCCAGCCGGTCGGCCCGCGTGGTTTCACGCTGCCACGCCTTGAAAGCGAACCACACAAACAGGGCGCACAGCACGCCTATGGCGCCGTACTGGGCCAGGTCGGTGAGACCTGGGGGCGCGTCTGCGGCGACCGCGGCGTCGATGCTCACCCTGACGCTCCCGAAACGTGGACCAGTCGGGGAGCGGCTTCCGCGCGCCGCACTTCCGATGATGTTGCGACGAGTGTACGACCGGCCGGCTGGCGGTTCGCCGGTCCTTATGGTTCGCATGTTGGGCCGGATGTGGTTCGGTCCGCACCCCCGGCAGGGTGCGGACCGATGTGACGACGCCCGACGAGGCGTTCTATCCCTCTACCGTCCCGCACGCTATCGGCGGGGTACGACATTTCCGGGGTTGGTGGCGGGCTACCAGGTGTCGCCGCTGGATGTGGCGCCGCCCGGGTGATGGGCAGGCGGCGGCGGGGTGGTGTCGTCGGCGTGCTCGGTGACGTGGCCGACCGGCCCGCCGTGCTGCTGGTCTTCCACGACCGCGCCTTCGGGCCAGGGGCCGGCCATCTCGCGGTCGGTCGCTGGGCGTAGGCCGGGGAGGTCTTCCGGGGTGAGCGATGTGCCGGTGACCTGGGCGGTGCCGACTGCCCGGTCGGGGTCGGCCGGTGGGGTGGCGTGAAACTCGTCGGTCTGGACGGCGGGGACGGGCCGCATCCGCAGGCTCCACGCCTGCGGGCCGTCGACCCACTGCGGATGCGGCCCGTCGGCGATCGCCCGTTGCGCGGCGGATACCGCCCCGGCGGCGGCCTCGGCCCGCTGGGCGGCGGCGACCGCCGGGTCGTCGACCAGGGGGACGGCGTCAGGGCCGTTGGGCGGCGGCGACGCCGGGATGTGGCCGACGGGCTGGTTGGGGTATACCCGGACGCCATGCACGGTGTTGTGGTCGGTCCAGGTGAGGATCCCGCCCTGGTACGGGTTGAAGTAGCTGCGGCCGCCGTCGGGCATGACAACTTCCTGTATCCAGTCGCCGTCGGGCTCGCCGACCAGGAACACCGGCACGTAGCCGTCCGGCAGGTTCGGAATCCGTGTGCCGTCGCGGACGAGGACAGCGTCGCGTAGCGGCGACTCGCCTGGTTGCAGCGTGCGGCCCGTCGGGCGCCGGTCCCAGTCGGCCGGGTTGGCCGGGTTGGGTTGGGCGGGGATGCCGCCGGCGAGGCGTAGCAGCATGAGCAGCTTGTCGCCGGTGGCCCGGTCGGGGCGGCGGAACCGCCACACCCCGGCGGGGCAGGTCAGCACCGGGGCCGGATCCAGGGGTGCGCCGGCGTGGATGGTCCACTGCCCGCGGAACCTGTCGTAGCCGGCCGTCCAGGTCCACATGTAGCCGTTGCCCTCGCTCCAGGTTTCGATGGCGTCGGGTTCGCGGACGGGGCTGGTGGTGCGTATGTGGAGCACGGAGCGGACCTGGTCGACGAAGGTGGCGAGTGGGTCGCCGGCGAGGTTGGCGGTGTGCATGGGTCGTCGGTCTCCTTCGGGGGTCAGGCTGCGGGTGTGTCACGGGTCGGGTCGGTGTCGTCGAGCATGGCGACGGCGTCGTCGCCGTAGATCACCGCGGCGCCGAGCGCGATGGTCAGGTCGGCGGGTAGGTCGCGGGGTTGGTCGCGGCCTTGCGGCGCCGAGCGCCACACGCGGGGGGCTGCGGGCCCTCCGACGCGGCACTGGACGGCCACGCCGGAGGTGACGGTGGTGATGATCCGCACCGGGTAGGGCACGGCGGAGGGTGGGAATCCGCGATCGCGGAGCCATTCGTCGAGGGTGATCGAGGCGGCCGAGGCGGCGGCGGAGGCGGGCATGGGCACGGTGTAGCCGGCGAGCACGTAGGCGGTGAACGCGGGCGGCAGGTCGGCGCCGGGCATTTCGGTGGCCGGCCGGTCCGGTGCGGGGGTGGCCGGGGCGAGCCGGTCGGCGACGGCGCGGCGTGAGGTGCGCACCGGGGTGGGCTGGTCGGGTGTCCACGGGGTGTAGCCGGGCTGCCCCGGCTGAGGGGGCAGCCCGGCCGCCCATTGTCCACCGATCAGGGTTGTGGCGGCGGCGAGCGCGGCCAGCTCCCGGTCAACGCGGCCGGCGTACCAGCAGCACGGCCACCACACGCCGACGTTGGCGCCGGCCGCGGCCAGGTCGGTGAGGGTGGCGGCCTGTTCGGGGCGGGGGTCGACGCCCATCCCTTTGAGCTCCCGGAACAGCATCGCGCCCGGGCGGGGCGCCCACGCGTGCACGTCGGGGTATCCGGCGATCTCGCCGCGCGGTTCGATGCTGTGGTGGTAGCCGAGCCCGTACCCGGGGGTTTTGTGCAGCAGCGGGTGGGCGGCGCGGGCGGTCACGAACCGTTGGAGCGACACCGCGCAGCGGCTGTTGCCGTTCTCGGGTAGCTGCCACGCCGGGTCGTGTTTCTGGACGAGCCGGCCGGCGGTGAGCTTCGGCGAGTAGCCGCAGCCGTAGGCGTGGGCGGTGAACGACCAGCCGTTGTCGGGGCCTTCGGCGCCGGTCACCGCGGCGCCGTAGTCGCGGTGGCGGGCAGGGTGAAGCCGCACACCTTGCAGCGGAAGTAGTAGGCGGTGACGATCATGTAGTTGCCGTCGGGGACGGCGACCTGCTCCCGGTAGAGCGGCATCCGTTCATCGGCCTGGCCGGCGGCCGCCTCGTACGCTCTGGCCACCGATGGTGAGGTGAACTCGCTGTCGGCGTTGAGGTCCGCGGCGGCGTAGAACGCGTCGAGGATGCCGTTGGCGGTTGCGTGGAGCGGGTTGACTCCGCCGCCGGTGGTCACGTTGGGGCATAGCGGCAGGGCTTGGTCGGGGATGCCGCCGAGCAGCGTCATGTCGGTTCTCCCGAACTATTGTTGTTGATCTTGCGGAGTTGGGCGAGGATTCTCGGGTCGACGCGCTGCTTGAGCAGCCGTCCGGCACGGCTGGCCGCGCGGCGCTGGTCTTCCCGCCGCTGCATCGAGGCGGCTCTTTCGGCCTCGGCCGCTGCTGTGCCGTCGTGGGCGGCGTGCCAGTACTTGCCCATGGTCAGCGGGCTGCGCGGACACGTCCGGCATTCGTACGCGTAGTAGACGTCGGGGTTTTCCCCGCACCGGCTGGCGATGTGCCGGCCCCATTCGGCGGCTTCGGGCTCGCGGTGAAACCGGACCTTGGAGCAGCCGTCGACCCGGTCCGGTTCGTTGAGTTGGCCGTGCACCTCGCGGCGGATCTGGTACACCAGCGCGTACGCCTGCTCGACTTGCTGCTTGGCGTGCTGCTCGGCTTCCCGGCGCCGCCGGTCGGCCTGCTCGATGCGTTCCTGAGCGTCGCGGCCGCGCTGCTTGCGCAGGGCGTGCGCCTCTTTCTCCTCCTGCTCCGCGTGCGCGGCGCGGGCCTTCCACAGCGTTGTTTCGTCGCGTAGCTCGGCGCGGGTCGGTCCCAGCCGCAGCCACCGGCGTGCCCGCGCCCATCTGGTCACCGCCGGCCGCCTTCCGGCTCGCCGCGCAGCCACCGGCACACCCGGTGGCCGCAGTCGGGGTAGAAGGCGGAGATGAGTACGGGCAGCACGATGATCGCCGCGGTCGCCGCGGCGATGAGGCCGACGATGCCCAGCGCGACCGCGGTGTTCACGACGCACCGCCGGGGGAGACGACCAGTCGGCCGGCCAGGGCGCGGATCCGGGCGGCGGCTTTGCGTCGGCGTCGGCGCCACCGGTCGTCGTCGTTGCCGTCGTTGCGGTTCAGCCACCATGTCCCGAGACCGATCATCAGCACCCACGTCGCGCGCCCGTTGAACCCGGTGTGGCCGGCCGCCCAGTCGGCGTACAGCCGGCACCCGTACCAGGCGCCGACGGCCGGCAACGCGAACGGCTTGCATTCGATCCACACCGTACGGATCACCTCGCCGGCCCGGCCCGGGATGTACCGGCCGAGCCAGCCGGGGGACAGGAACAGCCACCACGCGTACGTCCAGCCGATCAGGTGGTAGCCGATCTCGGCCCACTCGCCACCGGTCATGATCGTGGTCGTTCCGCGCGGCGGGTCAGCTCGGCGGCCAGCTCGGCGGCGGTGGGGATGGGCCGCATGTCCATCCAGGTGCGCCAGGCGGTCACCACCCGGGGGAACGCGAGCGCCAGCCCGAGGAAGTTCTCCGGGGTGGCCTGCGCTTTGACGATCAGTTTCAGCACTTCGCCGGTGAACGACGACTGGCCGGCCAGCGTCTCCCATGAGCCGCCCAGGAACAGGCACAGGTCGCCGATCCCGTCGACCTGCGCGCCGGGGTCCAGCGCGCGCGGGTAGCCGCGCCAGTCGACGGCGGCCGGGCGGCCGGTCAGCCGGGCGGTCGCGGCGGCGAACACCGCAGCGCCGTAGTCGTGGTCGTAGGACGGATGGCCGGGCATGCCGAGGGCGGCGGCCAGCTCGCCGGCGGCGGCCTGGGCGACCCCTACGGCGTGGTAGCGGGCGACCTGGGCGGCCCGGCCGGGCCGGTCATAGAACCCGGCGGTGATGGCGGACACCCGGGCGAGCACGTCGGCCCGGTCGGTGCCGTCGACTTTCGTGTCCCACACGTCGGGTAGGGCGGCCAGCTCGGCGAGCCTCTCTTCAAGCTTGGCCCGTTCGGCGGCGCCGACCCTGCCCATGGCTGCCAGGGTGTAGTTGACGGCGGTGTGGGTGGCGTCGCGCAGCGCCGGCAGGATGTCGACGTCGCCGTACGCGGGCTGGCAGCGCTGCTGGGCGTCTTCGGCTGCCTGGGCGGCCAGGGCGGCCAGGGCGGTGGCTGGTTCGCCGTGCACCGGGCAGCCCGGGTCGGTGTGGATCTCCTGTGGTTCGGTGCCGGCCCAGCGTGCGTTCGGGCAGGAGCAGGCGGCGGGGTCGCCGTGCTCGTCGACCTCGTGCTCGACGGCGAGGGTGACCAGGTCGGCGAGGTTGTCGGTCGGGCCGCCGTCCGGGCGGGCGGCGAGCAGGTGCATGTTGCCGTCGCGGGCGACAACGTTGACGTCCGGGTCGTCGGCCAGTTCGGCGGGCAGGTGCGGGCGGCGGCAGGTGACGGCCAGCACCGGCCCGCCGGGGTAGGCGGCGAGCCGGGCCAGGTCGGGGTGTGTGCCGGCCAGGTCGGCGACGGTGTACCGGCCGAGCACGGCCAGCGGCGCCCCGCCGGCCGTGCTCGGCCCGTCGATGATCGGCAGCGGGGTGCCGTCGGTGTCGGTGCTCATGCGGGTCCTCCATCGGTGGGTAGGGTCGGCGGCCCGGCCGGGGCCGCCAGGTCGACGTGCACGGCGGCGTAGAAGGCGACCCGGCCGTCGCGGAACGGGTAGGGGCCGCGCTGCCCGGGGCTGATGTGCACCCGATGGCCGTCGGCGCCTGCGCGTAGGGCGGCCAGGGCGGCCAGCGCCGTGTCGACGTTTTTGCCCAGGATGCGCACTTCGACGTACTGGGTTTCAGCCACAGCGGGCCCCGTTGATGCGGTCAAGCTGGGCGGCGATCAGCTCGTCGGGCACGTCGGGTATGCCGGACCACATGTTGCGAGGGATCGGGGCGCCGCTGCCCGGGTCGTACATGATCCGCATGTTTGCGGCGGCCATGGCCAGCCGGGCCGGGTCGGCCACGATCACCCGGTGCGCGTCGCGGCGGAGCATCCCCGCCACTTCCATGATCCGCAGGGCGTTGCGGACCTTGTCGCGGGTGATCTGCCGGCCGGTCGACATTCGCGCCGCCCACCGGTCCTCGACGAGCCTGCGGTCGGTGGCGCCACCGGCGCGGCCACCGCCGGTGGCGCCTATGACGATAGCGGCGACCAACACCGCCTCCGGGCTCTCGTACGCGGCCAGCATCCGGCGGGCGTCGCCCGGGTCCAGCGGACTACCGGTCACGGCGTGCCTCCGCCTGCCGGACGGCCTGGGCGGCGCGCAGCTCTTCGGGCACCGCAGGTACGCCCGTCCACTGGTCCCAGCGGAGCAGGGTGCCGTCGGGGGCGTTCATCAGGCGCAGGTTCCCGGCGGCCATGGCCAGCAGGGCCGGGTCGGTCACGGTCACCGCGGCCCTGCCGTCGCGGCGGACAATGCCGGCCTTCTCCAGCAGGCGCAGGGCGTCGCAGAGCCGCTTGTCCACCTGGCGGGGGGTACGGTTCGGCAGTCTGTCCCGGTACCGCTGGAAGATGGCTCTGCGGGTGATGGTTCGGCCGTCTCCCGCACCGCCGCCCATGTCGTTGATGATCCACGCGACGAGCACTGGGGCGGGGTGCTCGTACGCGTGCAGCATCTGCCGGGTGTCGGCCGCCGGCCGGACAGCGGCGGTCACCGCTCGTCACCTGACTGTCCGCGCTCGCCGCCCTGGGCGTCGCGGTCGCGTTGCCGCTGGCCGACCGCGGCGACCTCCTGATCGGTGGCCAGCCGCCACTGCATCACCAGCCGCCCCCGGTCGTCGAACCCTTCGGGCACGTACCGGGGCTCGCCAGGCCACGAGTCGGCAGGCGCCCAGATCAGCATCGGCGCGTCGCCGCTGGTCCGGCAGTGCAGATAGCGGCTGGTCATGATCGGTCGGGCGGCCGACGTACCGGTACGGGGTCCGCCGCTGAACAGGTACACCATGTCGCCCGGGTCTTCGGGCTGCGGGCCGACGGTGAGGTCTCCCCACGGTTCCGGCAGCACCGGTCCGGCGCCGTCGGTGCGCCACCACCGGTCGGCGGGGTTCATCCCGGTGTGGCCGGCCCGGCGCGCGTTGGCGTTGAAGGTGGCCACCTTGCGGTCGGCTGCGTCGGCGAGCAGCTCCCGCAGGGCAGGGGTGAGCGCGGCGGTGCCGGCCTTCCAGTCGCCGCGCCGCCACATCTCCAGGGCGGCGTTGTCCAGGGCGGCGAGCAGCGCGCCGGCGTCACCACCCGCGGCACGTTGCGGCCTGGGCCGGCCGGGAGCGCCGGTCCAGGCGGCCAGCAGGTCGGCGTACCCGCCATCGGTGTCGGTGTCCCGCGGCAGGTCTTCCACATAGCCGGCCTCACCGTTCTGGCCGAGCTGGTCGACCAGCTCGGCCGCCACGTCCGCCTCGGCCTCACCGATGTGGTCGCGCACGAACCGCAGCAGCCCGGCGGTCGCCCACGCGTACACCGCGGCCCGGTGCGCGAACAGGTGTTGGGTGGCGACGAACGGGTCCACGGCGGCGCCGGCCTGCATCATCGTCTCGCCGACCGCGGCGAACAGCCCTTCGGCGTCCACGGCGGCCCGGGCGGCCCGGTAGCGGACCTCGGCGTACATCGACTGGTCTTCGGCGTCGGCGGTCGCCATGTCGTCGCGGGGCTGGGTCAGATTCCACGACACCTCCCCGGCCAGCATGCCGTGCAGCACGGCCAGGTTGGTGCGCACGTACGCGAGGTCGCCGCCCACCGCAGCCCCATCGCGGATCATGCCGAGCAGCGTCTTGGCGGCCTCCAGCCGCGACCACGCATCACGGGTGATCTTCCGCAGATGCTGCTGGCCCAGCAGATAGGTGACGTGGGACTGCGGGACGCGGGCGAGCATGTCGGCGGTCAGCGTCCTACCCTTGGCCAGCGCGTCGATGGCGCCGCCCATCGCCGCCCAGCTCGCCCGCAGGTGCGCCCGGTCGTCGCCGTGCTCGAAGGTGAGCAGCCCGGCCCGCCACAGCGCGTCGACGACAAGGTCGAATCCGGCGTCGACGACGAGGTCGCGGGCACTGTGCTCGTCGACCCACGTCGCGTCGGGATGCTCCCGGCGGGCCTCGGCGCGCAGGATCGGGGCCAGCCGGTCGGCGACCAGCTCGCTGCGCTGGTCCCGGTTGTCGATGGCGGGCGGTTCCCGGTACAGCGGCGGCCGTGGCGGCCCACCCGGCACAGCGAGCATCCCGGAATCCCACAGCGCGTCGAGCAGCTCGCGGCCGCCGGCAGTGTCGAGCAGCGCCTGGTCGGTGGCCTCCTGCCCACCGCGGTCCTTGTGCTCGGGCAGGTGCCGGTTGGCGCGCAGCCGCGGGCCGAGCGCGGCGGCCAGGGCCTCCGCGGCGCCGGGCGGCAGCCCGGTCCGGCGGGCCTCGGTTGTCTGTTCGGTCATCTCGGCAGTTCCTTTCGGATAGGCCGTCGACCTTGAGCGTGTCGGCGGCCGGTCGGGGTTACTCTGTGCGGGCAGCGCTCACCGGGCGGCCCATTTCAGCAGGGCACACCATCCCGCGTCTCGCACATACCGCCATGCGGCGGCATGTCGGCGTTGCCTGACAGTTGCGGGGGTGCGCCGACGTTGAGGCCAGCGACACGGGAGAGCAGCAGGGCATCACAGCAGCCCCTGCGCGCCAACCGCGGTCGGCGCCTCCCGCTCGGCCTCCTCCAGGTACACGTTGATCGCACCATTGGGTGCCCAGCCGTACGCCCGGGCGATGTCCAGCGGGTCGCCGCCCAGCTCACGCTGCTGGGTGGCCCGGCCGCGGCGCAGCGAATGGCAGGTGTACTGCTCGGCGTTGGGCAGCTCCGCCCGGATCGCAGCATCCTGGATGACCTCCGACAGGCTGGTGCCGTCCATCCGGTACGCCTCGCCGTCGCGGTGCCCGCGCAGCAGCACCCCGGCCTTGCGCTCGCCGGCCTTGTAGTGCGGCTTGGAGAACGGCCGGAACAGGGCACCCGACGTGACACCCTGGCAACGCAGCCAATCGGTCCAGGCGTGGATCGCCTCGACCCCGCAGTACTGCGGCCGCAGGCTGTTCTCGAACACCTCCCGCGACTCGATCTTCTTACCGGGCCGGCGGTTGGTCTTCGACATGCGCAGCACGAGCCGGATCCCGCGGGGGAAGTGCTCAACGTCGGCGAGCCGGTACGTGCCCAGATCAGCCGACCGGCCGGCGGTGTAGAAGTTCGTCAGGATGATCGCCCGGTCGCGCAGGTACTTCGGCTCGGACAGGTCCAGCGCGTCGACCATCCTGGTGACGTCGGTCGGGAATGCCCGCGGCGCCCGGGCCGGCGTCCAGCCGCTCTCGACCATCTCCAGCGAGTAGCCGATCATGGCGCGGGTCAGGTTCTCGCCGCACTCCCACGGCAGCGGCGGCGACCCTACCCGGTGGTAGAAGCGCACCGCGGCGTACCACAGCCACATGGTGGACGGTGCCGGCCGGTGGTGACGGCACTTGCAGCGGTTGTGGTGCATCGGCCGGCCGCGCCACTCATCCAAGTAGCTGATCATGGTGTTTTCGGAGACCGGCGCGAAACCGCGCTGCCGGTTCTGGCACCACAGCCGGAACGGCCGCCACGCCGCAGAGTACGAGCGCAGCGTGTTCGCCGGCACACCCTTGACGATCAGCTCGCGGGCCGAGGCCGGCAGGTAGCTGTCGCGGGCCTGTTGCGGCGTGATCTGTCCGGTGCCGGTCGGCACGACCAGATCGGTGCCCGCCCTCATGCGTCGGCCTCGGCGCCCGCCCTCAGCCGTCCGTCCAGGACGGACGCGAGGTTTTCGGCCACAGCCACCGACGTCGGCGTCGCCGCGCCCGGGTGGTACGCGCGGATTTCCAATTCGGCGATCACCGCCACCATGATCTGTTCCTCGGTCAGCGTGGGATCGCCGATCAGGCAGTCCCGTACGGCCAACGCCACAGCGCGCCGGACCTTCTGCTCGCCGCCGCTCATCCGCGTCGCCTCCGTCGTTGCTGGGTCTTCCTGCTCTTGATCTGAGCCAGTGCTCAGGCGGGACAAGTCAAGTTATCAGGGTAGAGAGATCGTCCGGGGCATCGCGGCCGGCCTGTTCGGATAGTGCGAGTTTTCCCAGGTCAAGCACGATGAAACACCGACCAGCGTGGGGCGCCACGCTGCGTAGTCGCTGGTCGTGACGCTGTGTACGCTGCGGGGCGGTGGCCGTCCTGCGTCGTCGGCCGACGACGGGCTCCCATCCTAGGAAGGTTGCCTCGTGTATCCGTTCCCGGACTGTTGCCCGAATCTGCCGGGCGCCGGCGTGGACTTCCAGCCGTGCGATGACGGCTGGTGCTGTCGGCACGAGCAGGTCCACGGCGGAGACCAGGTCGACGGGCTGGGCGGTGCGGTGCCGGTGTGTGACCCGTCGTCGTTTGTGTGCCGGTGTGTTCTGCCGGCCCATGCGTGGCGGATCGGCCGGTGCGTCTGGTCGGAGGTGTACGGGTCGGGGCCTGCGCTGTCGGGTGGAGATCCGCCGGCGGGGCTGGGGCTTTGGTCACGCCTGGGTGTTCGGCTGGATATGTGAACAATTCGGGCTGGTGGTCGCCGCTGTCGGGTGGTGTGCTCGGGGTGGGTTCAGCCGAGGGGGCCGGCGTCTTCTTCCACGGGTGGGCGCCGGCCCGTGGCGGTCACGCGACGGCTTCCGCAGGCTGGTCGGGTGGTTGGTCGTGTCCGGATGGCCGATTCGGGCGGGGTGTGGCGGGGCGGCGGGTACGGCAGAATGCCGGCTGGCGGCCGGCATTGATCGGCGGCCGTCGAAATACACCTACCCGTGGAGTTGGTCTGTCATGTCGTTCGGTTCTTTGCCTCGTACTGGTCGCGCTGCGGCGTTGACGATTGGTGTTGCCGGCGGGTCGTATGCGGTGTCGTGGCCGCTGTTGCTGGCGGTGATCGCCGCGGTGATGATCGTCGGTGGGACGTTGCTGCTGCGGATGACGTGGCGTCAGGGCCGGTCGGTGTCGGCGGCTGGTGCGGTGTTGGCTGCTCCCCCGGCGCACAGCCGGCGTGGTCGGCTGGCCCGTCTGCTGGGTCGGTGAGCGCCCGGCTGGTGCGTGGCCGGGTGTTGGTGGCTGCGTTGGCGGTGCTGGTGGCGGTGGCGGTGTGGTCGGCTCATCACGGGCTGGCCGCGCACGGGTTGCTCACCGAGGCGCGGGGGCACCGGTTTGTGGCCCTGTATGTGCTGCTGTGGGGTGTGCTGGTCGCGCAGCTCGGCTTCTCCTACCTGAATCGGCCGGTCGAGGTGGGTCGGCGGTGGCAGGCGCGGCTCGATGAGGCGAACGTGGCGGCGCTGGGGCCGGCGTACAACGAGGACCCGGCGGCGTTGCGGGCCTGTCTGGAGTCGATGATCGGGCAGGACCGGCGGCCGCAGTCGATCGTGGTGGTTGATGACGGGTCGCCCGATGTGGCCGCCTACGACGGGGTGCGGGCCTGGTTCTACCGGGCGGCGGCGGCGGCCGGCGTGCGGCCGGTGTGGGTGCGGCAGCCCAACGCGGGCAAGCGCCACGCCCAGGTGCAGGCGTTGGCGTGGGTGCGCGACGCCGACTTCCTGTGGACGGTCGACTCGGACACCATTTCGGACGCCGCGGCGTTGGCGGAGCTACTCAAGCCGATGTCTGATCATCGGGTGCAGTCGGTGGCCGGGGTGGTGATGGCGGCCAACGTGCGCGGCAACCTGCTGACGCGGATCACCGATCTGTGGTTTGTGACCGGGCAGCTCGTCGACCGGGGTGCCCTGTCGGTGCTGGGCGGGTCGGTGTGGGTGAACTCGGGGCCGATCGCCTTGTACCGGGCTGAGGTGATGCGCGACAACGTCGTCGGCTACCTGACCGAGACGTTCGGGGGGCGGCGGGTGCCGTTCTCCGATGACTCGCTGCTCACCTTGTATGCGATGACGCGGGGGCGGACGGTTCAGCAGCCGTCGGCGTTGGCGTTCTCGCTGATGCCGCAGCGGTTCGGCCATTTCTGGCGGATGTACCTGCGGTGGATGCGCGGGTCGACGATCCGGTCGCTGTGGCGGGCCCGGTTCCTGTCGATGGGCCGGCCGGCGTGGTGGCTGCATACGCAGCGGTGGGTTGGTACCGGGGTGTCGACGGCGTTGTTCGGCGGGGTGGTGGTGGCCGGGCTGGCGGTGTCGCCGACGTGGGAGCTGGTCGTGTGGCTGCTGGCGGTGCCGGTGGCCATCTCCTACGGGATGTGCCTGCGGTACATGACGATCCGCCGGTCGGATCAGTCGGCCTGGTATCAGTGGGGGGTCTGGTTGTTGGCGCCGGTGGCTGGCCTGTTCGCGGCGACGGTGTTGCGGGCGGCACGCTGGTGGGGTGTGGTGACGTGCTGGCGTACCGGCTGGGGCACGCGGGCCACGGTTGAGGTGGCGCTCGGCGCCGGGCCGGCGGTCCCGGAGCCGGTCGGAGCTGGCGGCGCGGTGGCGGCGTACCGGCCGGCTGATGCGATGACGCTGGTCATGCCCGCCGTTCGCTGACCGCGCGGCTCGAGGTGGGCTTGCGCGGAAGATGGGCATGTCGGCCGATGATGCCAGACAGCCGCGCGCCCGGCCCCGTACGCGAACGAGGCCGGGCGCGCGGGTGGTGGTCGGTCAGGCTCACCCCCTGAGCTTGACGACCACTCCCCCGGAGAAGATCGAGTCGTGCAGTTCGACGCGGTCGAGCAGGGTGCCCTTGGCCACGTCGAAGATCAACAGGCCGCTGATCTTGTTGCCGGGGTTGACCTCTTTGAGCCACACGTCGCTGCCCTGGTTGGCGTAGATGGCGGCGGTCAGGTCGGTGGAGTACTGCCGGCCGGCGGTGTCGTACGCCTTCTGCTCGGACTGGGCGAAGAGCTGCGCCTGGTCGCCGATGTTGGCGACGGTGAGCCGGATCTCGCAGTACAGGCCGGCGGCCTGCGCGCCGGCGTACTTGTTGCCGTAACTGGTCTTGCCGCATCTGGCCTTGGTGACGGTGAACTCGAACTTGCCGTCGCGGGCCGGCTGGCCGATGCCGACGGTGGCCTCGCGGGGGGTGGCGGTGCCGTCGGGGATGACGTTGGCGGCCTGCTCGGCGGCGGTGCCGACGACGATTGCGGCGCCGGCGGCGCACAGCACCAGGATCGCGCCGACGACGACGGCGGCGATCAGCCAGCCGCGGGACTTCTTGCGCGGTGGCTGCGGGGGCTGCGGGTAGTCGGCCGGCCGGTCGTAGCCGTAGCTGGGGCCGGGCTGGCCGGCGCCGACGTTGCGGGGGTCCTGGTGGTACATGGTGGTCCTCCTGAGGGTGTGGACGGTTGTGGACGTCAGGGGCGCGGCCGAGCCGTCCACAACTCGGCCGCGCCGGTGCGGACGGTACGCCGGGACGGTGCGGGTGCGCGAGCCGCTGTCGATGGGTCGGCCCGTCCGTCGGCCGATCACGACTGGTCGGGGTTGAACGTCGGGCCGAAAATCTGGCAAACCTTGCACGCGTGGCCGGCCGGGTGTGGTGTGGTAGTGGCGACACATGCCCACGCCCGGGTTTTCCCCGGCGCCGGTGGCGGCCTGTCCCCGCGTACGGGGGTGGGTGGGGTCGCGGGCGCCGCGCCTGGCCGGGAGAGGCTTCCCGGGCGGGTGGGTGGAATGCGCGTGAGAGCCCCGGGCCGAGCCGCGGAGGCCTGTCCTGCTGTGGTCCTGTTGCCGTGCGCTGGTCGCCGGCGTTTCCTGCCTGGTCATCGCGCCAGCGCATGTTCCTGGTCACCCGGTTGTGGTGGCGCACCACTCCCCCACGTCGGCTGTGTTGGCGCCGGGCGAGCTGGTCGAGGCGCTCGCGTATCGGGCGGCGGCGGCCGGCAGGGCGTCACGCGTGACGCGTTTCGCGTCACGCACCACCGTGGCCGCTGCCCTGGTGGTGCGACGGGACCGGGTCGCCGCGCACGCCCGGTCGCAGCGCGGCAAGCCGTACCGGTGGGGTGCGTCCGGGCCTGAGGCCTACGACTGCTCGGGTTTGGCGTTGCGGTCCTACGCGGTGGGTGGGCGCAAGCTGCCCCGCACGGCGGCCGCACAGTCCCGCCTGGGGCGGCCTATCCCCCGCCGGCTGGTCCGCCCGGGTGATCTCGTCTACTGGGGCGGTCGGGGAAGCGCTTACCACGTCGGTGTGGTGGTGAAGGTGACCGGGCCGTCGGGCCGGCTGCGGGTGTGGGTCGCGGACGCGCCCGGGTCGGGGCGGCGGGTCACGGTCCGGCATCCGTGGCCCGGCGGTGGGCACAGATTCGCCCGCCTGATTGGCTGACCGGCGTTACGCTGGGCGCCGTCCCCCCTGGAGACGCCGGGGCCCGGTCGCGGGACTCCCCCGCGCGGCCGGGCCGCGGTGCACTCCCCCGGGTTAGAACAGTCGGGGCTGGCGGGACGGCGGGGGCGACAGGCCGTTGATCGGGTAGCAGCCGCGGCGCAGCCCTTTCTTGGCGCCGCCGCGGCCGCGGATGCAGATGTAGCCGCGGGCGCCGCGTTCGGCGTCGGTGATCGGCTCGTACAGCAGCGCCACCGGCACCTCGGCGAGTGCGGCAATCAGCCGGGCCTGGGCGCGGGTCGGTTCGGCCTGGCCGAGCTCCCACGCGTCGACGTCGCCGTCCGGGTTGCCTTCGTGGGTGCCGCAGTGCAGGTCGACGTTGGGGCCGTCGAGGCCGCGGGCGTCGAGGACCATCGTGATGCGGGCCGGGACGATGAGGGCGCCGGGCGGAATGCCGTCGTCGTCGAGCTCCGGGGTGTCGTCCATCCGGTCACGGTACCCGCCCCAACATCTGCCCCGCTACAGGCTGTTGTCTGCTAGTTGCCGGTCGCATACCATGGCGGGTGGTCGGGTCGGGTGTTGGACGCACCTACCCGCGGACACCGAGACGCGTGGAGGCTGACTTATGGGCACCATCGACGCCGGCAGTTGGGCTCTGATCGCGGTCGGTGCGGTCGGCGGGATGCTGGCCACCCTGCTGTCTCAGGCGGTACGCGACGCCGTGCTCATCGCCGTCGACCGGTTCGTGTGGTGGTGGTGGCGGGTGGTGGCCGCGGTCAAGCGGGTGCTGCTCGTCGCGGCGGTGCTGCTGCTCGGCGGGCTGGCCGGGTGGGCGGTCCTGGCCTGGTGGGCACCCGACCTGATCGCGCAGTGATCACCCCTTTTTCTGGACTGAGGAGACGAACATGCGACGGCGGATTCATCCGGCCGACTGGTCGGTACTGGTAGCTGAGCTGTCCGCGGTGACGGTGCTTTTCCTGACGGTGGCCGTTGCGTTGTTGGCCACAGCCGGCGGGGACACGGGTGGGGCCACGTTCTTCCTGCTCGGCGCTGGGGTAGCCACGGCGGGGTTGGCGAGGCTGGCCTACCTGCATGGCAGACAGCGGGGTCGACGCGAAATGATCGAACATCGGGCGGCGCAGGCCGCCCACCGGGAACGCTCCCACGGCGAGTACGGGGCGGACCTCGCCGACCGGGTCGACGAGGTCCCGGTGCGGGCGTCGTGGGGTTACGACGGGCACGGCCGGTACGGGCTGGGAACAGCCGCGGCGGACTGCTTCGGCGAGCCGCGGGCCGGCCAGACGCCGGCGGGGCGGGCGGACTTCTCGGCGGCGTCGGCGGCGGCCGAGACCCCCTTCGAGCTTGGCGGACCGCCACAACGCCCGGCCGGCGAGGACCGGGACGTCGCCGAGCTGATCATCGTCGAGCAGGCGTTGCTGTCCGGCACGGACGGCATCTCCAAGCATGCGCTGTCCGGTCGGCTCGCCGAGCTGGGGCAGCCGGTACGCAACAGCACGCTGATCGAGGTGCTGGACCAGCTCGTCGCGGACGGGAAGCTGGTCCAGCGGCAGCGGTCGTACGGCCGGTACCGGCACCCCGATCACGCGGGTCGGTGTTGACGCTGTGTGGGGGCTGGACACGGTGCTGACCGCCTCGGTGGCGTTGCTGGTGGTGGTGGCGCTCGGTGCGCTGGCCGTGCTGTATCCGGCGGAGGCGGCCGGGGTGGTTGTGGTCGCGGTGGCGTGGGCGGCGAACCTGCTGCTGTTCAGTCCGCGGGCACGCCGGGCGGAAGAGCGATGGTGGGCCGAGCGGCGGGCCCGGCGGGCGGAAGACCGTAAGCACCGGGAGCAGGTCGCCGCCGCCGCGCAGGCCGCAGCGATGCGGGCAAGGGGTTTCCCGGAGTCGGTGATCGGGTCGTGGCTCGCCGACCACGACGAGGGTGGACTAGACCAGGGGGATCGGCGGGTGGAGTAGTCCACCCCGGGGCGGGTATCCGCCCTGGTAGGTGGGAACGGACGGCGGCGGCTACTTGTCGGGGTGGACGTCGCCTTCCTTCCAGGCGGCGACCAGGTCGGCGGCGTCGACGTCGGTGTAGGTCTCGGTGTCGGGTGGGTCGCCCAGCCAGACGCGCACGAGTGCCGGCGAGACGGGTTTGGTGCTGGCCTCGGTGAGCCGGTCGACCAGCTCGGCGAGCTTGACGGTCATCGGGTGATCTCCTCCTCCAGGATTCTGTCGATCAGGGCGGCGGCGGACCAGTCGCCGAGCCACTCGCCGGTGTCGGTGACGCCGTACCGTCGCAGCCGGGCGGTGATCTCCCGCTCGACCCGGTCGCTGACCCGGGTGCGTACGGCGGTGTCGTCGCCGTTGACCGCCTCGAGTAGCCGCTTACGCAGGTCGGGGTCGAGGTCGAGGTCGTCGACCGCGCACGGGGCGTCCAGCCGGTACGTGTCGGTGTAGCTGATGGTGGTGGGCATGCGGTCGGGTGTGTCCTTTCAGGGTCGGATCTCGGAGTTGAGGCCGGCCAGTGCGGCCTGCAGCATGGTTGCCGCGCCGGTGTCGGGATGGCAGTCGCCGATCGGGTCGGTGGCGGACACCCGGCTGCGGGAGACGAAGTGGTACTCGCCGCGGCGGCAGATGCGGATCTCGCCGGTGAAACTGTCGTTGATCCGGACCGCGGCGAATCGGGCGGTGGTGTCGGGCTCGATGGCCAGCGTGTACTGGACGGCGGTTTCGCCGTCGCGGGTGGGCAGCGCCCAGGGCTGGGCGGTCAGGACGGGGCCGGGGCCGGTGGCGGTGAGGGTGTCGGTGATCTGGGCGACGCGGGCGAGCAGCGCGGACCGTTCGGCGATCAGCGCGTCGCGTTGCTGGGCGGCGTCGTCGACCAGGGTGGCGCCGGGCACATCGGCGACGATCTTGTGGGCGGCGCCGGGGGGAAGGTCGCGGACCTCCACGACGGTGTCGTCGTACGGTGCCAGCTCCGGATAGGACACGGAGCCGGCGGAGCCGGGGAAGCCTCCGGAGATCAGCACGACGCCCTTGCCGAGCTTGACGTCTACGTCGCGGCCGGGCCGGTAGGCCAGGGTGCGGCCGGCGACGCGGAACTCTCGGGCGGTTCTGCGGTCCGGCCGGGCGGTCAGGGGGACTCGGACAGACAGGGTGGGCTGGTCGTCGGCGCCGTCGGTGCCGTAGATGTCGCGGCACAGGGCGCGCACGGACTGCTCGTCGCGGAGGTCGAAGGTCCAGGTGCGCGCCGGGGGTCCGCTGAAAACGCCGGACAGATCGTGCGCGGCGTCCACGAACGTGGCGTCGTAAGGGGCTTCTACGACCAGGCCGGCCGGGGTGGTGGTGATGGTGACGGTCATCGTCGTGGTCCCTTTCAGCGGGCGATGGCGGTGCGGACGGTGTCGACGGCGGCGCGGTAGGTGGCCGCGTCGGTGTGGGCGGCGGTCTTGGCCGCGTCGATGGTGGTCTTGCTGTAGGTGTGGCCGGTGGCATGGGTCAGCGGCATCCAGCGGTCGCAGATCGTTCCGGCGGCCGCGGCGGCGACGTTGGGGTTGGCTGCTCCGGCGAGGACGGCGCGGGCGCAGTCGGTGGCGCCGTTCCAGTCGCGGTTGCGGTGCTCGTGGCCGCACTCGGCGATCGGCCGGCCGTCGAGGCGTACGACGCCGATGTAGCGGTAGTCGCGGTCGCCGCTGCTGCTGGCCACGCGGCGCGATCCGGGGCGCAGTCCGCAGGTGTCGCGGGGCACGTCGACCGGGGGCTGCTCGATCTCGATGGTGTCGTCGGGGGCGAAGGCCAGCGGGCCCAGCTCGTCGTAACGGTCGTCGGTCATTGTCGTCCCTCAGATCAGCGCGTCGTTGTGCAGCGCGGGGTCCAGGGCGGCGGCCGCGGCGGCCTTGCGGGCGGCGGCACCGCGCGGCCGGGGGGCGCGCATGGCCAGGAAGTCGGGGCGGAACAGGGCGAGCTGGGGGTCGACCGGGGCGGGCGACGGGGCGGTGATGGGGGTGGCCTCGCCGAACAGGTCGAGCTGGTCCATGTTCGTCTCCCTGCCTGGTGGGTGGCCCGGGGTGGCCACCCACCCGACACGTTACGCGACCACCAACAAGACCACAACGGGAGGGGGTGGGTTATCCGAGGACGGCCAGGGTCAGCAGGACGGCCAGGGCGAGGCCGACCATCACCGGGTCGTTGACCGGCCACGGGATCAGCCGGGCGCCTCGACGCGCCACGGCGGCAAGCGCTCTCACGAGCGTTGCAGCCCACCGGCGCGAGCATGCGGCTCCGGCCGGGATCGCGGCTCCGGGTCCGGCGGCCGGGTCGGATCCGGCAGGTGGACCAACGTGGGATGGCACTTGTCGCGGTCCGGCGCTTTCCGTTTCGCCGACCGGGCGGCGTTGCGGCGGGCCGCCGGCGGGATGGCGGTCGGTATCTGCTTAAGCCCGGCGAGCTGGACGAACACCGACCGGCGCTCGATGGCGTCACCGTTGGGCAGGAGCTGGTATCCGTCCAGCCACACCCACCCGGTGTAGGTGGTCCAGTTGTGGACGCGGATGACCCGCAACAGGATCGGCTCGAGGAACTGGACGGACGCCTCGCGGTCGATGAGCAGCACGTCACCTGATCCGGGGATCATCGGCGGGCGCCTCCCCTGCGGCGTGCCCGTTGCAGTTTCAGGTGGACGCGGCCGCGGACGGTTTGCCGGCCGAGCTGGGCGAGCAGGATCAGCACGGCGGCGACCGGGATGGCGGAGGAGACCGCGGCGAGGATGCCCGACAGTCCGCGGCCGTCGTAGGATGCCCAGCCGAGCAGCCCGGCCAGGGTGAGCCACAGCAGGGCCAGGTGGGCGGCCTGGCGGCGCCACAGCGCTACGTGGGTGGGCAGGATGCGGTACCGCCGGCGTACGGCGCCGGCGTTGCCTTCGTTGTGCTCGTGGTTGTGGACCGGGGCCTCGGCCTGGACCATGCGGCGCTCGCCGGTCTTGGCCCCTTCGATGACGGTGCCCATGCGGCGGCCGGGCAGGCCGGCCGGGTGGATGCGGTGGGCGAGCACGTCGACGCCGTTGAGACGCCACGGGTGAGGCTGCGGGTCGAGCAGCTCGTCGGGGCGGGCGGGGCGGGCGCCGTCGGGCTGCCGGTCGTCGAGGACCAGGACGATGCGGCCGCGCTCGTCTTCGACGGCGTCGTAGAGGGTGCGCCACCGGATCGAGTCGTCGCGTTCGGCCCGGGCCACGTCGCCGGCCCAGTCCTGGATGTCGGAATGCTCCACCCAACGCACGAACCCGTTGCGGCAGGTGATGCCCAGGTAGAGCAGGTGGTGCGCGCTGCCGGTCGCCCAGGCGGTCAGGCGCCGCCACCAGGCGGCCTCGGCGGGGAGCTTCCCGAACAGCCGGTACGGCAGGTAGCCGCCGGCGGGCATCTCCGGCATAGGCCGGCCTTTGGTGCGTGGTTTGCCGGTGGCGCGAGCCGGCGTGACGTCGGCGGGGTCGGGGTCGGGGTGAGGCAGCCAGTCGACCGTCTGCGGCGGCGGGTCGCCGGGCCGGCGTATCCGGGTGCCGATGATGGGCCCGCTCATGCCGATGATGCGGCCGGTCATGCCGCTGCCTGCCCGTGCTCGCCCATCTGCGGGCCGGGAAACCACGGGGTGCGCTCCCCCGCGGGCTGGACGACGATGCCCTGCGCGGCCCACTCCCGCAGCCAGTTGTTGACCGTGGTCAGCGAGGTCGGGTAGCCCTCGGCCTTGAGCGCGGCGTGGATGTCGCCGGGCCCGATACCGGTGTCGGCGGCCGCGGCGATGAGCTGCTGGACGCGGCGGCGCGGCGGTACGGCCGGACGGCGCGGCGCGGCCGCCGGGGCCTGGTCCTTGGGGCGCACTGGTTCTTCGGCCGGGGACGCCCACAGGGCGTTGAGGCTTGGCAGCTCGGGGTCGTCGGCGGGGCCGGGCTGCTGGTCGTCGCCCTGGTCGCCGTCGCCGCCGGCGACGGCCTTCTCGGCTGCGTCGGCGGCCTTGCGGGCGCGCTCGAGCGAGCTGTTCAGGTCGCGTACGGCGCCGCCGAGGTCGGCGGCCGGGCCGGTGCTGGCAGGCTGCTGCTGTTGGGACATCGCGGGGTCCTCTCCGGTGCTGGTGGCGGCGGCGGCTGAGGGGCCGGCGCCGTCGGGGAAGATCAGCGGGAAGGTCATGGCTTCGTTGGCGGTAAGCACGCCGACGAAGTCGCGTTCGGTGCGCAGCCCGTCGTCGCCCTTGACGGTGAGGGTGACGTCGTCGCCGCGGCGCAGTGACGGCTCGTCGAGCGGGGGGCGCAGGGGGCCGACCGCGACAGCGATCTGGTCGACCTGCTCGGGGTTGACCCGGTAGCCCTTGAAGCGGTCGGGGAATCGGGTGCCCTCGGTGTAGAGGCCGCTGCCCTTCCAGGGCATCGACGCCGGGTCGAATCGGCCGCGGCGCCAGGTGGTGTCGAACAAATATTGGAGCTGGGTTTCGTCCTGGACGCGCATGCCGATACGGACCCGCGACTGCGTGATGATCTTTCGGGGGATGTAGCCGGCGGTGGCCTCCAGCGCGCAGGACACGACGCGGACGGCGGCGCCGCGGCCGGTGTCGGTCAAGGTGATGACCATCTCTTTGACCCGCTCGGACAGCTTGCCGAACTCATCGATGATCAGCACGATTTGCGGCAACGTCGGCCGGGGGACGATCTTGTCTTCTTTCTCGGCGTGCATCAGCGGGGCGTAGTCGGCGGTGCGGCCGTCGACGATCTGGATGAGCGCCTGGACCAGCAGGGCGGCCTGGACGTCGTTGACCGCGGTCAGGGCAAACACGGGGGCGGGGGCGCGTCCCTCGTAGTAGGGACGCTGCCAGGGGCGCAGGAATCGGCCCTGGCCGGACAGGTCGATGCCGGCCAGCAGCACGTCGGTGCACCGGGCCAGGCCGGCGACCAGGACGTTGAGCTGGTTGGACTTGCCGCTGTCGGTCTGCCCGACCAGGACGGCGGACTCGAATCGCAACGGCACCTCGGCGACCTTGCGGTCGGTTTCGACCCCCAACGCGACCGGGTTTTCGATGGTCTCCGGGCTGTAGTCGGCGGGCAGCGGAATGTCCTGGCCGAGCGCCGACACCGTCGTGATCTTGATGTGGACGGCGCGGCGGCCGAGCCCTTCCGGCCGGACGATCTCTACCCCGCAACCCTCGCCCAGGTCCAGCGCGGACGCGATCGCCTCTTCGTACGGCTTGATGTCGCCGAGTGTGGTGCCGTCGTCGGGCAGCTCGCAGTCCAGGGTGTGCCCGTAGTTGGGCTCCCACAGCTCGACGTTGAGGATCTGGATCGCCTTGCGGGTGATGCGGCGCAGCACCGGGCCCACCGTGAAGGCGATGGCTTCCTGCTCGTTGGCGGGGGTGCGGGCGGCCAGGGCAGCTTCTTCGGCGGCGAGCCGCTGGGCTTCGGTCTGTTTGGCCAGTCGTTCGGCCTCGGCGGCGGCGCGTTTTTCGGCCCGCTCGATGGCCCAGCCGACCGCGGCGGCGACGGCGGCGCCGGCGGCCAGGCCGTAGGCCGGGCGTGCCGCCCACGGGGTGCCCGGCGACCAGAACCAGCCGCCCAACCGCATGGCGGTGGCCGGCAGCGGGATGCCCTGGAATCCGGACAGGGTCCACGCCGACCAGACGCCGGCGGCCAGCCAGCAGCCGGCCCGGTAGGCCACGACCCGGTCGGGCTGGTCGTACCAGAGGGCCACGCCCGCGCCTGCGCAGGCGAGCAGGAACGCCGCGGCGAACCCGTACACCCCTGACCCGCCGGTGAGGTCTAGCAGCATGGTGGCGCCCAGGGCAGCGCCGGCCGCGTTGAGTACCCCGGAGACCGGCCCATGTCCGGGGCCGAACGACAGGTCCACCCGGGGCCGGCGCCGCCCGCTCATGCCGCGTACCCGTCGTTTGCGCGCAGGTCCCACATCCGGTTGCGGCGGTCGCGTAGCGCCTCGATGCGGGCGGCCTCCAGCCGGCGGGCCAGCGGGGCGACTTCGGCTGCGGCGTGCGCGGCGACCCGCTGGGTTTTGGCGATTTCGGCGAGCAGATCCATCACGGCCGGGTTGAGCGGGTCACCGTCGTGCGGGTCGGTGGCGCGGGTGTGCCAAGCCGTCCACGCTTCGGTGAGCACGTCGAGCACCTCGGGCAGGATTTCGTATTCCTGGATGAGCTGCATGACGCCTTCGGGTCGTTCGTGCTTGATGGCAACGGCTTTCATCTCTTCGGCGAGGGCGAGCAGCGCCCGCATCACCGACGGTCCTGCGGACACGGGTCCTCCTGATGCGGCGGCGGCCGGGATGGCCGGGCCGGTGGGTGTGGCGGGGCGGGAACCTGCGGGCCGGTGGCCTGCGGGTGGCTGGGCGGGGCGCCGCGGTGTGCGGCGGCCCGGGTCGGTGGTGCCGCGTCGGGCGGTGTCGCCGACGGCCGGTTCCCGGCCCGTCTTGTTGCCGGGCGTGGTGGTGGCCGGGTCGTCGGGTTTGGTGGTGCGGCCGGTCCGGGCCCGCCACCAGCGTCGCCACCAGCCGGGGTTGGTGCGGCGGTGTTCCCGCTGGGCGTCGCGGCGGGCGCGGGCCTGGTCGGCTGCGGCCTGGCGCCGCTGGCCGGTTTCGCCGCGCAGCTTGTGCCGGGCCCGCCGGGCGGCGTCGCGTGCTTTCCGGTCGGCGAGCAGCCGGCGGGCGCGGGCGACCTTGCCCGGGGTGAGCTTGCCGCTGCCGGATTTGCCGCCGAGCCCGGGCGCGCGGCCACGCAGACCGGACAGGCCGGATCCGCCGCGGCCGAGACCGGTCCGGGCGCCGCCGGTCCGTCGGCCGGCAGTCGCCGCGGTGCCGCCGCGGCGGCCGGCCGGGATGCCGGCTGATGCGGCCCGGCCCGACGTGCTGCGGCCGAGCCCGAGGTGGGGCATGCCGGTGCGGCGGCCGCCGCTGGTGGTGGTCCGGGTGGTCCGGAACGCTGAGCCGGAGGCGGCCCGGTTGGACCGCACGCGGGTGCGGGCCGCCGCGCCTGCGCCGACGGCGGCGACGGCTGCGATCGCGGCGAGCGCCCACGGTCCGCCGGCGTGTACGGCGGTGGCGCCGCCGATGGTGGCGGCGTTGCCGGCTGCGGCGGCCAGCGGCCGTACGTGGACCACCGGGTTGCGGCTGGGCTTCTTCTCGGCGGCCGGCTTGTCTGCTGGTGGGGCGGGTGCGGGCGGTGGTGCTGTGGCCGGCGTGGTGTTGAGCGTCATCTGCCGGGCCTTCCTATCCGGGTGGTGACGGGGTGTGCATGTTGTGGTCGTGGTCGTGATCGTCGTCGTCCCCCGGGCGGGGGGCTGTTTCTGCTGTTCTGGGCCGCCCGGGTGGCCCCTGGTGGGGCGACTGCATGCGACGACCACATGCGACTAGTTGCTGACAGTTACCGCCGGGGTGTTGTCGGGGTTGGTTTCGTCGTCGCCGGGGTCGCGGTAGGTGACGCCCAGGTCTTCGGCGTGCTGGAGCGCCCGGCTGATGCGTGCCTTGCCCATGCCGGTGGTGCGGGCGACGTCGTTGAGCGACGGCGCCCTGCCCTCCATCGCGGTGCGCAGCTCGGCCCACGACGAGAACCGCGGATACTCGCGGCGGATCTTGTCGAGGGCTTCGCGGGCGCCGGTGGCTCCGTCGGCGATCGGCGCGACGTTGTCCGCCGGCGGCCGGACCGGACCGGGCCGGTCCGCGTTCCGGTGCGGCGGTCCGGTCCGCGTTCCGGTGCGGCGGGTGGCGGGCCGGGCCGCGGCCGCGGCTTCGGTCCGCAGTGCTTCGGCGGCGAGCCGGTCCGCCTCTGCGGCGGCCCGGTCCGCGGCAGCCCGGTCCGCCTCGGCGCGGGCCCGGTCCGCCTCGGCGGCTGCGGCGGTCCGGTCCGCTTCGGCGCGTGCGGCTTCGGCCCGGGCCAACTCGATGCGGGCGGACCGGTCCGCCTGCTCGCGGGCGGTCCGGTCCGCCCGGTCGGCTTCCTCGCGGCGGGCGGCGGCGGCGAGCAGCTCGCGGCGCTGCGCGTCTTCGCGGTCCGCGGCGGCCTGGCGTTCCGCCGCGGCGGCCCGGTCGGCCCAGTCGGCGGCGGCCCGGTCGGCGAGCTCGGCGGCGAGCTGTTCCGCGTGGGCGGCCTGCTCAGCGGCGGCCTGGACGGCGTGTACGGCGGCGCGGTGCTGCTCGCGGACCTCGATGAACAGCCGGATGACCTTCGGGCCAACGTGGGTCCAGATGATGAGCAGGCACGGCACGGCGGCCTCGACCAGGGCGCGGCCTGCGGCTTTGACGTCCTGGTCGGCGACGGCGTTCATGGCCGACGGTGCGCTGTTGAGCAGCAGCATCACGGCGCCGGCGAAGACCAGGGCGCGGCGGGCGGGTAGGAGCTGGGCGGAGGTGACGCCGGCCAGGGCGAGCCACTGGACGGCGACCATGAACCCGACGACGGACAGGTCGACGGTGGGGGAGATCCAGGGGGCGATGTCTTTGTGGATGCCGATGCTGATGGCGAGGTGCTTGACGTTCTCGAAGGAGAACAGGAAGGAGGTCACGCAGATGGCGGCGCCGGTGCCGATGAGCACGAACAGGGCCAGTCCGCCGCCGGCGGGCAGGGGGCGGACCGGTCCGGGTGTGCGGACCGGTCCGGGGCGACGGCGCGGTCCGGTCCGTTCCTCAACGCGGTCCGGTGGGGCGGTCCGGTGGGGCGGTCCGGTGGGGCGGACCGGTGGGGGCGGACCGGACCGGTCCGGTGCATGGGGTCGCGCCGGGGCGGTCCGGTCCGGGATGGTCCGGTGGTCCGCGGTGGTGGTCCGGTGGTCCGGTCCGGCTGTGAGCATGCCCGCCAGTGTGACACGATCCGTGCAAGGTTTGCCAGGTTTGCAGGATGCGGCCGCGTCTTGGCGGTCGGGTTTCCGGCTGACTGGCATGATCGTGTCGCTTCCGAGGTTTGCTAGGTACTCCCGAATGGATCAGGGGTGGCGTGTGGACGGTGCTGGTGATCGGGACCGCCCGACGATGTCGATGGAGGACGCGGCCCGGCTGGTCGGGTTGTCCGTCGATATGGTCCGGCGGTACATCGACAAGCAGGAGAGTTTGGGGCGGTCGGTGGCCGAGCGGGGGCGCGATGATGTGGGGCGGCCACGCAAGGGTGCGTGGCGTAAGCCGTACCGCGACGCGATGGAGGCGTGGCGGGATATGCGGCGGGGGTTGGCTGCCAACGGGTTGATCGCGGACACCTCACAGGACTAACACGACACGCTGCGTTGTGGTCTTGTTGCTGGTCGTGTTACGTTTGCTTGCGCTGGGCGGAACGGCCGCCCGCCGAGGACGAGGGGGCCGAGATGTCGGACCTACTTCCCGCCACAGCCACGCCGGTCCCGCCGGTCGACGCCGGTCCCGACGGCGCCCCGTTCGTCCGGGTACTGATCGACCGGGACAACCGCCGGGCGATCATCGCCCTGGACGCGGCCGCGATCGGTGCGCTGATCGACATCATCGACGCCGGTGCCCCGCACGACCTGAGCCTCGACCCAGGCGTGTACGGCATCAGCCAGGACCAGGCCGACACCATGGCCCACGTCGCCGGCCAGCTCCACGGCCCGCTGCTCAAGGTTCTCGGCTACCTCTGACCCGCCAGCATCGACGAAGGAGCGGCCCGCCATGCCAATCAGCAGACCCCCATCCCATGTCGTCCAGGACGGCGTAGCGCTGGCCGAGCCGGCGTCCGGCGAGGTCCGCATCTACACCGAGACCGGCGCGCACGATCTCAAGTTCAGCCCGGCCGATCCGTTTGGCTGGGTCACCGCAGCCACGGCCGTGCTGGCGCAGGCGCGGTGGAGTGTGCGCCAGATGCAATGGGTGCCGACGCTGGACGGCCGTTTCGTCATCAACGTGCGCCAGGTGGAGACCACCGGGCCGGCCTCCACCCATGACGACGGGCTGACCGCGCTGCATGCCGCGTACACCGAGTGGCACGACGACAAGGCGTCCAGCAACGACGTCGACCAGGCGCTCGACGACTTCCTTGTGGCGCACGGCTTCCCGACGGTCTTGTATCGCTGAGACCGGCCGCGCGCAAAGACCCGGGGTGGGTGCCGGCCCGCCTCGGGTCTTTTCTGTGCCCAAACCGCCCCGCGTTGTTGTGGTCTTGTTGCTGGTCGTGTAACGTCACGGGTGTTGGGCGATCGGGTCGCCCCGCCGAGACGAGAGGGCCAGCCATGACACTGCGAAACGACTACAGCACCGAGACCCTCGAATTCCCCAACCACAGCGCCCCGGAGATCATCGACACGGTCGAGATTCAGGGCCGACGCATCAACATCGTCCGGTACGCCACGGTGGAGTTGCGGGCCAAGGACGCCGAGCCGGTGTTCGGCAACACCGCCACGTTCTACGCGGTGCCGGCCGACGCCGAGTTTCACACGCTGAGCCGCACCTTCTTCATCAACGACGGCGACCACCACAAGGCCGGCCAGCCCAGCGGCGGGTACACCTGCGCGTACGTCAAGAACAGCGTCGAGATGGCCCGGTCCGCGACCGCCAAGGGCGCCGTCAAGAGCGCGACGGACCGCGTCGAAAACGACCGGCTGTACGCCACGTACGCCCCGGTCGCGCAGGCCAACTGCCGCACCTCCCACCGGGACGAGTTCGACACGCTGGACCCGAACGCCGACATCGCCCCCGGCGACCTGGTGATCGTCCACTCCCACCAGCGGTACCGCGTGGGCGTGGCCATCAAGACCACCCGCACCAAGGTTTCCTGCCTGGCCACCACTCCCACCGGCGGCACCAACGGCGTGACCCGCACGAAGGGCGTAGAGGTCCGGCTGCTCGCCAAGCGCACCGCAGACCCGGCGCCGGCCACCGACCTGCTCGCGGAGACCAGCGCAATGCTGGACGACCTCGAGAAGCGTTACGCGATCGAGGACCAGGGCAACGCGCAGACCGACGTGGTCGACCAGGACACCGCGGCGCCCGTGCTGGGGATGACCGGCGAGCAGGTCGCCGAGATGATCGCCCCGCGCACCGACGAGCCCGTCGGCCAGGGCGACGAGGACCCGGTCCTGCGCGACGCTCACGCCGAGGACTGCGAGGTCTATCTCGGGCACTTCTCGCGCGCCACATGGGATCGATGCACATGCCGGGTCGGCGTGGCCAGGATGCGCGCCAAGCTGCTCGCCGCCGGCCGTATCGGGGCGCCGCTGCCGGGCGACGACGAGGTCCGCGCGCTGTACGCCGCGGTCATCGCCGGCGGGCCGGTCGCCGAGGCCGTCGACCAGGGCGACGCGGTCGCCGCGCCGGCACAGTGGCCGGTCGGTAAGACATTCGGCGACCTGGACCCGGCCACCCGGGCCGCGGTTGTCGCGCAGGCCGCGGCCACGCTCACGGGGGAGCTGGCGGCGACCGGCGACGCGTTGAGCGCCGTCCTGGACGGGTGGGACAAGGACAACCAGTGTCGCGGCTGCGGGGCGCACATCAGCGAGCCGCACGGGCCCGTCGAGGGCGGCAAGGCTTGCCCGAACAACCCCGACCCGGTCGCCCCCGTCATGGCCGTCGGGCAGAGCACGCCGCGGCCGGACTACGCGGCGCCCAGCGGCGGCGAGCGAGTAGGTGAGCACTGGAACGCCCGGATGATCCGCGAGCAGTCCGCTCTGGAGGGCAGTGCACTGCCGACGTCGGCGGACGACGAAGAGCTGCGGTGTGTGGCCGGCCGGGTCGCCGCGTCGATGATGGGGCAGGCCGACGCGGTGCCCGGGTGCACGTTGTACCGGATGGTGCACGCCCGCGGCGGGGCACGGGTGCTGCGCCTGCATGACGAGGGCGGCGAGCTGCTGGCGGTGCTGTCGGAGACGCCGGACGGCCGCTGGTTCGCGGTGCTGTCCGACAGCGACCGGCTGGTGCCGGGGCCGGACGGGTTCGCGGAGTTCGGCGAGGTGGTGGCCGCGGTGCGGTCCGAGGCGGTGCCGGCCGCCGGATGTTGACCGGAAACGACAATGGGGCCCCGCGCATCTGTAGTGCGCGGGGCCCCATTGTGACTGGAATCGATCAGTGGATGTTAGCGGGGTAGAGCCGCCCGGGCGGGTGGGCTCGCCGGGGGCAACGCCGGCCGGGGTGCCGTCCCGACGATCCTGGGCGGGGGAAGCGGACGCATCGCCGGTGGTTCACGCCGCGGGCCGGGTATCGCCCGGGCGGTCACCTCGTGGCGGTTCAGCGGCCGGGCGGGCTTGTACTCGACCAGCAGCCGCAGCCACGCCAGGAACGGCACGGCGATCGCGGCGGCGGCGGCGAGCTGGAGCCGGCCGGCGAGGACCGGGGCGCCGTCGAGGTCGGCCCACGCGGCGGCGAGGGTGAGCGCGGCCGCGGCGGCGGTGAGCACGCCGACCGCGACGTGGCCAGCCCGGCGGCGGGCGGCCCGGGCGTGGGGTGCGGGGCGGGGTGGTGGTTCGGTTCGGGTCATGCGGTGATCTCCGTCTCGGTGTGCGTTGTCCAGACGCGGCGATGCCGGCCGCAGCCCACGGGGCAGTACGACCGGCATGCCTTGGGTGATGGACGGGCCGCCCGCGCTGCGAAAGGCTTGCCCATCAGCGCCGACGATACGCCCGACCGGCCGGGCGCCGCAATGGCCTGTGGTGGGGTTTTCGCATGTCGTGTCACTCGGGCGATACCGGGCCGGCGGGGCGGATGGCGACGGGCGCGTGCCCGTTGCAGCGTAGGCCGCACAGGTAGGGGCGGGCCGGGCCGCCGCAGAACATGCACTTGCCGGGGTAGTCGGCGCACCGGTGGGCGCGGCGCCGGTTGCCGGCCGGGAGCCGGGCCTCGCCGGCAGTGACGCGGCGCACCGCCCACCCGCCGCCGACGGACACGGCGAGCAGGTCACCGGCCGGATGTTCCATGGCGATCAACACCTGCTCACCGGTCAGGGCGACGGTGCCGCCGCTGGCTGCGGCCAGCGGCATCGACGCCGCGTAGGTTTCGCCGCAGTCCGGGCAGGCCGGCAGCGGGTTGAGGTAGAGCAGCCGCGGCGCCAACTGCCCCACGGCCGCGGCGACCGGCGGCGGCAGGTCGGGTACGGCGGCCAGGTGCCCGCGCCCGCGCGGCGGGGTCGGCTGGGCGGCGGGCCGGCACAGGGCAGTAGTGACCCGGTCGACCAGCTTGGGTAGGTGCCGGCCGTTGAGTACGGCGGCGACCGTCGCGGCGGTGACGGTGGGCCGGCAGGCGTCGAGGCCGACGGGCAGGTCCCGGCGGATGGCCATGATGTCCCGGTTGCGGGCCAGCACCGCCCGGGCCGCGTCGCCGGCCAGCTTGGCCGCGTAGGCCGTACCGACCGCCTCGCGTACGGCGGGCGGGTCGGCGAGCGCCGCGTCGACGGATCCGAGGTGGTTGAGCAGCTTCGTGGCGGTCTTCGGGCCGATGCCGTGCACGCCGGGCAGGTTGTCGGAGGTGTCGCCGACCAGGGCGACGTAGTCGAGCCACTGGGCGGGGGTGACCCCGCCGTACCGGCCGGCCAGCCAGGCCGGGGTGTACTGCTCGGCGTTGTCCAGCCCGGACACCAGCCGCAGCACACTGGTCGTGTCGGTGATCAGCCCGAACGCGTCCTTGTCGCTGGTGGCGATCACACACCGCCAGCCGGCCTGCTCGGCCGCGGCGGCGGCGGAGCCGAGCACGTCGTCGGCTTCCAGCCCGGCCGGCACCATTGTGGACACTCCGATGGCGTCGAGGATGGCGCCGATGTCGTCGAGCTGGGCGTAAAGGTCGGGGTTCTTCTCCGCCCGGCCGGCCTTGTACTCGGGGTACCGGTCGCGGCGGGCCGACGTGGCCCGGTCGTCGAAGCCGACCAGCAGCCCGTCGGGGCTGGTCTTGTCCACAATGCCGGCCAGCAGCGCGAGGAATCCGTACACGGCGTGGATGGGCCGGCCGTCCGGGGCGGTCATGCCCGCCTTTTCGTAGGCGTGCCACGCCCGGTGGGCCAGCGAGTTTCCGTCCACGACCAGCAGCACGTCTGGCGCCGTCGCGGCCGGCGGTGGGGCGGGTTGCAGGTGGCGGCGGGCAGGTGGGCCGACAGCCGGGGTGGCGGCGCGGCCTCGGGCTTTGAACCAGGCCGCGTCGGGGCAGGTGGCGTAGTGCGACGTCCACCGGTGCACGTCGCCGCCGGGCTGTTCCCCGGCGGCCAGGACACGGATCCGCCAGTCGCCCTTAGCGACCATGACGCGGATCAGCCGGCCGTCCGGGTCCGGGGTGAAGTCGACCGGCATGCGGCCACCATCGACCGTCTTCGCCCACCTGATCTTCGCCGAGCAGTTCGGGCCCTCGCACGAGCCGGTGTCGCGGGGCACCCCGGGCGCCCGGGATGCCTGCTCGCGGCGGGCGGCGTCGATGCGCTCCCACGTTGCCTGAGAGGGGGCACGCCGGGCGGTCACGGCAGAATCCCGGCGAGCAGGTCGGCCTGGCCGGTCAGCTCGGGCGCGGCCGGGACCGGTACGGCCAAGGCGCGGGCGACCTGGGCGGGATCGTTGGTGCGCCAGCGGGCGATGACGTCGGTGTAGTCGGCGGAACGGTCGACGCTGATGCCGGTGCGGCCCGTCGCCGCGGCGACCAGCGCGGCGGTACCGGTGCCGCCGCACGGGTCCAGAACGACCCCGGCGGGCGGGCACCAGCCGGCTATGGCCCGGCGGGGCAACTCCAGCGGGAACGCGGCGTAGTGGCCGAGACCGTCGCCGCAGCCCGGCGACGGCTGGCCGGCGCAGCACCGGGCGTGCGCGACATGGGGCGGCAGGGTCAAAGGTTGGGTGACGATGTCCCACACGGATCCGGGCAGCTTGCCCAGCGGGTTGCTGGTGGAGGTGCGGCCGCCGTTGGCCAGGTCCAGGCGGACGTCGCCGCGGCCTCGCCGTCGGGCGTCGTGCTCGGGTGAGGCGCTGGACAGCGGCTCGCGGACGGCGTCGATGCCGGCGAAGTGGCGGGCCGACTTGACGAGGTGGAAGACGTGTTCGTGGTCGCGGCGTACCCGGTCGGTGACCGACTCGGGCATCCCGTTGCGCTTGTACCAGAGGATTTCGGCGCGCAGGATCAGCCGCGGCCCGTCTGCCGGGGTGGCGGCGAGCGTGTCGACCAGGTCCTCGGCGACGGCCAACGGGACGACGCCGGCGGCGACGTCGGCGAGCAGCAGCTTGACCACGGACGGGTCGGCGAGCGCGGATCCGGCGCCGATGCACCGCAGCGCGTACCGCCATGGCAGGCCGAGCAGCGACTTGTCGCGGGCGAACGAGGTCACCGGCGGGTGCGGCGGCCGGCACTCGGCCCGGTCCTGGCGGCCTGACACAGCCCGGGACGGGCCGGCGTTGGCGCGGGCGGCGTACTTGTCGCCGAGGTTCACGAAGATCGACCCGCCGGGTTTGATGACGCGCGCCCACTCGGCGGTGCAGGCGACCAGCCGGTCGACGTAGGCGTCGGGGCTGGGCTCGTCGCCGAGCTGCCCGGCGTAGTGGGCCCCGCCGTCGGTGTACGAGCGTTGCGCCCAGTACGGCGGCGAGGTGACGACCAGGTCGACCGACTCGTCGGGCAGGGGCAGGGCGGCGGCGTCGGCTCGTAGCAGCACGACACGTCCGGGCAGCCGCGGATCGTGGGCGTTGACCGGGCCGAGCGCCCGTACGGCGGCCTGCCGTCGGTCGGGGGTGGAGTCGGGGGCGGCGGCGGCGTTGGAGGCGTACGGGGCTTCTGGGCGGCCTATGGTGGCGGTCATCGGGGGTTCCTCTCGTCTCGGGGTGGTGCTGCCGGCGGGGTGTCCAGGCCACGCCGGCAGTGGTTGACGCTACGCCGCGTCGGCGGTGCTGTCTGGCGCCCGTTCGGCCTCCATCCGGGCCTCGGCGGCGGCGACCCGGGCGTCGATGCGGCACGCCGAGCAGTTGTCGGCCGGCTGGCCGGGGTGGGTGCGGCAGCGTGGCCGGTCGTTGTCCAGGTACCGGACCGCACCCTCGGGCGCAGCATCGCCGGCCGTCGGCCAGGGCGGCGCGGCCGGCGGCCGCGCAGCTTGCACCGCCCGGGCGGCGGCGACGGCCAGGTCGGCGGCCAGCATGGTGGGGAACGCGCACGCCTTGTCGTGCGCCAGCTCGACCAGCCGCTCGGCGACGTCGGCTGGGTCGTGGCCGGCGCCCAGCGCGGCCTGCGCGGCCTCGCCGCACTGCCGGACCGTCCAGCCGGGCACGCCGGCGCGGGCGGCGGCGGCGGTACGGCAGGCGGCGACGAGGTGTTCCCGGTCGTAGTCGCCTAGGGCTGTCGCGGTCTCCGTCGCGGTGCTCGCGTGCGCGCTAGCTGACGTTCGCGACGGAGAAGAGGTTTTACCCGGGTCAGTACTTCCCGGGTCTGTAGTTCCAGGGTCGGGTGACTGGTAGTCCCCCCGTGCTGGACTAGCAGTCCCCCCGTGCTGGACTAGCAGTCCCCCCGTGCCCGATTCGTCCGGGTCGCCGACGGGGGTACTAGCAGTCACCCCGTCGGCGGCGGCGGGTGCGTCGTCGCCGCCCTCGAGCAGCTTCTTGGCGCGCGGCTTGCCGATGTCGTTGCGGGGGGTGCGTCGCTTGTCCTCAGGTGGTGGCGCCTGGACCGGCCGGTTTTCCGGGGTGAGCGGCGGCAGATCCTTGGCGGCCCGGCGGGCGTTGGTGCGGGCCAGGTCGGCGAAACAGGTCGCCGGGATCAGCAGGTCGTAGACCACGGGTCGGCGGTCGGCGCGGATGTATGCGGCTTTGCGTTGGTCTCCGAGTCCGAGCAGCCCGCGCTCGAGCATCGCGTCGAGGCGCCGTTGGACGGTCTTCGCGTTGACCAGGACGTCGGCGGCGATGGTGGCGGTGCCGAGCAGCACGCCGCAGCCGGCCTCGTCGGCCTCGTCGGCCATCCGCACGAGGATCGCGTATTCCTGCACGTCGGCGACCGGGGCCACGGTCGCGGCCCACATCAGGGCGACGCTGCTCATGCCGTCACTGCCCGGTGGTCTTGCATGGTGGTGGTCATGTCTATGCCGTTCCGCCCACCGGTGGTGGCGACACGCCGACGGCAGCACTAGATGGCGGGTGCGGTACCGGTCCGCTTCCGCTATGCTGTCCTCGCCGCGCGCAACTCCCGGTGTGGCTGGTAGAGGTTAAAAGGGTCGAGCGCTGCAATGTTTGACGGGTAGGCGACCGCTGAAATCGCCTGCCACCTCCCAAGATCGCCGGATGTTGAGCGTCAACGAGCGGCCCGCTTTCGCGGGCCGCTCGTTGTTTCAGCCATTGTCACAAGGTCGGATGGTAGACCCGCAACGATCGACAGGGCGAGCATCTGGCGCGACACGCACCGGATCAGGGACACGGCCGGTTGGTTGGGTCGCAGCATGACCGGTCGCCCCCTTTGGCCGTCGTGGTCTTGATCCGCTCTAGGCGATCACGGTATCCGACCACAGAAAACGACGCAACAGGCCATGCCGGTAGTTACGGGTCGGCCGGCTGGCAGCGGCCGCGGACGTGGTTGGCCTGCCAACCGATCTGGCGTTCTAGCTGGTGGCGCAGCTCGGCCTCGAGATCCAGGTGGCGTTTCCGTTCGGCGGCGTACGTCTGCTCGAGCGCGGCGCAGCGTCCGTCCGCGATCGCCTCGGCGTCGGCGACCAGGCCGGCGGCCAGCTCGGCAGCCCGGTCTTCGATCCAGCCAGTCAGGTTTGCGGTTGCGGCGGCCAGGTCGGCGGCGAGCTGCCCGGCGCTCATCCGGCGCCAGCACGCGGCGGCGGACCGCCCGGGCCGGGCGGGGGCTGGTGCCGGGCCCGGTGCCGGCGGGCACGGTTGCGGGCGTGGAAGTCGGCGCGCTGCTGGTCCGTCCACGGCGGCGGTAGGTCGTCGCGGCGTTCCTGGGCGGGCGCCGGGTGATGGCCGGGGTCTTCCCCCTCGCCGTGCAGGTAGAACCGGTGGGCTTTCCACCCCCAGTCGCCGGCCTGGACACGGACCGTTCCCGGGCAGTCGTGGCAGGTGCGGGTCGACGCGCCGGCTTGGTCGTACGCGCCGTACGCGGCGTCCCAGTCGCGCGGCGGGTCCAGCTCACCGCCGCTCACGCGGCACCGCCTACGGCGCCCGGTCGCACGTCCTCGATGCGGCCGCCGTCCGGCCACGTCCAGCCGGCCCGCGACCGGTGCCGGCCCTTGTCGTTGTGCGGCTTGCGGTTGCACACCAGCCGGGTTTCCCACCCGTACCGTTCACGCTGGCCCCGCGGGACGGATACCCACCGCCCGCAGTAGTTGACTCCCGCCGCCGCGCCGCTCACACCAGCCGCCCGTGAAGCCAGGCGTGCCAGAACGCGCCGGCGGCCGGGATGGCGAGCCACAGCACCAGCAGCACCGACCACGGGGCCGGCAGCCCGACCGGGATGGATGCGACCGCGGCCGCGCCGAGGACCAGCCCGGCCAGCCGCGGCGACCCCCGCCACCTGACCGCCACGAACGGCACCGGACACCACGTCCAGGTGTCGCCGGCCGCATAGCCGCCCACCAGACCACCCGCGCGGGGCTCCAGCTCCACGTACAGCCGCCGGCGACGGTCGGCCCGATACACCCGCGGCGGCGGCTGCTTGGGGATCACCACGGTCTCGTCGGCGCCGATCACCACGGTCTCGTCATCGAGCACGGTCAGCCCCCTGGCATCAGCGCGGGCATCGCGCCGCGCTCGTAGGTGACGGCGAGCTGGTCGGCCGCCCACTCGCCGACGGTCGACCCGTCCGGCAGACAGATTTGAGCCAGGAACTCGTCCTCCACTGTGGAGATTCCGGCCTCGACCGCCTCCAGCTTCGCCTTGATTACCAGCGACAGTGCGCGCCAACGCTGCCGGGTCGCCCGGTCGAACTCCTGTTCCGCCGCGCTGGCCGACCGGGCACGGCCGGTCGGTGTCTCGGTGAACTCGCGCGCCTGCCGGTCGGGCATCGCCAGCCGAAACCGGATCCTGCGAACACCGCGCGGTGTACCGATCTCGAACATCACCGTCGCTGCGCCGTTTTCCCACCCGTATGCGAACGCGGTAGCGCCGTACCGCTGCAACGTCCGCTCGATCTCGTCGCGGCTGCGGCCGCTGGGCACCTCAGTCCGCTCGGCGTACCTACCAGCCATCGACTCTTCCTCCAGCCCCGTCGTTGAATGGCCCGATGAGCGCAATCTCGGCGATCTCGGCCGGTAGGAAACGTCGCACGTCGGACGGATCATCGGCGTTCGGGATGCTCACCGGTATGCCCGCGCTAGCCGGGTCGCGGAACCACGCGTCGATAGCCTTGTAATCGGTCAGCGTGGTGGTGATCCGCAGCAGGGGGCCGACCTTTGGGACAAGCAGCATGCGGACTCTCCCCGGAAGGCTACGCATGGTTGTCTATGCCTCCCTCGGCTCGGCGGATCTCGTCACGGATCGCCTGACGAATCTCAGGTAGAGCGGCCTCAGCCTCGGCGTCGGTCAGCGGCCCGAACTCCAGATCGACAGCCTCGCGGTAGCGCACGCCGCGGTTGGTCTCCTCGCATCGCAGCCAGCGCCGGCCCTCCTCGTCGTGTCCGGCGGGGTGCCAGTGCTCGCCGTGCGCGTCCACGTACCGGGGCGTCAGGTTCTCGACGTGGGTCAGGCAGATCGCGCCGCCGGTCTCGTTGACCCACAGCACGGCGGTCTGGCCGGCGAGCACCTGTGCTCCGGTGCGGGCGGTGCCGGTCCGTCCGTCGCCGTGGCGGTCGCCGGTCCAGTAGCGCACCGGCGCGCCGAGCGGCGACAGTTTCCGGTCCTCGAACCACCGGTTCCAGGTGGCGGCCTCGATCGCGGCCAGCGGGAAGGGGCAGCCGTCGCGGTGCTCTACCTTCTTGGTGTCGAGGTAGACCTTGCAGCCGCAGATCGCCCGAGCGACCGGATGCGTAGGTCGGGCATCGTCAGTAGTCACCCTTACGGCTCCCCTCGGCCCGCTGGTGCTGGTCACGGTGGTATCCGCAGGTCACTCGGGACGTGCAGCCGCACCCGAGCGACCATGTGATCCCCTCGGCGGCGAGCCGCTGCGTGTAGCCGACGAGCGCGCGAACGGCGTCGGTATCGATCGCGGCGGCGGTCCCGTTTGGGTTTTCGATCAACGCATAGCTAGTCATCGTTGCGGATCCCCCTGCTCGGTCAGTCGCATGGCCAGCTCGGCGACCATCGCCGCCCACCCGCCCGGCGCCCCGTCCACCCGATCGCGCAGGTCGGCGGCGAACATGGCCACCGCCCGCGCCCGGTACTCGGGCCGGCCGTCGAACGCCTGCGCCCACACATCGGCCCGGCGCATCACCTCTTCCAGCGCGGCCTGCAACGTCCTGGTCGCCGCGGCGAGCATCGCGACGTCGCCCAGGTCGTCGCCCAGGTCGTCGCCGTCGGTGGGCGGCGGCTGGTAGGGGCGGCCGAACTCGGTAGGGCAGACACACCCGGCGGCCCGGGCCGCCGGGGTTTCGTGGCGGCGGGCCCGGCACGTCACGACCAGGGCGGCGCCCGCGCCGTCGCGTTGCGCGGGTACCGGGGCGATGAAGTCGGCGTCCATCAGTCCTCACTTCCTGACATTGGTGCCCGGCGGCCGGCCGGCATCCAGCTTGGCCTGGCCTGCGGGGGTGAGCACGTACGGGTATGAGCCGAGCCGTTCGGCGTCGAAGTCGACGTCGACCAGCCGTTCGCGGCGGCGGAGCCTGGTGGCCTCGGCGAGCACGTCACGGCCGGTGCTCGTGTTGAGGACACCGCGGCCGGGCGTGTACCACACCTCGCGGTCGGCGACGGCTTGCAGCATGGCCAGCCGGGCGGTGTCCGTCATCGGCATCACCTCGGCGCCTCCTCCCCAATCTCGGCGGCGAGCTGGGCGCCGGCGGCCTCGGCGGCCGGCAGCGCCTTGCCTCGCGGTTTGCGGGCGGCCGCCCGCTTGGCTGCCCGCGGCCGCCGCACCGCGGTCGTGCTCGAGCTTTTCTTCTCCACCTCGCCGACCTCCGCCAGCGGCGGCCGCAGGTCGTCGGGCAGCTCGTACAGGGCGCGGAGCTGCTCATATGCGGCCTTGTACGCGTACGAGGTGGACCAGTCGAGGTAGACCTCGACGGGCTGGTCGCTGTCCTGGCCGTACGTGCCCGGCTTGATGCCCTGCAACAGCGACTTTGCGCGTTTCTCGGCCTTCTCCCGGGCGAGCCGGTCGGCGGACAGGGTCAGCACGGTGCGGCCGGCCCAGGCGATCGACGGGTCCTCCGGCTGCTCGCCGAGGATGGTCAGCGATTCGGGGGAGCGGCCCACCTCGGCGGCCCGCACAGTCGACCAGCAGTGATCCATGGCGGGGCACCACTTGCAGCGCCAGTCGCGGGGCCCGTAGCCGTCGCGGGGAGGCACCACCCCCGCCTCGATCATGGTGGCGGCTTCGGTGAGCGCGTCCAACGCGGCCAGCCCGGCCGCGGGGTCGTAGTCCTCGGCGAAGCTCTCTTCGGCGCCGGTGTCCCGGTTGATTTGGATGATCCGGATCCGGCGCACCGGATAGCCGGCCATGTCCAGCGCGTACCCGTAGATGCGCCCCTGCGACCACTGGTCGTCGGTGGGGCCGTCGTCGCCGATGATCTGCCATTTGGCCTGGCCGGCCGACTTCCAGTCAATCACCTCGCCGAGGACCGGGTCGTATTCGTCGACCCGGCCGCCGCGGTCCAGGCCGGGCATCGCAACCACCATCTCGTAGCAGCGCCACGGGTACAGCACCGCGCGGGCGTGTGCGCCGGCCTGGTGGATCAGGTTGCCCAGCGCCGCCCGCCGTTCGTCGATCTGGCGTGGGGTGTAGTCGGCGGGTGGCCGGTCCCGGTACCACAGTGCCCGCCGGCATGCGCCCGCATCGGACGGCGACGGGCCGGTCTTCCCCGACGGGACGTGCTCGGCGTCGAGGCGGGCGACGATGTCGTCCATCACCGGCCGGTCCGCGGCATCCTGCGCGGCCAGCGCGAGCGCCCACACCGCGTCGGCGTGGTAGGTGTGTGCGTCGTCGTGCACGAGCGGCGGCTCACCGCACGCCGCGCACGGCGCAAGCAGCGGGTCGACCGGCCCGGCCTCCACCAGGGCGGCGGCGGCGAGCATGTCGACAGTCAGCCCGGCCGGGAGCTCCAGCGCGGCGGTCACGCCGACACCCCGGACCGGTTGACGGCGTTCAGCGCGGCGATCACGCCTCGCATCTCGCCGTGGCTGGCCTCGGCCAGCGGATGTCCGAGGTGTGCCTCGATGTGGGCGGCGGTCACCAGGATGCCGGCCCGGCCGATCCGGCTGACCTGCAAGTGGACCTCCACTGCGGTCAGCCCGGCCCCGCCGCGTATCGCAGCGACAGCGTCGGCGAGATCCTTACGCTCGGCGGGTGTCATGCCGGAACCCCGGCCGGGGTGGCCTCGTCGACCGCCACGTCGCCGTCGGTGATCTTGTGCCCGACGCCGGAATGCGCCTGCTCGGCGGTCACCGTCCACGGCTCGGCGTGGCCGAACAGCTCGTCGAGGGTGCCGGCCAGCGGGGCGGTGTGGTACCGCTCGGCGAGCTGGTGCCGGCCGGTCTGGCGGAGCCGGTCGACCACGTACGGGCGGAACCGGTGTACGTGCGCGGTCATGGTGGCCACCGCGGCCGTCTCGAAGTCGGCGCCGCCGCGCGACTGCGACCACTTGCGGGTCATCCATGCCCGGTCCCGGCCGATCAGCGCGGCCTGCGCGTCCAGCTCGGCGAGCAGCAGCGCCCGCACCTCCGCCTCGGCCCGCGGCCGGCCGGCCGCCTCGTCCTGGTCGACGCGCTCGGCGTCCGATGTGGTGTCGGCGAGCACCTCGGCGCCGACCTCGGCGCCGTCGACCGTCGTCCCGCCGGTGCGGGCGGCGTACGCCTCCCGGCGCCGCTGGGCGACCTCGTCGCCGGCCATCTGCGCGACCTGGCCGGCGGCGGCCTCAAACTCGGCGGGCTCATAGAAGCCGTTGAACCGGCGCGGGAACAGCCGGCGGAACCCGGCGGCCTCCGAACATTTGGCCAGCATCACGGTCGGCTTGCCGCCCTGCGACGGCGGCCGCCACATCGGCGTCGGGACCTTACCCAGGCCGGTCGGCACCTTCCGGTTGACCTTTTCGTCCCACCGCTTGTCTTCCTCCAGCGGGCAGTACTCGTCGTAGAGGGCGACCACGGTCGCGGGGAGGTGCCCGCGGCGGTGCACGGTGACCTTGGCCGCGTACGGCGGCTGGTCGCGGTGCGGCCACACCTCCAGCCACTTGCCGTCCGGGCCGCAGTACTGCGCCTGGTCGCTGCCCTCGTACTCGCCGGTCTCCTCAGCTTTGCGCCGGAACCCGGCGATCCCGATGTGCCGTATGTACTTGTTGCCCGGGTAGAGCATGAGGTAAGCCTCGCCGGACCACGGGTCGAGACCCCGCTCATGGCACTCCACCAGGAAAGCGATCACGTACGCCGGATCCCAGGTGGCCTTGACACCCAACGGCGCCAGGATGACGAGCTGGGCTTCGTCGATCGTCTTCTGCCCGGGGACGAACCGGAGGAACCCGTCGGCCAGCGGGGTGGGGATTTCGATGACGCCGTCCGCCGGGTCGAACCGGGGACGCGGCATCAGGGCCTGGCCGACGGTCGGCGCGGCAGCGGTGGTGGGTGACTCCGGGGTGTTGGTACGCTCAGCGCTCACGCGGTTCTCTCCTGCTTCACTATGGCGGTGCGGGGGACGTTCTCGCGTCTCGGTGCCGGGATCTCTTCCAGCTCCCGGCATAAACGGTCGGCTCGCTCTCGACGCATCAACGGCTCGTCCAGCCAAGTCGGGAAGTCGGGCCGACCGTGTTTCTACCGGTCTCCTGTGACAGTGCCGGCCTTGCGGCCGGCGTCGAGGATGCGGGCGGCCAGGTCGCGGCGGGTCCGGCCGGTCTCGGCGGACAGCTCGGCCCGGGCCCGTTCCGACGCGCCGCGGTCGGAGTAGCCGGCCTGCTTCTTCTCCGCGTACAGCTCCAGGTAGCGGGCGCGCAGCGCGGCGTTGTCGACCTGTATCCGGCGGGTCCGTACCCCGCGGCCCGGCCGGCCTGCCTCGGCGTCCAGCGCGGCCTGTATCCGGCGGCCCACCTGCAGCCCGTTGAGCCCGAACCGGTCACGCAGCACCGCCCGGGCGTCCAGGTCGGACATGCGCCGCGGCTCGCCGGTCATCTCCCGGTAGGCGGCCAGCACCTCTTCGGCCTCCTCCTTGGTTGGCGCCGGGGGTGCATTGCGGGGGCTGCGGTCGGCTGCTCCGGCCTTGCGTCCGGTCGAGGCGTACGGCCGTACCCGGCCGTCGTCGTGCATGACCTCGATCTCGATCAGGCGGCGGCGGGCGGTCGAGGCGTACCACCATGGGGAGCTGCCGACGAACCCGTCCGGGACGACGAACACCTTGTCGTCGATGGCCAGCCGGCGACGAACCGCCTCGCTGGGCCGGCGGCCCGCCTTCCTGGCCTTCTCGGCGTCCGCTACGGCGTAGGCGAGCATCACCCACTTGCGGATCCGGGGCACGGACCGGCCGGCTTCGGCGGACAGCCGCTGGTAGTCCCACTGGTCGCGGTCGCGGCCGGTGATCGCCTCGTGGAACGCCTCCGGGTCGAGGCCGGTCACGTCTTCCGGGTCGCCGGACGGGCCGTTCGGCCAGATCAGCTTGGGTGGCTGGGTGACCGGCGGCGGCGGCCGCCGGCGGCCGGCGGCGGTCTTGCGTTGGGCGGGGATGCTCTGCGGCGGGGCGGTCGCGGTGGCGGCCATCGTCGGGTCACCTCGGATAGGTCGTCGGGTTGAGCGGGCGGGACGCCGCACCCTGCCACTCTATCCGCCGCGACACGCCTACCGCAACGCCGTGCGGCGGCTATTCGACCGTCGCGTCACGGGTGGTCGTCGGGGTCGATGCTACGACGCCGGCCCGTCGTACTCACCGGCCTTAACCGCGTCGATGAACGTCTGCCAGCCCTGCGGGCCGACCGCCACCTGGGCGTCAGGCTTGACCGAGTTACGCACCAGCACCGTCCCATCGGCCAGCCTGCGGGTCTCGACGCACATGCTCGACTCGCAGCGGCTCGACTTCTTCCATCCGCTCGCTTTCTTCATCTGCTCCCCCTCAAATATTGATCTTTGTTCCGGGTGTCCGCGCACCGCAGCCCGGGGTGGTAAAGATTTACCACCCCGGGCTGCGTCTCCCCGGGAATACCTGGTCACCCGCCTGCGGTCACGGGTACTTGCGGCGGGTCTCCAACCACCGGGCCAGCAACCCGTTCCGTTCCGCGCTGGTCACAGGATGCAGCCGGGTGCTGCCCGCGTAAATAGCCAGCACCACCCCGCCGTCGTCGAGGCGGGTGTCCAGTGTCGCCCAGGCCAGGAACGCCTTGACCAGGTTTCCGGCCCGGGCCAGCTCGGCGAGCTGCTCCCCGACCACGACGTTGACCACACGGACCAGGTCGCCGGCGCAATCCAGGCAGCCGGCGCAGTCGATCGGCGCCAGCGTCGGCGAGGCGTTCACCGGCGGCAACAGGTCCCTGCCACGGTTGCCGCCAGCCGGGCAGCGGGTACGCCACCGGCCGGCGCCGAGCCGTTCGATCAGGTGGACCTGCTCGGCGTCGGCTCCCCGGTCGATCCGCCCGGCGGCCAGCCGCGGCACCGGTGTCACCGGCCCGTCGCCGGTCATGCCGTCATGCCTTGCGGCCGCGCATACTGGACGATCATGTTGTAGGCGCCGCGGCTGCGCAGCCACGGAGACCGGCCGGCGAGCTGCTCTGCGCCGCCCATCTGGTCGGCGGCCATACCGAGCGCCCACGACACCACGTCGCCGCCGTCGTCGCGGGCATCGGCCATGGCCGTAAACAGGGCGGTCAGCTCGCCGCACCGGTCGAGGTTGGCCGGGATGATCGGCCAGCCGGCGGACGCCCAATCCCGCACAACGGCGGCCTCCCACGAGCCGGGCCGGCCCATGGTCAGCCCGACCGGGCCCAGCCCGCGCTGGTCGCCGGCCCGGTTGAGCGCGGCGACGAGCAGCTCGCCGACGTCATCACCGGCCCGGCGGCAGTCGACCAGCAGAGACGCGATCTGGTGGGCGCGTTCGGTGCGGCGGCGGGTCTGCTCGACCTCGTCGCTGGACCGTTGCAGCGCCTGCCCGAGGTCACGTACGGCGGCCGCGGACAGCGGCGCCCAGCCCAGCTTGTCGCCGCCCGCAGCCATCACGACCAGCTCGGCGACCGGGTCGCCCTGCCCGTCGGTGTCGGGGTGCGGGGCGGACAGCCACGCCGTCAGCATGTTGGCCAGCCACTGCGGGCTGCCGTATTCGACCAGGTCGCTCATGACAGCCCCCCGACGCCGGGCTCGACGTAGAACGTCTGACCGGGGCGGCGCCACCGCAGGTGTCGGCCCAGCTCGGCGACCGCGGCCGGCCGGTCCGGGTACAGGTCGGGGTAGGTGAACCGGCCGTCGCCGCGCGCCTGGTACTGCTCCAGCTTGTGCCGGCAGGCGGTCGCCCACTGCGGGTCGGTGGCGGTGTCGATGTCCGCGTCGCAGGAGGCGAGCAGCGCGGCCAGGTCGTCGACGTGCTCGACGAGGCGGTGCGGGGTCGGGTCGGTGCGGTCCAGCTCGCCGAGCGCCCGGGACCGGATGATGTGGACGCGGGCCATGTCGACGCCGCGGCGGGCCCGCACAGCGGCTTTCTGGGCGGCCATCATCAACTCTTCGGCGGGGCGCGGGTCCTGGCGGAGCAGCCGCACAATGGCGCCGATCTGCTGGTTGGGGGAGGCCAGCAGCACGCCGAGCTGGTCGACCAGGTCGTCGTCGCCGGGGGCGCCGCCGGGCTGCCACCAGCCGGCGTTGTTGCGCTCCCAGTAGGCGCCGGTGCGGGTGTTGACGACGGTCACCGGCCGCCGTCCGTGCCGCTCCAGCCAGGCGGCTTCGCCGCGGTAGTGCGGGCCAGGCCGCGACTCGGCGGCGGTGCGGGCGTTGGCGTTGGCCAGGGTGAGGCTGGCCAGCACGCCGGGTGCGGTTTCGGCTAGGGCCACGGCCACGTCGGCCCGCAGCCGGGGCGGCAGCGGCCGGGTAGCCGGCCCCTGGTTGGCTCTCTTGTCGACCATCGTTGGTCTCTCCTCTGTGCGTCTCGGTGTTCTGGTGGATCCGGCCCGGGATGTCCCGTCCCAGGCCGGGGCTAGTGGTTGTGGAAGCGCCGCGACACAGCGCGACACAGCGCCTTCCACCCCCACCGAATCGTCAGTGCTCCGACCAGGATCAACGCCAGGATCAACCAGCTCTTCGCCTGGTCGGACACTTTCACGGGCCGGGTGGCGGCGGCCGCGCACCATCCGGTCAAGAACAGGATCGCCGCGAGGGCGAGGATCAGCAGCACGGCAAGACTGCCGGCAGGTCGGCGACGCATCAGGGGCTCTCTCCGTCTCGGTACGGGAAAACCTGGCGGCCGGTGTCCACCCGGCCGCCAGGCGTGGGCGGTCAGCGGGCGGCCGCGGTGTAGGGCTCCCGGTCGATCAACGCCCGGATGGCTTCGTGCTGGTCGGCGGTCAGCTCGACCCGGTTGCCGATCAGGGATGCAGCCCATACCGGGTCGAGACCTGGGCGGGCGTGCCACTGCTGGTCGGTGATCAGGCCGGCTGCGTAGTCGGCGGTCCGCTCGGCGGCGGCCTGCAACTGCCCGTGGCTGAGCCACTGCGCGCGGCCGGTCAGCGCGCCGCCGCGCGGCATCGCGACGTACAGCGACCACTTGTGGCCGTCCCCGGCCGGCGTACCCTGCCCACGCTGGCAGCCGATCGGCTGCCACGCCTCGCCGAGTAGCTGCTTACGTCCAACGGTCAGCCCGGTGGTGGCGGCGACGATCGCGTCGGCGGCGTCGTGCGGCCCGCCGCGGCCGTCGATGTGCCCGACCGGCAGGATCAGCCGTCCAGGCTGGTGGATCAGCAGGGTGAAGCCGCCGGGGGCGATGACCAGCACACCGACCGCCGTGTTGTCACACGCCGGGGCGGCACCCGGCCGGGCGTCGTCGGGCCACGGGCCCAACAATGTCGTCGTCAACAGGGACCTCCTTTTCAGGGCCGGCGCCTGAGCGGGCGCCGTCGGGGGAGTCACTCTTCCCCGCCGAGGAATGCGACGAGGTCGTCCCAGCGGCCGGCGGCCGCCCGGAGCAGGGAACGTTCCCTGGCCTCCTGCGATTCGACGGCCTCGTACCGGTCGTCGTCGCGCAACATCGCCACGTTGTCACGGACGAGCTGCGCCAGGACGTCGGGCGGTAGGGCGTCGAGTTCCCACGACTCGTGGCCGAATCGTTCGATGTATCCGGCGGCCCGCGAGTCGGTCGTCTTGGTCGGGTTGGGTGGCGGGTCGTACTGCTGGACCTGGTCGAAGTTGAGAGCGATCCGACGTATCTCGATCGGGTCCACGTCGCCGACCCGGTCGCGCATGTGCCCCATGATTTCGCTGATCTTGACGCTGTCGCCGCCGAAATCGACAACGTTGGCGTTCAACCAGTCCTGGGTGAGGAAGTTCTCCAGCCGGGCACGGATGTCGCGGGTCATGTCGATGCCGGACGGGTCGTGGTCGCCCAGGTGCAGGATGGTGACGGCCTGGCCGTTTTCGAGATACCCCAGCAGCCGCCGGGCGGCCGCCCACTGTTCGGACTGCGACACGTAGCCGCGGCACGAGAACCAGTCTACGTCGTGCTCGTCGGCGACCCGCTGGACGACACCGGCGAGGGCCTCTTTCTCCACCCACACCTCGACGCGGCGCGGCTGGTCGGCCCACTTATCGAGCCGGTACGAGTACGCCGCGGAGTCGATCACCGCGCCCGGGGTCCGCCAGTGCGCGGTGCCCTGCAAGCTGCGGGTCCGGTCGACGATGTAATCCCAATCGAGCATCCCGGCCAGCCGTGCCCGGTTGACGATGTCGCCGAGGCGCTTATAGCTGCGCTGATTGTTCGGTATCCAGCCGCGGGCGACGAACTGGTAGTAGAGCTGCCGCAGGGTCAGGTCATAGCCGTCCGCGGCGTACTGCGCGCAGACGGCCTCAGCCCGCCGGATATCAATCTTGACCTCTGGGCCGGGCGCCCAATCCTCATATCTGATCTTCATGTTGGTCACTCCCCCTGGCAGCCGCAGCGGCCGCAGCAGTCGTCGAGCCCGTCGGGGCAGGGCAGGTCGGGGTTGGCCACGCCGGGACCGTAGCCGCCCCAGCTCGCCGGGCGGCGCGGTCCGCCGACGTCCTGACCCGTGCGGGTGGGGAACATCGGTGCGGGCGTGGCGGGCTCGCCGGCGCAGCAGCCGACGTGCTGGCACAGCACGCCGGCGCCGGTCTCGGTCTCGGGGAGCGCGGGAGCGGCCGGCAGAGCCGGCGCGGCGGTGATCGTCATCGTGGTTTCTCCTCTTGCGTCTCGGCGGCGGGCGGCGCGTCCAACACCGCCTGCCACCGGCTACTTTACCCGCGCAACAACACCCGCGCCACATCCTGTAGCGGTTTTTTTGCCGGTCGTGTAACGTCGCTGGTGCGAGACGCCGACGGGCCCGGACAGCCCGCCGGAGGAACACCGAGACGGGAGCCCGACGTGACCACCAAACCCCTCCGCGACGGCCTGTACGCCACGCTGCTCGCCGCCCTGGACCGCCCCCAGCACCGCATCGACCGCGGCCCCGACCACACCGACGGCGCCGTCGCCGGCCACGGCACGCTGCTCATGCTCGAACGCCGCGGCTGGGCCCGCCTCCAACGCGACCGCGTCGCCGGCCCCGCCGGCCGCCCGGCCCGCGAGGTCACCGGCGGCTGGCTGCTCCCCTACGGGCTGGCCGTCCTACGCGACGAGGTACTCCGCCGCGGCGACACCATGCCCGCCGCGCTGACCCGGCCGGCCGCCCGAACGGCCACCCCCGCCCCGTCGATCACCGGCCACGTCGACCCGTTCGCGCTGATCGCCGCCAGCAGCCCCCGCGACCTGCCGATTCCCTTCTAGGCTGCGACGTGACCACCTACGCATGGTCGCCGTGGGACGGCGGCAACCTGCCCCCCTGGATCGCCATCCAGGGGGAGCCGTGGTTCGACGAATGCGCAGCCGCCGACGCAGAGCAGGACGCCGCAGCGGCCAGCCCGTACGCGGCCGCGATCGCGGAACGGTTCGGGCTGCTCTCCGAATGGCGCGCCGAACTCTTCGCCCAGCCCAGCCCGCCCCCGCCGCCGCGGCGGCCGACCCTGGCCGACAACGACATCACCCGGGTCCGCCGCCGCCGCCGCCTCAACGATTCCATGGGCACCATCCCCGGCACAGCGGTGGGCCGCCACGCCCTGCCGTCCGACATCCCGGCCCGCACCCGCGGCCGCCGGACCGCCTGACCGCTCAGGAAGGACCCCTGATGCCCATCGAGAAACCCGCCGAGCTGATCCCCGATGACCGGGTCGCCCTCTTCGACTACCTGCGCGGCGGGAAGCACCAGCCCGACCAGGTCGCCGAGAAGCTCGGCGCGCAGCTCGGCAACCGGGCCCGCGCGTACGACCTGGTGACCGAGGCGCTGACGATGATCGAGGACGAGCGGCAGATCATCCGGCACCGTGTCGCGTTGACCGCCGCCCTGTCCGCAGCCGTCGCCGCCGTCGACCGGGCCACCGCCGAGCTGGGCAAGCTGAGCGATCCCGTCCTGTACGACGTCGAGTACGCCGAGGGGGGCAAGCGGGTCAACGATCTGGAGTGGCTCCTCAACGACGCCGGCCGGTCCCTGCGCACCGCGTGCATCATCAACCCGTGCCCCACCGAGCCCGGAGACGATCAGCGATGACCAACAACGACCTGGGCGCCTTCACGCGAAGCGCAGGCTTCACCGCCTACCCGCCCATACCCAGCCAGTACGACGGCGCCGTGTCCGCGTACGAGTCGTCGGCAGCGTCTGGCCCGCACATCTGGGTGAAGTCCACCGCCACCACGGGAAGAGCCCACCTGAGCGCCGACAACGCGTGGCTGCTCGCCCGGCACCTCGCCGCGCTGGTGGTCCACCACTACCAGGGCGACGCCCGCCCCGACATCTCCGTCGCCGCCACCCACGACACCGTGTGCGAGATGCTCGGAATCAGCGACGCCGACGCCGACGCGCTGCTCGCCGCGTTGGCCATCCGCGGCCTGGTCCTCATCAACGTCGGCCAGCCCGCCGGTGACGGCGCCCAGGACGGAGCCCCGCGATGACCGGCCACGACCCGATGACCGGCCACGACCCGATGGTGCTGCTCGACCCGCGCAGGCACCCGGACAACCACCTCAGCCAGTTCGACGCGTTGCGGCTGATGTACGCCCGCACCGGCGGCGACGACGGCGAACTCGCCCGCGCCGTCCGGGCGGTGCTGCCCATCCACAGAATCCTGCCCGGCAGCGGCCAGCCGGATCCGGGCTGCGACTTCTGCCACGGTGCCTGCCAGGCCGACGTCGACGACCTCGGCCCGCAGCACTGCCACTGCGCATGCGACTGCTGTGCCTGCGGCGACGCCCTCTGCGAAGGGCCATGCGAGACGATCGACGCGTTCGTCGAGGCGACGGTGCTGCGGGGTGTGCCGGCCGGTGCGGTCGACGTCGCCCGCACGCTGCTCGGCCTGCATGTCGAGGCGGTCCAGCGGATCGCCACCGTCACCGTCAAGCGGCACCTGGGCGCCGGGTCGTACACGCCGCTGGTCGGGCAGGACCCGACCGCCCCGGAAATGATCCTGATCCGCGACCTGGCCGGCTATCAGGTCGCCGACGCGGTCGAGGCCGCGTTGCACCGCCACGGATACCTCGGCGTGATCATCCACCGCCCGAGCGTGGTCACCGGCGACCCCTGCGCGCGGATACAGGTGCGTCCGCCCGACGATGTCGCCGCCCTGTCCGGCTGAAACACGAGACAGCGGGGTGTCCCGCGCGGTGACCGTCGCCCCTACCCGGAAACGACGGTCACCGCGCGGGACACCCCGCTGTCTTCTCTCCTGCCGGACCTGACCTTACCGGCGGCTCCCGCTCGGTAACCGGCCCGAAACACCGATCTGGCCTGCCGCCGGGTATCGTGCCCCCATCGAACCGAGGCATCGACGCACGACACTATCTAGGCGCGCTGCTGTGGCGCGCACCCTGCCTGCGCCCTGGACCGTTACGCATCCCGGCGCGAGGGACGACCCGGCCGCGAGCCGGGTCGCCCCCGCCCCCCGTTGCAGCCGACCATCTGGCCGGACTGCGAACAGCGAGTCGGTGGGGGAGTCCCGGGCCGTGCTTGCCGCGCGCTGTGAACCCCTGGTCCCCCGCCGGCTTCGCTGCCACCCCCGTGGAGTGGAGCCCATCGAGTCGACCCGCCAGGCGGGCCGCGGCGCGCAAAGCGCGCAGAATGTGACCGATTTCGGGCATCGCCGGAATGCTCGTACGGTGCGAAAAATCTAGCCGGACGAAGTTGCCCGATGGTACAACCGCGCGGATCACCCGTACGGGCCATCCGTGCCCAGCTTTCTGTCCGGTCACTGAATTGTCAGACCTGCTCGGCCGCCCCCAGGCTGGGCTAAGATCCCGTCCCCGGCGTTGCTGCATCGTCCGTCGTCTCGGGCGTGTCGCCCTGGCCGCCGTCGCCGGCCCATGCGGCCAGCTTGACCCGGATCAGCCGCACAACCTCGTCGGCGGCCGCACCTTCGGACCGGTCGAGCAGGTCCAGCAGCTCAGCCCACCGGGCGGCCTCCTCCAGCCGGGTGGTGGCGTCGCGTTCGGCCTCGACGGCGGCCAGCTCCTCCACCCGGGCCATCACGCCGTCCTGGTCGATGCCGTCGATCGCGGCGAGGACCGCTTTCTGGCCGAGCTTCACCTCGGCCAGCCCCTTCGCCGTGTTGAGCGCGCCCTCGAACACGTAGTCGCCCTCCATGCGCAGCGACTGGTCGCCCCATCCTTTGGGCGGATGCCGGTCGGGGTCCTTCAACCTCGCCCGCGGCCCGCCGGCCTGATAGGGGCGGATGGTCTCCAGCGCGGCGATGCATTCGGCGCGCACAGCGGCGCGGGCTTCGGGGCTCAGCATGTCGTCGTCCTCCGTCTCGGTGCCGCCCAGCGCGGCGTTGACCGCCTGGAAGAGCCGGTCCCAGGGGAAGTTGGGGCCGGGGTCGGTGTGGTCGGTGCCGCCCCACGCCCGGCGCATGTCGTCGTGGCTGTAAAAGGCTTTGACCTTGGGGTTGCTTCGCATTTCCGCGACCGACGCGCGGCGGACCTGGAAACCGCGGAAGTCCGGATCAGTCTTGATCACGTAGGCGAGCACGGAGCCGAGCTTCGCCCAGGCCACGTTTTCCAGCCACCAGCCGCGGGTCTTGGCGTTCCCTCCGGTGATCTCCACCGCGATCGCGTTGCCGTTGCCCTCCGCCGAGCCGGCATGCCCGACCCGGTCCTCGGTGTCGATCGACTGCGTGACCGAGTCGCGATCGGCGTAGAAGTGCGACGAGACGCCGTCGGTGCGCCGGCTGGCATACGACGCCTCGCCGGTGTCGGACGCGTTGTTGCTGGTGTTGTGGATCGCTATGCCGTACTTGCGGCCGTCGTGGTCGGGGTAGTCGTTGCGGCCCTGCACGTACACGATCCCGGGCACCTTCATCGGCGCGGCCTCCCTCCTGGATGACGCCGCCAGCGTGCTGCTGGACGGCCGGAACGGGCCGGCAGGCGCGGTAGCCTGCCGGCATGGCGAGAGAACTGTCGTGGCCGGACCCAACGCCGCATCCCGGCGATGACCTCGACCCGGTCGTCGCCGCCCTCAAGGACGGCTACGAGCGGCACGAGCTGGACGAGATGCTGGTGATCGCCCGGGCCGCCGCGTACGCCACAGTCAGCGGCCGCCGCCCGGGCGGCCCGTGGTCGCAACTGGTCGCCCAGCTCGCCGCCGCCGCCGTGCCGGACCCGTCTGAGCCGCCGCGGACGCGGATGCTGATGTCCGGAGGGTGGGAATCCGGATCCGACCTGCCCCCGCACCCGTGGCCGTCGCAGACGGTGGCCTAGGCCACCGGGCAGCCGGGCGTGGGCACGGTGGTCGCCCCGCCTCCGCCGCCACCGGGCGGCGCCTCGGCCGGTTTCAGCGCGATCGCGAACGTGACGACGTTGCCGACCGACCGGGAACTGGTGATGGTGCGGGTCACGCCGGTGGCCGCGTCCAGCGGCGCCCCTGAGTCGTACACGGCGATGGAAATGTCCGCCGACCCGCTGTTGCTGGACGCCTCGTAGCGTTCCTGCGGAGCGGTGCCGGAGCTGCTGAATGTGGTCGTGCCCGCACCGCCCGGGCTGTGCCGGGTGACCACCCCGTACACCAGCCAGCCGCCGTCCGGGACGTCCACGGCCGGGGTTACGTGCGAGGTTGCCGACGCCCCGTCTGCGATCCCCGAGTCGTAGATCGGATCGACGGGGTCGACGTTGCGGTACGCCCCCACCCACGCCGCGTTTTTGACCGCCGAGGACACCCCGAACGCATACGACGACGGCTCGCCGCCGGCCTCACGATGCAGGATGCGGGCGGTCAGGTTGGTGCCGTCGGGCTCGTCCGCGTTGAGCTGGGTGAAGGTGGCCGGGCTGGTGGCGGTGACGATGGTCGACAACCAGGCGAAGAACGACACCAGCCGGTCGCCGTCCTCGATGCCGGCCGGGGCATCCACCGGCAGCGCGGTGGCCGCCGAGGTGTTCATGTTCTGGCCATCGTTGACAAACTCGATCTCGGCGGGCTCACCTCCGCCTCCGCCGCTCCCGGCGGGCGGGAACGTGCCGGGGGTGGTGAAGTTGGCCACCTGGAATTGAAGCTCGGCGATTTCGGCGGTGCGGTTCAAATCGAGCAGGTCGTTGCCGGAGTCGTGCCACCAGGCGGCCAGCTCGCACGCCTCGTCTTCCATGCACTCAGCCCAGGACCGCATCCAGGCGACCGCGCCTGCGCCGGTGGTGTCGGCTGCGGTGCGGCGGCTTCCCCATTCGCCGATCAGCCACGGCAGCTCGAGGATGTTCGACGACTGGACGGGCAGTTTCAGCGTAATGCCGTACGAATGGTCCGGGGAAAGCGGCGGCGGATAGTCTGACGGAACAATTCCCGCCCTGTTATAAACATCCCAGCCGTTAAAATCGCATTTGGACATCATGGTGGCCGACCACCAGTCAGGCCAATTTGCGCCGTTGCCATTCTGGTATTGCCACGCCGATGTGAGAATGGGGCCGACCTTGATGTGTGCCCGGTTGGTGTGTCCGTCGATCGAGTTGAGGACCGCGTCGAACGTCGTCTTGAAAGCGGTCGCGGTCATGTCCTGCTCGGGCTCGTGGTGCCAGCACAGGTAGACCTTTCCCTGCCGGGCGACCGGCAGGTCGTCGAGCCAGTCGGCCAGGTCGAAAGGCCACGTCTTCCACGAAATGATGAGCCTGGTGTCGTTGGGGTGGACGTTCCACGACGGCGACGACCAGGCCGGCAGGTCGTTGCCGGTGCTGATGAAAATGCGGACACAGCTCGGGTCGGGATAGGCCGCGTACATCGACGGCCAATCCGAGACCCCTGCTACTCCGCCCTGCGCGTAACCCATGGCGACCATGGCGCACCCTCCCCGGGTCGGTCGGTCAGTACGCCAAGCCCTGAATGTGGATCTTCGTTCCGGCCAGCGTCGACCCGACCTGATCCACGTCCACGGTCAGGTAGGACAAGGCCGGCCACGCCGTGGTCGCCAAAGACGCGGCCAGACCGGACGACCGGCCGCCGGCGGCGATGGTGGGCCGGTTGGGCGATGAGTAGACGGCGACGCCGTCCAGTTTCGGGTTGATGATCAGGCTTGATCCGGTCGGGACCTGCCCGCCCGCCGAGGCGAGGAACCCGCGCAACTGCAACGTGGTCCCGGTCAGGTTGTACCAGCGGTACTCGCCGGTCACGACGGTGGCGGTGTCGATCGACCAGGACGGCGTGATGCCCAGGTTCGGTGCCCGCACCCGCCCGGCACTGTCCACATAGGAGATCGACACGCCGGCCGAGGTCGCCCAAGTGGTCAGGTTCGCCGACTGGGAGCCGGAGAACTGCCGCACCTCCAACGGCACCTTGCCGATCGCCGACGGTTGCAAGATCAGCTCACCGGACGGGCCGACCCGGAACGTCTCCACCCACACCGGCGCGCCACTGCTGCCGCTGTTCCAATAGATCGAGATCGTGTTGACCGCACCCGACCGGTCCCCGGACGGGATGCGGACCTGCAACGCCCGGGTGTCGACGTTGCCTTCCGGGATGGTGATCGTGCTGCCGCCGTCGACCGACACGAACTGCCCCGGGTCGAGGCCCTCCACAGTGGCCGGCACGTACACCGACCCGTCGAACATCGGGACCTGCCCGGCGGTGGGCGTCGTGGGGGAGAAGTCGACCAGGTCGCGGGTGTCGGTGCCGTGCGGGTTGGCGCCGCCCTGGTGCGCGGTCAAGGTCAGGTTGATGGTGTCGACCAGCGGGCCCAGCAGCGAGCCGACCTCCGAGGACACCATCAACACCCGCGGGCCGCCGTCCGCCGACGCCCACGCCACCCACCGGTCGTCGTCGCCGTAGAACGCCGGGATCGACCCGGCCGCCCGGCCGTCCGACCCGTCACTGGTGATCACATGGTCGATGGCCGAGCCGGTGGTGTCCTCCAGGTCGGTGATCTGCGTGCCGCCGGTACGGGCGTTCCACATCGTGATCGTCGCCGCCGGCGCGACCTGGACCAGGTCGTCGGTCCTGTCGACTCCGTCGACCTCTGTGAACGCCCAATCGGCCAGGCTGTCGCCGAACAGGTGACGGGCCATGGCGTCCTCCCCCCTCTACACATGCGAAAGGCCCGGACGCGTAGCGCCGGACCTCTTGGAAAAACTCGGGTCAGCTCGTGACCACCGGATAGCTGATCGGCGGAAAGTACAGCCATTTGCCGGACTGGATCGTCACGGCGTATTCGCTGATGCCGATGCCTCCGTTGGTGGCGACCGCGCCGATCACGTTGTCGTATCCGGCCTGGTTGATGACCGCCCCCATCCGCATGGCGTGGGCCGGCCAGAACCCCGACGGCAGCAGGGCGATAGCGGAGGCGGCGCCCGCAGGCAGGCTCGCCCCGGTGCGCCTGAACCCGGCGGTGACGTACACGATCCCGTTCTTTTTGCGGTACTGGGCGACGGAGAACCCGTCGACACCCCAACCTGCCTGCAACGGGATGGCCAGCCAGCCCGTGTCGGACTGGATCTCCTGGTAGTCGGTGCCGGTGGACAGCAGGATCCGCTCTTCGCTGGTGACGTAACACATGGTGCCGGCCGGCGGCATATGCGACGTCCCGGCGGTCGGCAGCCGGGAAGACACGTCCACAACGATCGGGTTGCCGCCCACGTACCAGCCTTCGGGCACCACATCCTCGTCGGCGAACGTCGTCGCCCCGTTGACCACGGTCACCCGGTACAAGGGGAACTCCCACACGCCGGTACCCGGGCCGGCGTTGTTGGTCAGCGCAGGCGGCTGACCCGACCCCGGCGTGCCGGTGACGATTTCCTCGGTGACCGTCTCCGCGGACCGGTCCACCCGCAGGACACCCCGGTCGATGCGGGTCGCGCCGGCGTTGGCCGAGTGCGCCATCGCGATGTTGCTGCCGCCGGAGTACCACACAAAACCGCGGTTGATCACCCGCCGCTCGGCGCGCAGCCAGACGGTGCGGGTGCCGCTGCCGTCGGCGAACGCGACCTGGCTGGTG